CGCCGCCCGCTACGCCGACCTGCAGCACTGTCACGTGCTCATCACGACCTACGCTATGCTGGCCAAGGACGAAGCCCACATTCTCCCGCCCCTGAAGGACTTCGCGGTCGTGTACGACGAGGTCCATCACGTGGACAACCGGAAGCAGCAGACGCTCTTCCCGGCCTGCCAGCGCGTGGCGTCCAAGGCCAAGGTCGCATGGGGCCTCAGCGCCACCCCGATGGACAACGGCAAGCTGGACGAGCTGTACAGCCTGTTCGAGCTGCTGCGCCCCGGCACGCTGGGCGACTACCCGAGCTTCCGCAAGACCTACTTCGTCCTCAAGCTCGTGAAGCCGATGTGGAAGGACAAGAAGACCGGCGCGCGGGCCCGCCCCTTCTACGAGGTGCTGGGCACCCAGAACCTGCCGCATCTGGCGGCCCGCATCGACAAGTTCTACCTGCGCCGCCCGGCCGAGCGCATCCGGCCGGGCTTGCCGCCGGTCACGTTCACCACGGACTCTATCGAGCTGGGCCCCCGCCAGCGCCATGTCTACGACGAGATCGTGGACGGCCACTGGCCGGATGCCAAGACCAAGATCGACCAGCTCGCGGCCATGGTCCGGGCCCAGCAGGCGGCGGATGCCCCGGAGATCCTCGGCTTCGATGTGGGCAACGCGAAGCTCGACCGGCTGGTCGAGCGCCTGCAGACCGACCTGCTGGGGACCAAAGTACTGGTCTACTCGAAGTTCCTCGAAGTCGTCCGGGTCATCGAGCGGCGGCTGCTGAAGGAGAAGATCCTCTACGCGCGCATCACCGGCGAGGATTCCGTCAGGGCCCGGGACACGGCCCGCGAGCGCTTCACACTGGAGCGGCCCACCCCACCCTCCCCCACCGTTCGCCACCGCGTGGTGACGCCGGAGGCGTCAGGTGACGCCGGGTTCATCGCCGACGCGGCGCGCACCAGTTCGCAAGCGGTGAACGTGCTCTGCATCACCGACGCGGGCGGCGAGTCGCTCGACCTGCAGGCGGCGCAGACGGTCATTCTGTTCGACCTGCCATGGGAGCACGGCAAGTTCGAGCAGATCGTCGGCCGCGCCCGCCGCATCGGCTCTCAGCACGCCAACATTCTGGTTCTCCTGCTGGCCGCCGAGGGCACGCTCGATGAGCAGATCGTCCACGTGCTGCGGGCCAAAGAGCGGATCATCCGGCAGGCGGTCCCGCAGGGCAAGGAGACGGTCGGGCTGGCGGAGCAGCTCCAGCGCGCCGACGAGGACGTGCTGCTGGAGGCGCTGTTTTGACCGTCGAGGAGTGGCGGGCTGAAGGGACGCGCCGTTTCGGGCCGGACATGGAGCACTGGCGGTTCGTGTGTCCGTGCTGCCACTACGTCCAGTCCGTTGCGGAGTGCCGCGCGGCGGGCATGGCCAACGCCATCGGGTTCTCGTGTATCGGGCGCTGGACGGGGGCGAAGCGCGAGGCGCTCGGCGGGACCGGGCTGGGCCCGTGCAACTACGCGGGCGGCGGGCTCTTCCGGCTCAACCCGACCCGCGTCCTCGACGCGGACGGGCACGAATACGAGATGTTCGACTTTGCGTCGGGTGGGTAAGCTCGCTGGTACGCGAGCTTAACATGGCTGTCAAGGGGGGCACAATGGCGAGCTGTATGGATTGCCGGATGCCGTATCACCAGCACGGCTTAGACATCACCCTGTCGGACGCGCAGTGGCGGTTGATCCACGTCTCCAGCGGCGGGCTGCTCTGCGGCCGCTGTCTCGCCCGGCGTGCGGCGCTGCTGCCGGGCGCGGTGGCCATCCGGGCGGTGATTGAGTTCGCGCCGTCGAAGGTGGAGCCGTGCTGACCGTCCAAGACATGGACAACCTGCGGCACATGATCGGGGTGTCTACGCAGTGCCCGCGCGGCTACCGCAACCACTTCGTGGCGGGCGGCGACGACGTAGCCAGCATGGAGCGGCTGCGGGAGGCCGGGCTCGTGGTGAAGAACGAGCGCATTCACCCCCAGCTCACCGGCGGCGACCCGTGCTACCACGCCACGGAGCTGGGCGCGCGGTTCCTCGGGTTGGCCCGACTGCCGCGCTAGACTGCATAGTTCTATGCAACGGAGCGAAAAAATCCGGGGTTTGCATCCAGAAACCCCGTATACACCGCATAACTATACAAAAGGAGTGTGACATGGAGCTGGAACGCCTGAAAGACGCCCGCAGCGAGCCCATCTGTAAGGTCTGCGGGCAGACGGAGCCGCAGCATCAGACCGTCGCCGGGACCGCGCTGCACCCGTTCGAGGCGGAGGAACCGGTCGCCCGCAGGGACGGGCCGAAGGAGCCGGAGAAGCCGGAAGAGCCCCCGCCCGCAGGGGATGTTGACAAGGCGGGCGGTATCAACTAGCGTCAGGGAGTCGCGACCTGCGGGGCCGCCCTCTGCACGGGTACACCTAGCGTCCATGCCGTCTGAGGCGATGAGCCTACAGTCCCGACTCATCAATAAAAACAGAAACAGCTAAGCCCAGAGCAGAAACAGATAAGAGCAGAGCAGACAAGGCGAAGTGAAGTGCAGCGAAGCGAAACGTAACGAAGCCGAATAGAAACAGAAAATGAAACAAACAGGGGGTGTGTCTCACCCCCTGTTCTTTTGATCCCTCAAGATCCCTATAGGGTACGTACAGACCCTATAGGATCTGTACAGTACCGGACCCACCGCTGAGCTGGCCCACCCCCGCCCCTGTAGGGAATTTCAGCCTACAGGGGCCCTGCCCGAAAGACTTCCGGCAACAGCCGAGCTACCACCGGCTCAGCCAGCGACCGAGACCCGGCTGGTTCCGCCCTTGGGCTCGCCGCCGCCCTTGGGTTCGCCGCGTCCGGGGATGGAGTCGCGCTCGCGCTTGGCGGGCTCGCGCCCGGCCTTGAGGTTCTCCACCGTCTCGGCCTGCTTGGCCGCGATGGGCGCAAGAATCGGCTCCGGGGGTCCGCTTTTCGGATGGCCGTTCTCGTCGAGCCCGGCCTCCGTCCGGCGCAGCGCCTGCGCCGCCTCTTCCGCCTTCGCGGTCACTTCCGCCTGCTGGGCGAGCTGCTCTTCGGCCAGCTTGTTGATGGCGCTGGGGTCGCCTTCCTCCTCCGGCAGGACCGGGATGTTCTGCACGTTGGCAACCGGCTCGCCGGTGACGCGGGCGTACATCTCGGTGGCCTTCCGCAGGCTCTCGTGGTCGCTCTTCTTCAACCCCTTGAAGCCCTCGCCCTCGGGCTTCCGGCGCTCGCCGGTCGTTTCGTTCCGCTTCTCGTCAGCCATGTGCGTGCCTCCATGGGGCTCGGCTGCACGAATCGTGCGCGCCCCTGTATAACCAGCCAGCACAAACAAATCGGAGGCGAACCGATGGACACCCCGGTGATCGGCGTGAAACGGAACCCGAACGGCACCTGTGCGGAATGCACCCATGGCACGAAGCGGCGCGACGACGGCACCCTTGTGCAGTGCGGCTGCAGGCTGGAGGGACTGAGTGAGCGCGTGCCGCCCATTCTGCGCCACGGCGAAGTGATGCTGGCGGAGGGCTGGCGAGACATGGAGGTCTGGCCACTGACCAGTCGGACCCAGATCGGTGGCGACTATGACCAGTGGCGGCATCAGGTCTGGCGATCCTTGATGCACTACGTCGGACAGCAGCCGTCGTGGTTCGCCGGGGTGGCGGCCATGGAGGCCGGGCGCATCGCGGAGATTCACTTCACCCGTGACACCGGTGAGTACCGCAGCTACCGCGACCTGATCCATCCGAAGCTGCTGATCCTGATCTGCGGCCGCTACGACCTGTCGAACGCGTACTCGGTGGACCTGACACGGGTCGTGCTCGGCCTGCGTGCGGACCACGGCGTGCCGTCATGGGTGTACACCACGCACAAGTCCCATCTGGGCCGGACCATGGAGGAAGTCATCCGGGACGCGCCGCGCATCGATCTGGTCACGGGGGCCGCGCCGCCGACCCGCCACTCGCGCCGGGAAGGTGAGGCCGCACCGGTCAAGCCGCGCCGGTCGCGGCCGTGGAACGACGACTGATGGCCGACCCGCATCTGCTCGACCCGATCCTGCTCCGGGGCGTCATCGACTGTAGCGGCGACCCGCAGCCCGCGCTGCTGCAGAACCTGATGGCGCTGCGCGCCGAGGTGCGTCCGGAAGGGCTCGACCTGCACCTGCTCACGTTTCTGGGCGGGCTCGCCGACCAGACCGGCGTGGTCCCGTCGCTGGCGCTGCTGAGTCAGCACTACACCCACCTGCAGATGCAGGGCGACCCGCATGGGTTCAGCGGGCTGACCCGCATCATGGAGGCGGTGAGCGAGCCGCTGCTCCAGCCGGTGGATTATCAGTACGCGCTCACCACCTACCGCGAGCGCGTCTTAGGCGACGGGCTCGGCATGGTGCTGCAGGCGGCGGCGACGATTCTCACCACGGGGCATCATATCCAGCCGCCGAAAGGGCCGCCGATCACCCTCAAGGGGCCGCAGCAGGCCATCCAGTTCGTCACCGACAGCGTCGAGACCCTGTCGGCCCGGTTTCAGGGCGGAGCCGTCGAGGGGAACCTCCGGGACGAGATCGGCCGGGTGTGGGAGCGCTACCAGCAGCGGCTGACGCAGCCGCCCAAGCTGGTGCGGACCGGCTTCGAGCAGATCGACACCGTGCACGGCGGCATCCGCCCGGGCGACCTCGCGCTGGTGCTGGGCTTCACCGGCCAGTACAAGAGCCTCGTGGTGCTCAACATCGGCTACCGCGCGCTCCTCGCCGGGAAGTCGGTCGCGTTTGTGCCGCTCGAAGGCAGCGCCATCGGCATCATGGATAGTCTCGCCGTGCTGCACTGCCAGCACCCGAAGTTCGGCGACCACCTGCTCCGCATCAGCTACGACCGGCTGCAGCAGGGCACGCTGACCCCGGCCGAACTGGACCTGCTCCAGACCGCGCTCGCGGATCTGCGCGCCTGCGGGGACTACGGGACGCTCCTGTATAAGGAACCAGACCGGGCCGACATCACCATGGGCGAGATTCGCCGCTGGGCGGAAGGCAAGGCGCGGACGGTGCCGCTCGACCTGCTGGCCATCGACTACCTCGGGCTGGTGAACCCGTCGAGCGGCGGGCTCTCCATGCGCGAGTCGGCGTTTGCCAATCAGGCGATTCGGGAGGCCAAACAGACCGCGATGAGCTTCAACCGGGGCCACGGCATCGGCATCATCAGCCCGTTCCAGTCCAACCGCGACGGCTTCAAGGAGGCCGAGAAGGTGGGCGGCCGCTACTCGCTGCGCGCCTTGGCATGGGCCCCGGAAGCGGAGCGCTCGTCGGATCTGGTCTACTCGGTCTACCGCGACGAGAGCATGGCGCGCGACGACGCCGCCGTGCTCGGCAACCTCAAGGCCCGCGACCGCGCGCTCATCCTCGACACGTGGCGGGTCACCGCCGAACCCGCCACCCGCTACATCGGCGATCTCAAACAACGCACGTTCTGACACCCACTCACAAGGAGCCCCACCCATGGCCTCACGGAAAGACAAACGCTTTCGCGGCGAACTGGTCCCCCTGCGCGACCCCGACACGTCCACCCCCGGCCCCATCCGCGCCGACATCAAGGCGATGGTCCAGCAGGCGCGGGCCTCGTTCAAGGAAGACATCATCAAGGTCTTGACCGAGACCGGCACGCACGCCGAGGAGCTGGAGCGGGCCATTGGCGATCTGTCGCAGGCCGAGGCGCTCAGCGCGGTCAAGCAGTTCTTCGTGACCGAGCTGGACCGGCAGCTCGCCAAGTACAGCTAGCCATGGTGCCCCCGCATCCGCTGGTCAGCAATCAGCTCCCGCTGCGCGTGCGCGCCATCCATGCGGGCGTAGACATCTTCAGCGTCTTCGAGCGCATGGGCGTCCGGGTCGAGCGGCCCGAGACCCAGCAGATGAAGTGCCCGTTCCACCGGGACCATAGCCCGAGCGCGCGGGTGTATGCCGAGCAGAACGTCCTGTACTGCTTCACCTGCCAGAAGCGCTGGGACGTGATCCAGTGCGTCTGCGATCACTTCCACTTGAGCTTCACGGATGCGGTGAGCTGGCTGGAGCAGGAGTTCGGGCTGGGCGGGGTCAGCCCGAGCCTCACCGGCTCCATCCGGATGACCCTGAGTGCCGCCCCCACGCCGCCGGTCGCGGCCCTCACCCAGACCATGGAGCAGCGCCTCAAGGCGCAGCGGCAGGCCCTCGGGTTCGAGCGCTACAGCCGGGCCCTGCTGGCGCTGGACCTGTTCGCGCATGACGCCCCGACCCTCAAGCGGCCGGAGCTGCAACGTCGGCTGGACGCGCTCAGCCGGGTGCGCTGATGCCTGCGACCCAGTCGGCCACCGTCGAGACCCTGACGGCGGAGGTGCGGGTGCTGATGGTCGGCTCGCGGCAGATCACCCTGTCGGTCGCCCGGCAGCTCGACTGGGTCGAGCTGGAGGACATGGAGCCGTTCGGCCGCGTCCGGCTGGACGCCGACCCGACCGTCATTGGCCGGGACCGGGAGACCGGCGCGCTGGTCCTCGCCACCTACCGGCTCCCCCACGAGCCGGTGTTTCTGGACTCGGACGATCTCGAACAGTCGATCACGGTGTGCGCGACCCACCGGCTGGCGAACGACCGGGCCCCGCTGGCGATCACGTTCGAGGGCACGCGCGTGCAGGTCTCCGCGCTGATGGTGACGCTCTGCGGGGTGGCGGGGCACTTCTGGCACCAGACCCCCAGCGGTGTCCCCGCGTGTCTGCCGCCGATCCTGCTGCATGGGCAGGAGCGGTCTGTCCGTCGGGCCGTGGCGGCGGAGGCCGAGCGCATCCGCCTGCGGCGGTCCATGGACGACCTGCCGCTCATCGTGCTGGCGGGGCTGCGCTGATGCTGACGCTCGACGTGCTCGGCCCCCAGCCGGTTGTGCGCCCCGCCCCGGGGGAGGGCTGCGACTTCCGGCTGTGCGGGAGCATCCAGCAGCTCCACGAGTTCCTCCGGCCCGCCATCGAGGACCGGATCGCGTTCGGGGCGGACTGGGAGGCGTCCAGCCTGAATACCCATCTGGCGCGTCCAGCGGGCCTGAGCGTGGCGTTCGACCATCGGGCCCTGTATGTGCCCGTCGGGCATCTGGTCCATCCACAGGCCAACCTGCCGGTCCGGGAGGTGCTCGCCGCCTTCGACCGGACCGACGCGGACAGTCTCTGGTTCAACGTCGCCTACGACCATGAGCTGAGCTTCCTCGCCCTCGGCTGGGAGCCCCGGCGCTGGCAGGAGGTCTGGTCGGGCGTCTTCCTCGTGGACTCCAACGTCCTCGAACTGGGCTTGAAGCCGAGCGCGCTGCGGTTTCTGGGCGAGACCATGCAGGAGCTGAGCGCGCTCGACGAGGACTGGGTCCGCCTCTCCAAGCGGGAGCAAGCCGTCACGCCCTACCGGTTGCCCCACCAGCTCCCCCCGGAGGTGGTGATGCCGTATGGCTGTGACGACGCCGAGAAGACCCGACGCCTCTGGTTTCACCCGGCGGTGCAAGCGGCGGTGCACGAGCAGCCCACCATCCATGACTTGGAGCAGCGCGTGAGCCCGGTGCTGCGACAGGGCAACCGGCACGGGGTCTACCTCTCCGCCGCCCGTCTCATCCAGCTCCGCGAGGAGACGCTCGCCCAGCGCCAAACCCTGCAGGGGCAGATTTGGGCCCACCTCGGGGAAGAGGTGACGCTCTCCCGCAAGGCGTATCTGGGGCAGAAGCTCTTAGACCTCGGCCTCCCCATCCTCGAACGCACGGAGACCGGGCTGCCGACCGTGAATGTGAAGGTGCTCCAGAGCTACCAGCACGTGCATCCGGTCGTCCCGCTCCTCACGCAGTACGCCCAGCTCACGGCGCAGCTTGAGAACTACATCCTCAAGCTCCTGCGCGCCCACGAGTATTTCAGCACCCAGCCATGGGCCGAAGGCCGCGTCCGGTTTCCGTTCAAGCATCTGGGCGTGCCGACCGGCCGGATGAAGTGCGGCTCCGGCGACAAAGGCCGCGCCGCGTACCTGAAGGGCTATGCGGATGTCAACGCGCAGAGCATCCCGGATGTCGAGAAGGCCAGCGGCTACCTCCCGAATATCCGCAGCGCGTTCACCGCCCCGCCGGACTTCGTGGTGGTCGCGCTGGATTACTCCCAAATTGAACTCAGAATCACCGCCAATCTGTCGGGGGAGCCCACATGGATCCGCGCCTACCAGCAGGGGCAGGATCTGCATCTGGTGAACGCCCAAGCCATCGCCCGCATCAACGAGCCCGGCGTGACGGTCCTCCCCGACGACAAAAAGCGGCGCGGCGGCGCGAAAGCCACGAGCTTCGCACTGGTGTACGGGGGCGACGAGCACACCATCGCCAGAAACGCCCACCTCCCGCTCCCCGAGGCCAAGCAGCTCTTGGAGGGCTTCTTCCAGAGCCTCCCCACCCTCCAGCGGTGGATCCAGCAGACGCAACAGCACGCCCGCGCGACCAAACAGGTGCGGACCCACTTCGGCAGAATCCGACGCCTGCACACGTTCTTCGAGCCCGAGCCCCCGAGGCCCCCGCGCGGCACGCCCAAGTCCGACCCGGCCTACCAGAAGTGGCTGCGCTGGTTCCAGCTCGACGCCCGAGGGGCCCGCGAAGCCATCAACGACCCGGTGCAGGGCGGGGCCGCCGATATTTTCAAGCAGGCGTGCACCCGTATCGCCAGCACCCTGAGCCATCTCCCGCCGGGCATTTGCAGCCCACAGGTGCTGTGGGAACACGACGAGGTCGTGCTCTACGTCCACCATGCCCATGTGACCGAGGTCGTCCCGCTCCTCGTGCAGGCCATGGAGTTCCCCGTGCGCGGCTGGCCAGTGCCCCTGCAGGCCGACCCGGAAGTGGGCTCCCGCAGGTTATATCTGGAAGGGAAGCGCGCGAGCCTTGCCCAGCAGGGACAGGACACGGCCCTGTATGACCGCCTGCTGGCCGAGCCCATGGATGATTTTGGCAGCGGGAGTAGCTGGGGCGAACTGGTCCCCTACGCCCGGTGGTGCGCCCGGTACGCCCCAAGCCCCTGAAGCGGATATGGGCAGGCCGCCCCCCGGATGCTGCGCCCGTACCGAGGGGGGTCCGCCCTCAAAAACCGCAAAAACAGGCGCAATTCTGCGCTATTTTGGTTTTTGTTCACTTACGAATAGTGTGTCCGAATCTGACTAGTTGCGTACGGCGGTGCGGTACAGGGGTCGTTCGAGCGGGTAGGGTGTTGAGCCCACCCGAGGTCTTGTGATACACTCGCACAACGTGTTGTGTATCAAGCACTTAGCGCAGGGGCGAAGAAGAAGCGCAATAAAGGGATAATATGCAGAAATATCGCCGGTGCTTAGAAGCGGTAACTACTTGATACATAAGGGGTTGTGCGGTTCAGGATGTGCTAAAACAGGCCCAAAAGAGCCTGAGTCTGATAATGAGCATTATGTTAACCTGTAACGCCACTTAAGTGCTTACCAGTCAACGACTTACAGGCGAGTCCGGTGTGGCAGGACAACACCTGCCAGAAGAGCTAGTAGCAGACACATCGAAGCTGAGGTAGAGACGCTCATGCCTATCAACTTTCGCCAGCGCGCCGAGTCGTTGAAAGACCAGCTCGCACAGGTCAAGATCGACATTCAGCGCGCGTCCCCGGACGAGCAGCGCAGGCTGACCGCACTGGCCGCTTCGCTGCAGCGCTCGCTGCGCTGGTACACGGCGCGGGCCGGGTCGCGCTCGGACGTGCACGCCCTGCGGGTGAGTGTCGCCGACGAGATCCACACGACCACGGGCTCGTAAGTTCTAGTCCGCACAGGACTTCTGTGCAGGCCCGCCCGGGCAGGAACATCACCCCTGCCCGGGCGGGCGTGTGTACAGGGGGCGTTCGGGGCGGAATAATGCGTATGTGCGCGCCTGTACTGTTCGAGGGGGGCCTGAGAAGAAAGTAAACCTCGCCGGGGGGTGTCCTGTGGCAGGCCCCGGCCCTGCCGGGGCGAGGTTTTCTACAGGGGGGCTTCTGTGCGCGGTTTTCTACGGGGGGCTTTTCTGGTAGAACCCCTGTATACGCAATAACTTAGGGGTATATATAGCGGGGGGTGTTTCTTGTGAAGTACCTGTGCGTGTGGGCAGGTACGAGTGCAGTGCGTACGTGTGCGTATGTCGGGGTACGAGCGGCGTGTGCCTCGTGTGGAGCGCATACACCCAGCGTGCGGTACGTCAGTTCGAGGGTGTGTACTGCACAGTACGCAGGTGTGCGTAAGTGCAATAACAACAGGCACTTAGCACGTGTCCCACAGGCGATTAGCTATCGAAACGTCGAGGTAAAACCCCGGCCCCCAGCGCTGCTAAACGTGGCAAGAATAATGCCAGCCCAGCCGCATCCGCACCCCTCCCGAATTTTCTGGATTGCGCTGTGGTGCTATCTCGTGACGGCAGAAGCTATCTCGTGACGGCGACAGACATCAGAAGCTGTCTCTTGACAGCATCTGATGTCTCGTGCTATCTCTAGCAGTCATGAAGGTGTTTACGCTCCGGCTCTCGGACGAGGACTGGGCGTGGCTGGAGCAGGTGAAGGCACGGGACGGGGTGGCGGTGACCGAGCAGCTTCGGCGGGCGGTGGCCCTCTGGCTGGCGGACCGGATGGCAGCGGGGCCCTTGACCAACCCGGTGGTAGACGGGTTCCTGCAGGCCGAGCCACCCCCGGACCCGGTGCGGACGGCCCGGGTCAAGGCGCGCTTCGCGGCGAAGCAGGCCCCGAGCGCGCCGCACACGGTGGGGACCGACCCGCCGACCCCGGCGAACGACCCGGTGGGGCGGTTCCAGACGCGGACGCCACTCGACACTGAGGCGGACGAGCCCGTGGAGGTGCAGGACGCGGTGGAGGCACGGGAGTCGCCGGGGACGCGGTGGTGGCGGGAGCGACAGAAGGCGGGAGGCCCTGATGGCGACGAGTGAGGGAGAGCTGCGGATGACGCTGGCAGGCGCAGGGGAGCCGGACCCCGATGGCCGGGAGTCGGCGGTCGAGCGGGCGCGGGCGGGCTGGCAGAAGGTGCAGCGCTTCGAGCGCGGGGCGACCGGGCCGGGGCAGATCAAGCGGCTGGGCGAGGCCGTGTTCGACGCCCTGCAGGTGGTGACGGTGCAGTTGGCGCGGGTGAGTGCGTTGCAGCAGGAGCAGTTCCGGGTGCTCACGTGGATTCGCCAGACCTGCGATGCCGCCGCCGGGGTGCAGCGAGAACGCCGGGACAAGCGGATGCCCGGAGCCAAGGGCGCGGTCCGGGTGCTCGTCGAGCGCTACCGGGCGCAGGGGGCGCGGCTGGCGGCGGTCTCGGCGGAGCTGGAGGCCCTGCGGGTCGCGCATGACCGGCTGGCCATCGCGCTGGCCGAGAAGGAGGGCTGGCAGGCGGGGTTGCCACCGATAGCCCCGGCGGCGCGCGAGTGATTTCCGTCGGGGTATGCTCGCTGACACGAGCATAACAGGGCTGTCAAGGGGGGATGTGTGTTGCCGGAGGTGCCAGCCATCGCGTGTCCGTGGTGCGGGGTCATGCAGGACTTCGTGACGCCCCTGTCGGGAGAAGAGGGGCCCCGGCCGGGGTCGGTCACCATCTGTCTGAGCTGCACCGGGGCGAATCTGTTCACCGAGGGGCTCGGCCTGCGGCGGCTGGAGCCTGCGGACCTCGCCGACTGGCCCGAGGCGGAGCTGGCGCGGCTCCGGCAGCTCAAGCAGTGGGTGCTGGTGCGCGCCGTGGCGCGCAACTAATGCTCGGGCCGCACCGGCATGGCTGTGCGGACTGTCAGGACGAGTGGGACTGTCTGGAGCGCGCGGCGCGCGCCACGCGCTGCCCGGTGGACGTGGCCGCGAAGGTCAACCGGCAGGGGCCCTTCTGCCACTGGTGCCGGGTGGTGCGCGAGTTGCTGGCGCTGGCGCACCTCAAGGGCTGGGTGGTGGAGGTGCGGGTACAGAAGGAGGACGGATCGTGGCGGACCCCGCCGTCGGGCACGTCGTCGTCGAGATCACCGGGCTGATGGACCGCTACGAGCGGATCCTGAGCGACCCCGAGGCGCTCATCGCCGAGGTCCGTCGGCTGGGGCAGCGCCCCCATGTCATGACGGACCCGGAGCTGTCGTTGATGCTCGGGCTGCTGGTCGGCCGGGTGCGCGAGCTGCAGGCACTGGTGGACGAGGTGTTCACGCCCCGTGACCCCCGACATTGATAAGCCCACCTGTGGTAGAATAAGGCCATGCATGAGCCTCTTCTTGCCTATTACGAGCGGCTGCTGGCCTACCGGCGGCTGATGTACGCGCTGGCCACGCATCCGACGCTCAAGGCCGACTGGGCCCGGGAGATCCGGGCGGTCGAGCGGCTGCGGGACCGGGCGACGACACCCACGACGCGCCCGCTGGCGGCTTGACACTAAGCCCGCTCTGTGGCATCATGTCTGTGGAGGACAGATGACCGCACTGGTGACCGACCTCAGAACCCGCGTCAAGGACGTGCAACGGCTCAGCGGGCACGCGCAAGAGGCGCTCTCGCCCAAGGCCCCGGGCGGCGGCACCAAGGTGATCAACCTTGCGGACGTGATGACCTACTTGCTGACCATCAGCGACGTGGTCGCCGAGGCCCGACTCGCTATCGAGGACGCCGCCAAGGCGGCCGGGGCGCGCGAGCGGACGGCGCGGCGCGGATGAAGCGGGCGGGCCGGATCCACCTGCGCGCCGACGACCCGGCGCTCGTCGCGCTCCGGGAGGCCGCCGTCGTCTGGGCGCGGGCCTCACGGGACGAGCCCGTCGATAGCCGGGACAGTGTCTTCCAGATCATCGACCGGCGGCTCCAGCGGGCGGCGCTCCGGTTTGCTAGAGCCTCCAGCCCGCCGAGGACCAAGACATGAACGACGAACTGGAAGCCCTGCGGCGCGAGAAGCTGGTCGAAGTGAACACCGGCCCCGTCCCTGACGGCCCGACGTGGACGACCGAGCAGCTCACCGAGGCGTTCGCGGTCGAGGGCTTTCTAGCCCCCTACGTGGTGGTCCGTCGCCGGAGCGACGGCAAGCGCGGGACACTCCTCTTCAAACATTCACCTCGGGTGTATTTTGACTTCCAGCCGGAGGCATGATGCCGTGCGACCGTTGTAAGCTCCCCTACCCGGAGGGCCTGCTGAACCCGGTGAGTTTCGGCAATCACACGGGGGCCGGGCGAACGCTGCCGGTGTGCGGCATCTGCGCGTTGGACCTCTCCAACGAGATCCTCAAGACGCGACGTAAAGCGTTCGGCGGCTCGATGGCCGAAGAGTACCGGCAGCGGGCGATCCGCTGGCGCGAGCGGCACCCGGACGCCCAGCCGGTGAAAGCGTGAGCCCGCGCGTCTGCCCGGCTTGCAAGGGCCGGGCGACCAAGATCGTCAGCCTGAGCGACGGCACCTACACCTGTCAGCAGTGCGGGCACCGGTATGACCCGCTGCAGGAGGCCCCCATGGGACTGGTTCTGACCTTCTACGCGCTGGTCGATGCGCGCGGCCACCTGTTCGACTGCGGGGCGGGCCCGGGCCGCGCCACGCTCTTCACCAGTCCCGAAGACATCGAGCCGACGCGGCGGATGATCGCGCGGCTGGACCCGAAGGTCCGGATCATCCCGGTCCGGGTGACCGAGGAGCAGTCATGACGCCTGACGAACGCGACCGGCTCGGGATTGTGGCGCAGTCGATGTGGGGCGGGTTCTTCCGCTGCCCCACGACGGGCCGGGTTATCGAGGCGCTCCATGGGGACGACAAGGTGCTCTGCCCCTGCGGGGTCAGTAACCCGAGGGTGCCGACCGAGCAGACCCATCTGACCGGGGTGCATATCGTCCGGTTCCTCACCGAGGCCACGGTAGACGAGTATCTCGACCAGCGGGAGGCTGACGAACGATGACGACACCCGTCGTCGTGCTGCGCTGTCCGGCCTGCGCCGCCGTCCTCGCCATGACCGAGCCGACCTACCGCGACTGGATCGCCGAGGTCGCCCAGCTCCGCTGCGGCCTTTGTCCGGACGAGCCGGGCCTCCAACCCACCCAACCAGCTTGACATCTGGGCCCACCAGCGGTATTATGTAGCTGGAGGTACGAGATGGCCCGCACGGTTCGCAAGCCCATCCGCAAGTTCTGGCGCAAGGAAGCCACCGGCTTTCGCCGCGCCAGCGTCCGCCGCCACCGCAAGGCCGCGAACGCCGCGACCCGCGCCGGGCGCGAGCTGCCCTCCTTCAAAGGCACTGGAGGCCGACTCACATGGTAAGTCCCGCGACCCCGACCCCCCTGACCCCCGAGCTGATGGAAGCGTTCATGAGCATCCTGAACGCGCTCAGCCCGGAGAACCTGATGATGGACGGCGAGCGCCCGATGGCAGCGGCCAAGCGAGTCGCCAAAGCGCTCCGGGCCCGCTGGAAGGCGCTCGAAAAGACCCTCGGCCGCCCGGTGACCGAGGACGAAGTCTGGGCGATGTTTCTGACGACGCCCCGCACCCCGATTGGGATGCGGAGCACCTTTCGATGAGGAGGAGCTGATGGCCTGCATGTGCGGAGATACCCACTGCGGAAGCTGCGGTCCGGCGCAAGGCAACAGCACGTGCCCGATGTGCGGGGCGTGGAGGGACGACGGCTGCGAGCACTACGACGACGAGACCGGCGAGGTCAAGCCGGAGTTTACAGCGGCTGCAGCCGCAGCCTACGAGGCTGACCGGCTGGCGGCCGAGGCCGAGGCCGCGCACGGGGCCGAAGCCGAGCGGCTGGCCGAGGAGTACTGGAAGTCGCTGGATGACGACGGGAAGCCGCGCGTATGAGCCGCTACGCCCTGCCCATCGGTGACTACAGCCCGGTCCGGTCGCCTGACTGGCGCGTCGAACCGTGGTCCGCCACGTGCTGGTCTGTCGAGCACTGGAACGGCGTGACGTGGGAGACCATCGAGAATTTCACGACGCCTCGCGAGGCGTGGGACTTTCTGTACGAGTGCGTTCGCGGCGGGAGGACGACATGAGCGACTGCACCTGCCCCTCGAAGCCGTCGTGGGGCCTCTGGCCCTACATGTACCCGCCCGACGCGCCGCACCCGGTGCAGTACTTCGCGCAGGTCGTGTCGGGCTGCGGCGTGACCATCCGGTGGAGCTGCCGCCACCGGCACCCGGACCGTGACACGGCGCTCGACTGCGCCAGAAAGCATCTCGATGGCTAAGCCTGACCGCAAGACCCGCAATCGCATCAAGCGCGCGGTGCTCGACGCCGCCGACAACCGCCCGTCCCTGTCGGAGTTTCTGGTCCGCCTGACCGGCGTGCACCCGGACCTCGACGCGGCGCTAGAGGGCATCTACACGGGACGGGAAGGCCGGGTGGCCGAGCCCGTGGCCGACTGGAACTGCAGCCTCGTCTTCGGCTGGGCGAGCACGGAAACCCGTAAGTTTGTCATCGAATACGCTTATCTGGCCTGAATAGGCCCACCTGTGGTATTATGATGGTGGAGGTAGTGAAGGATGAGTGACCCACGGTGGTTCTGGCTCGCGGTCTTCACCGACGGCGGCACCGCGACGTTCTACGCGGACAGTAAAGCACTGGCGTTCGACCACGCAGGGACGCTGGCGCGCGACTTCGCGCGGCGCGGCGTCCGGACGGTGACGCGGCTCAAGCATTCCAAAGACGTGACGCCCGGCGAGAACGCGGCCGCAGGCATCCTGCACGAGGAGACCAGATGAGCACACTCGACTGGAACGTCGGCGACGTGAACGGCACCTGCCTGCGCGGGTTTCTCGACCTGATGGATAACGACTTCGACCGGACGGTCGAACGGCTCAAGGCGCTCGGCGCGGAGGACGACGGCCCCGGCGACAAGACCACGGTGGAGTTTCGCGGCCGCTTCAACGGCGCGGTCTTCACACTCTACGACTACTACGGGAGCCGCAGCGGCCTGCACATCGGCGGGTTCGCGCCCTACGACGGTCCCCTGCCGGTTGATGTCGAGGGCCTCAAGGCGCACCTTGCCGAGTGGTTCAAGCTGCCCGGCGTGACGGCACGGCCGGGAGCCCCGTCATGACCCGCTGGGTGGTCTATCATTCGGCCGACTGGGTCGGGCTGGTCGAAACCGGCTGGGTCACGGTCAGCGTCACCCCGTGCCTGACGTGGGGCGGACGCCCCTCGGAGACCGACGGGATCCCGGGCCCCTTCGCCCTGATGGCCACCGGCCGGGGCTGGACGAGCTGATGTTCACCGACGCACTGCTGCCAGACCGTCGCGTCATGACCTTCACCGAGTACGTGCTGCCCGACGGGAGGACCGTGCGGGTCGATGCGACCGCCGCCAAGGGGCTCTCGGTCATCGACTTCACACTGGTCGGCGGCCGGATCGTCAACGCGATCCGCGCCGATCTGGTCTTCGTCTGCCCCCGCTGCAAGTCCCTCTCGCACAACCGCAACGACATCCGCGAGCGCTATTGCGGATCCTGTCACTGCTTCACCGCCGACCCAGCTTGACATTTAAGCCCACCGGTGGTAATATGCTGGTGGAGGTAACGGATGGCGAAAGCGACAGGACCGAGCAAGGCCGTGCTGGCCGACCTGATGCGCGCGGCGCACGCAGCGGGGATGGCGGCGGGAGCGGCGGCGGTGCCGCCGGTGATGATTGTCCGGCGACACGAGAACCCGTTGGACGACAGCTCGCCGGTAGCGAACGAATGGATTGTGCCCGACGGACCTTGCGGATTTGCTTGGGTCACGATTCGCCCGGCGAACAGCCGAGCGGCGCGGGTGATGGCCGAGGAGCTGGGCGCGCGGACCAACAGCTACGAGGGCGGGATGATGCTCTGGGTGAGCGCATTCAACCAAAGCATGGCGCGGAAGGAAGCCTACGCGGCGGCCTTCGCGGAGGTGCTGCGGGCGGAAGGCATCCGGGCCTACGCCGGGTCACGGATGGACTGACCGGGGAGCGGGTGGAGCACACGGGGCCCGGCCTGAACGGGCCCCCCAAACGAAGGGAGAGCAGATGGAACGCGGTGACCGAGTGCGTGTGACGAAGGGCAAGAACCGGGGCGTGACCGGCGAGGTCTTCTGGGTCGGCGAGACGAAGTGGGGCCCGCGCATCGGGATCGACACGGGCGGCGGCAACAAAATCTGGGCGAGGCCGACTGATGTCGCGCTGACCTCGACCGACGTGCTTCCAGCCCCGGCCGTCCCGCCCGTCGGCGGGCTGATGGCGCTGGCGGCGGCGCTCGACGGCACGGCGGCGGCTCCGGCCTTCACCCTGACGCTGCCCGACGGGATTCCGGCGGCGGCGGTCCCGGCGATGGTCGCGACGGTGTCGGACAGCGCAGTGGCGGCCCTGACGGCACGAGTCACAGGGCTGGAACTGCTGGTGGCGAGCTTGATGGCCAAGGTGGCGGCGCTGGAGAGCGCCGCCCCGGGCGAGGAGTACATGGCGACGGCGCGCGGCCCTGTCAGCGACCGCAGCATGGGCACCGCTGCCGACTACGGGTCTCGCGGGGACGTGGTGGCGCTCAGCGTGGACCCCGGCACGCACTGCCACGACGGTCACGACGGACTCTTTGAGGAGGCTTCCTAACATGCGCGGACTGAGTGTGAGTGTGTATCGGGACACGGGACTACCGGACTGCACCAACGGCGGGGTGACCTCGTCGATGTCGCGGTTCATCCTCTTCGGCGAGGGGATCGACGGGAACTGGTCGCCGGACGAGTCGGCGGTCCCCAAGATCCTGCTCCTGAAGCGTGACAAGGTCCACCTCGGGGGCTATCTCTACGCGGTCCCCGGCGTCGTAGACCCTGACTCGGGGAACGTCGTCCCCGCGCCTCTGCCGGAGGGCCACGTCGGCTGGATGATGGGCGGCAACTACGTCGGCACCTGCGATAGCCGGTTCTCGACCGGGGTGACCAGCCTCGGAGCCATCCCGGTCCACGACCGCTCGGAGAGCTACGAGCTGTATCGCACGTTGTCGTCGGACTAGCTGTATAACCCTGAAGGAGGAACCCCCGTGCGTTGTGACCAGTGCTCGAAGTTCGTGAGTTTCGATACCGACCGTGAGCCCGAGGATCTCAGCCTCGATGTGACCGACGACGGGTCGGTGAGCGGCTCGGTCCGCATCGTCAACGCCTGCGCGGACTGCGGGCAGGACTTGACCGAGGCCAACCTCGAAGTCGAGATGGATCTGAGCGGCGAGGTCGAAGAGCACCGCGAGGATATGAAGAAGGCGCACGACGAGGAGCAGGCCGCCAAGCCCGAGGACGAGCGCGAGCCGTACGACGAGGCTACGCACGACATGCTGTCGATCAGCAGCTCCGAGGCCGTCCGCTCCGACCGCCGTCAGACCCACGCGCGCAACGGCAAGCTGATTAGTAACCCGCGCTACCAGCGCCAGTACTACGGCGCGGAAGTCACGGTGGGCATCGAGTGCAAGTGCGGCGAGACCTTCGAGCGCACCGAAGTCTTCGAGGAACAGGCCAGCGCGATGGAGTCGCTGGTGTGAGTGGGCCCAACCTCCAGAAGCGGTACTCCTACGTTGTGTCGCTCCTGCTGCGCGCCCAGTACCTGATGGGCAATGACTGGCCCGAGTCCGCGCAGTTGCTCGAACGGCTCCTTGACAAGCTGGCGGAGGAGTCCTCGCCAGCGAAAGCCCTGCCGGGATGACAACCGGCTAGTCGGGAGACCCCACTCCGACGATGTGAAGCGGGTTTGTTTCCGCAGACAAAGGCCGACCCGGAGGGTTGAGTTTCCGGAGTAACAAACCGGCGCGAGAAGGGCGCGACAGGCCGGGCGGGGGAGGTGTCACCAGCACCGGTGATCCCGTCCGGCCACCTTCGCTTTTTGCGGGGCCTGAAGAGAAACACGGTATCCAGCCCGTCAATCGCCTGCTGAGGCAGGAGTTCCGGGTGCAAATCCCGGCAGGCTCCACCATCCATACCTTGACATCTGGGCCCACCAGCGGTATCATATAGCTGGAGGACAGATGACAGCAACCCCAGCAGCGTTCACCCGGGCGGGCCGCAACGGCCGCAGCCACGTCACCTACACGCCGACCACCGTGCTCGGCGACACGCACACCCACCTGAAGATCGATATTTACTACTCCAAGGGCGGCACCAACGTCTGGCACGGTACGACCGAGCCGCGCGGCTACTGGTTGAGCCTCGGGGCGGTCGAGGTCCGCGAGAACAGCATCATCGAGACCCTGTCGCTCAGGAGCGACGGCTTCGGGAAGCGCATCTTCCTGAAGGGCGCGGCCAGCTTCAGCGCGAAGCGCTTCGCGGAGGTCGTGATGATGGTGCGAACCGCCGAGGCCGAGCTGGTCCGGCTGGCGCTGGTCCGCGACTACTCCAACGTGTCGAAGGTGGCCAAGGAAGCCCTCGGCATCGCAGCTTGACAATTAAGCCCACCTGTGGCACCATAGTGGTGGAGGTAGACAGGATGGCGAAGTTCTCGACGGTCCCGGTGCTCTTCCCGACGCCGTTCGCGGTGCTGGCCAAGGTGCTCGCGGCCAAGGCCAGCGGGGCCCCGAAGACAGAACTGGCGGCGCTCGACGCCGCGTTCAAGGTGGCGGTCCTCCTGACCGCCAAGTCCCCGGCCCTGAAGGAGGCCGCGTAATGCCTAAAGCCTACGGCAATCTCATCAACCGTGTCATCGAAGACAGCGCCAGCCCGGCCCCGGCCGTCGGGATGGGTGCCACGATTCTCTGGTGGTCGGACCGGACGCCCGCGACGGTGACCAAGGTCAGCCCGAGCGGCAAGACCGTCACCCTCACCGAGGACCGGATCACTGGCTGGGAGAACCACTACGGCACCAGCTTCGCGCCGAACCCGAACGGCCGGGTCTTCGTCGCGCGCAAGAACCGGTACGGCCGGTGGAAGACGGCGGGGAACGGCGTCACGCTGGGCTCCCGCGCCGCCTATCGCGACCCGAGCTTCTGACCATGCCCTACTACCCCACGATTGCGGAAGACCTCGCCCGGGCGAAGCGGATTCTCGCCGACGGCAAGCCGCAGGAAGCCGACCTTGCCGACTTCGACGGCCTGCCGCCGCAAGTGAAGCAGTGCTTGGCGGCGGGCGGCACCATCTTCGGCGCGGACATCTACGCGGCCTACAAGCTGCTAGAGAGCCTCGTCGCCGAGGTCGAGCGGCTCCACCCCCTGCTGGCCGAAGTGCGGGAGCAGTACGACCGGCACCAGCGGCAGTACGAGTCGGCGGGCGGGAACCCACGCACGCGCAAAGGGAACCTGATGTGTCACCTGCCGTACGCGCTGCTCCTGAAGCTCTTCCCTTGACTTCTGAGCCCACCTGTGGCATCATGATGGTGGAGGGAAGCAATGGCGGGTCGATACAGTTTCGAGTTGGCGGCACGGGCCACGGCGGCGTCAGCGGCGCTGAGAGCGCCGGGGGCGGCGGAGGCCAGTCTCGCCGCCACGCGGGTGGAAGTGGTGCGGATGGCTGCGATACGGGCAGCGGCGGACGCCCGGTTGGCGGCGAAGGCAGCGGCGAGAGCCGCCGCGAAGGAGGCAGCGTGACAGACAAGGCAGCGATACTGGCGACGGTTCGCGCGGGCGACCGGGTGACCATGCTGGTGCCGAACGGCATCGGGCGGAACGGCGTCGAGTGGAAGGCGGTCACCGGCCGCGCGGTCATGCCGAGCGCACACGGCGGCTGGGTGCTGAATCTCGGCGGCCGGTTCGGGACGCCGGGGGTGGTGGACGACAGCAACTTCGTGAAGGTCGTGAAGCGGGCCAAGCGATGACGCTCCCCGACCTTATCCGGGTGCGCCTGACGACGATTGACCACTACGCGGAGTCCCGCCGGTTCAAGACGCTGGACGGGGCCCGCAAGTATGCCCGGCGGAAGCTCGGCGACACCTTCGACATCGGTCTCCACTACGCGGTCGATGCCTACGGGTGCGTGAAGCTCGAAGCGAACATTCCGATAGCCCTGCTGATGGGGAGGGAGGCGTGATGGAACTACGTGACGTGACGCTCGGGATGCGCGTGGCGATCCACCCGGCGACGAGTCTCTGGATGCGCGGCGTGCGCTTCGCCGACGTGGTGAAGATCGGTCGCAAGACCGTGACGGTCGAGGCGGCGGGCCTCAAGGTGCGCGTCCACCCCTCGAATCTGGAGCCCGTTGTATAACGAAGGGATGCAGTGCACCTTCTACGTGCTGAGCGCGGATGACCCGCTCTTCCTGCTGGACCTGCCGTCGCTGCCGCCGCGCGGGCAGATCGTCCGGTTCGCCAACCGCTTCTGGACCGTCGAGGAGACCGAGCTGCGCGTGGCCCCCGGCACCCAACGCCCGGACCCGCAGGGGATCGTCTGGCTGCAGGAACGCCTGACCCACTGAACCCAATGCGGCACGTCCTCTGCGGCGAGCCGGTCGTGTGTCGCCGCCAACCCCTGACGGCGGATCCCGACGAGCGGCTGGTCGAGATGATCCCCTACTGCGCGTGGTGCGATCTGGATGTCCCGGCCGATGGACTGGCCGAAGACGAGCCCACCGCTGGACAACAAGTCATAGGTCAGTAATCCATTGGTGCGCGGTCCTAGCAGAGGACCGCGATGTCAGCCACCCAGCAGCGACGACCCCGGAAGAAAGCAACTGAGGCCACCCTTGGGCGGCCCGTGCAGGTGAGCGGGTTCTACCGTCTCATGTTGCACGACGTGCGGAATGGGCAGAAGGTCTACACCCCGTGGCGCAAGAACGTCATCACCGCCGACGGCTTCCAGTCCTACATTGTCCAGTCCATCGGCAGCGGCCTGACCGGCAAGACCGTCAGCCACATGCAGCTCGCCAGCCAGACGGCGGCCCCGGTCAGCAGCCAGACCTCGGCGAGCGGCGAGTTCGAGGCCCGCAAGGCCGTCTCCAACAGCTTCGTTGCCAACGGCACGCTCCGCGCGACCGCGAGCTGGAACACCAACGAGGCCACGCAGTCCGCCGTCGGGGCGGTGGCGCTTTACAACACCAGCTCCGCCGGGACGGCGGGCTCGATTGCCACCTTCACCGCGAGCACCAAGACGACGGACCAGACTTTGAACGTGACGTATGAATGGAGGTTCAGTTGAGCTAGCTTCGCGCTTGCGCGAATTAGCCCGCTGGTGGTAATGTCTGGGGCACGAGATGGCGACTCGTGCCCCTAAGGCTGTACTCGACAAGATCAAGGCGGCCAAGACCCTTCGGCTCGACCTCGGCTGCGGTCCGAACAAGCAGCCCGGCACCTTCGGCATCGACGCCCGGGCGTGCACCGGCGTCGATCTGGTCTGGGATCTCGAAGAGACCCCATGGCCCCTGCCGGATGACGTGGCCCGGGTCGTCTTCATGAGCCACTTCTGGGAGCACATCAGCCCCCGGAAGACGCTGCCGTTCATGGCCGAGCTGCACCGGGTCTGCCAGCACGACGCGCAGGTGCTCATCAGCGCGCCCTACGGGGTCGAGTTCCGCTTCGTGCAGGATCCCACCCACTGCAACCCGACCAACGAGGCGACGTTTGCCTATTGGGACAACCTGCACCCGTCCGGCTTGTGGCTCGTCTACGAGCCGCCGATCTTCCATCTGGAGAGCTTCGAGATTTTCCCGGCCGGGCAGAGCCGGGACTTCAGCGCGATCCTCCGCGTGTGCAAGGCCGGGGCGGGCAAGACCTGCCAGCACCTCGTGATCACCGAGGGCCCCGGCAAGGCGGAGAAGAAGCACGTGGCGTCTCCGCCGATGGTGCCGCCGAAGAAGGCCCGGTCATGACCGAGCAGGCCACGCGATGGCCGCTGAGCTGGCCCGCCGGGTGGCCCCGGACCCCGCGCAGTCAGCGGAAGGCGGCGAAGTTCTCGAAGAAGCGGATGGTCAGCCCCACCTACGCGCGGCAGGAAGACCTGACGGTCTTCGACGCCGTCAAGCGCTTGACCGACGAGCTGCGGCGGCTGGGCGCAAGCGCCGGGACCGAGGTGCTCTCGACCAACCTCGTCACCCGCCTCGACGGGCTGCCGCGCTCCGACCAGCGCGCGCCGGAGGATCCCGGCGCGGCGGTCTACTTCCGGTTGAAGGGCCAGCCCCGGGTGCTGGCGTGCGACCGCTGGACGCGGGTGGCGGATAATATCGCGGCGGTGGCGGCGCACATCGAGGCGATCCGCGCGGTGGACCGCTACGGGGTGGGCTCGCTGGAGCAGGCGTTCGCAGGCTACGTCACCCTGCCGGAAGCGGCGACCGACTGGTGGGTCATCTTGGGGGTCTCACCCAATGCGACGTGGGAGGACGCCAACGCGGCGTTCCTGCGGCTGGCGCAGGCGGCGCACCCCGACAAGCAGGGCGGCTCGCACGAGCAGATGGCCCGGCTGAGCGAGGCGCGGGAGAAGGCGCGGAGCCGTGTCGGGATGGCGAGGGCCCGGTGACCGAGGCGCACCGGCTGGAGCTGGAGCGATTGCTGGCGCGGCTGCACCGCGATGACCCCGGCAACTTCCCGGCGATACAAGCGTTGGAGGCGGTGCTGGCGGAGGCGCGGCCGGTCGAGCGGAAGCACAAGTGGCAGTTCTACTTCAACGGTACGTTCTGTGAGGTCTGCGGCGCGGCGATAGGGAGTGACACCCCGTGCCGGTGAGGAGAGACATCCCTATGAGCGAACAGATTCCGACGATTGGCCGCATTGTTCACTATCGCTTGAGCGCCGACGACGCCACGCAGATCAACCGCCGCCGTACGACCGGAGCAAGCATCGCTGAGCGCTTGAAGTATGGCGATGATCCGCAGTTGAAGGCGTGGCCTGCTGGCGCACAAGCGCACATTGGGAACGAGGCGAAGGAAGGTGACGCCTACCCGATGCTGATCGTGCGCTGCTGGGGAGATACCGCCACGAGTGCGGTGAACGGGCAGGTCATGCTCGACGGGAACGACACCTTCTGGGCGACATCGCGAATGGTTGGCGATGCCCCCGGTACGTTCAGTTGGCCGACTCGCCAGTGAGCGCACGGCGGACGTATCGGCTGATCGTCACGGCCTCGATAGAGGTGGATGACGAGGAGCTGGCCGAGGTCCAGCGCCTCGTGCAGGAGCAGGTCAACGTCATGTTCTACCGCATGGCGCGGGAGAACGACATCCGCGTGGTGCTGCAGCACCAGTGCGCGGTCGTGGAGACACCATGATTGAAGTGCATCCGAGCCCGACGGCCGACACGCGGACCTGTGACTACACGCAGGTCACCATGCAGCAGCTCCTCAATAGCTCCAAGCAGCACATCGCGGACGTGCAGGCGGCGCTGCGCTACTTTCAGGAGATGCTGGCACAGGCCGCTGACCAGCATGACCCGGACAAGATCGCGGACATCGAGGGGTTCCACGCGGACTTTGTGACCGGCTTCGCGCAGACCGGCTGGTGGGACCGGCACCGGAAACTGAACCGGCATCACCTGACGATGGCTGACGGGATCCCGGACAACGTGAACCTGATCGATGTCCTCGACTTCATCGCGGACTGCGTGTGCGCCGGGATGGCGCGCAGCGGCAGCGTCTATCCGCTCAATTTGCCGCCGGAGCTGCTGGAGCGGGCGTTCCAGAACACGGTGGAACTTCTCAAGTCAGAGATCGTCGTGGTGCCGTGACGACTGCCCGGCAGTTCCGCAACCTCGTGCTCGCCTACGAGCAGTTTAGGGCCGCGTCGGAAGACCCGGAGCAGATGCTGCGGGAGATGCCGGAGGACCAGTTCCGGCTGGTGCTGCAGGCGACCGCCGTGTTGCTCACGCAGCTCAAGCGAGAAGCGAAGCGGCGCGGGATCTGGGATGAGATGGTGCAGGCAGGGCTGGGGTTGAAGAAGTCGGACCTGACATGACGACGAGCCGCGAGAAACACGGGTGTCGCATCTGGTGGCACTTCAAGGGGGGGCGTCACCGGGTCATCGGCGTTGAACTGGGCTGGTGGCACTCCTTCTGTCACGCCGGGGTCAGCGTCGATGACGAGGGGTGGAACCTCTCGCTGGCGCTGCCGCCGCTGTTCTTTCACCTGTCCCTTGAAGGCTTCCCGATCTGGCAGCCGCAGCGCATGTGCGTGGCGACGTGGCGGACGCCTCCCGAGGACATTTGGCTGACCGACCAGCGGGAGTGCCGGATCGGCATTCACGACTGGACGATCTGGCTGCACCCGTGGAGTAAGACCATGGAGTGGGCGGCGAACGACCCGTGGTGGGTGCGCGGCGTCACGTTCAATCTCCGCGACTTCGTGCTCGGCAGGACGGACTACACTTGTGAGACACTCGGCCCGGCCTTCGCGGTGTCGATTCCCATGCCGGAAGGCGTCTACACGGCGACCTTCCAGCCGCAGCGCCAGACGTGGACGCGCCCGCGTTGGCGGCGCAGCCTCGTGCGCGAGTCGTTCGACATCCGCATCCCGAAGGGTATTCCGTTTGCCGGGAAGGGCGAGAACTCGTGGGACTGCGGCGATGACGGCCTGTTCGGGATGGGCGCGGAAGGCACCGTGGAGCAGGCCGTCGCCACGGTGCGCGAGAGTGTGATGGCGCGCAGGCACCGCTACGGAGCGCCTTCGGAAGACGCGATTCGAGAGGCTCTCGCATGAAGAAGAACCACAACCGCAAGGCGGACACCGAGAAACGTGACTGGGCGGCGGCGAAGCGCGGCAAGAAGCACCGCCCGGCGCAGACCGTCCAGATGCTGCCACTGCCGGTCTACGAGAACACCGGCAAGTACAAGCACCGGCTGCTGGTCGGCACCCCGACCATGGGCAACATCCGCATCGAGTTCCACAACAGCGTGAACGCGCTGGTGATGCCGGTGAACTTCCAGATCAGCAACCAGACCCCGATTGGGTTCCTCGTCGCCGACGCGCAGAACCTGATCGCGCATGATGCCGTAGCGCGCGGCTTCGAGTGGCTCCTGCTCCTCGAAGACGACGTGCTGGTGCCGCCGGACCTGCTGCTGCGGCTGGAGCCCTACATGCAGGCCAAGACCGCGCCCATGGTCAGCGGGCTCTACCCGCTCAAGTCCACGATGGCGATGCCGTTCATCTTCCGGGGCCGGGGGAACGGGGTCTTCACCGACTTCACCGTGGGCGACAAGGTCTGGGCGGACGGGGTGCCCACTGGCTGCCTGCTCGTCCACACGTCCCTGCTGGAGGCGCTGGCCAAGGTCGTCCCCACCTACGCCCTGACGTGTAACGGCGGGCAGACCCAGCTCCCGCGCGTGTTCGAGACCCCGCGCAAGGCGTACGCCGACGCCGGGACCGGCACCTACCAGAAGCTGATCGGCACCAGCGACCTGTATTTCTGTGATCAGCTCAAGGAGCACGACATCCTCCGCAAGGCGGGCTGGAAGAAGCTCGCCGCCAAGCCCTACCCGTATCTGGTGGATACCGCCATCAACTGCGGCCACTGCGAGCGCGGTGAGGGCGTGGTCCGGGTCTACCGCATCGGTCCGCGCGGCGACGAACTGCAAGCCTAGCTTCAGCCCACCAGCGGGTTATTAAGCCCGCCTGTGAGTAATGCGTCGGTGTGCCGCTTCCTGTGAGTGGCCCATGCCCGACACCAAGCTCGCGGACCTCACCGCTATCGTCACGCCTAGTGACGATGACCTGTTCTACCTGACCAACCCCGGCGGGTCGCCCGTCGATACGAAGATGACGCTGGCCCAACTGCGGGCCTTCCTCGGGACATGGATCTCGGTCAGCCTCGGCGGCAGCCGCGCGGCGAGCCTGCCGCTGGCGGCCGCGACCTACGACCTCGTGAACGCCGAGCCCGCGTTCACGGTGCCGACGCTCAGCGCCGCCATGCTGGCCACGGCCCGCATTGTCGCGGACTGCCGGAGCGCGGACTCCAGCGTCAGCATCACCCCCAGACTCATCAATGTGTCGTCCTTGGCGGTGGCGGGGACCGGGGCGGCCTGTACGGCCAGTGCGGATGACTACACGGGGACCAACCAGCACCAGACGGTCGCGGTCACCGTGGTGAGCGGGCAGACCTACAAAGCCCAAGCGATTGTCTCGGCGGGGGTGCACGCCACGTTCTGCACGATTCGGTTGGAGATCGGCTAATGCCTACCAATGTCCTCCGGGTGAACACGAACAACTGGATCGTGACCGGCGCGGGCGACCCGGAAGGGCGGGAACGCGCGCCGGTCGGGAGCATCTACCTGCGGGAGGACGGCGCGGGTGGGACCAGCCTCTACGTCAAGGAGACCGGCGGGGTCGGCTACATCGGGTGGAAAGCCATGGCGATTCCTGCGGGCGGGCAGGCTCCAGTGGCGCACGCGGCGTCACATGGCTCCGGTGGCGCTGACCCGATCACGGGGCCGCTGACGTTGAGCACGCCCTACCCGCAGATCCGGCTGAACGCCGCGATCCCGATGGTGCAGTGGCAGGAGGTCGGTGCGTCGGCGGACAAGAAGCGCTGGCGCATGTTTGCGAGCGGGGAGGTCTTCCGCTTCGACTGTCTGAACGACGCGGAGAACGCGGTCACCATCACGCTCCTGACGGTGGCCCGGGACGGCGCGGTCAATCTGCTGGGGGCCCTGACGGTCAACGGCCTCGTGACCGCGCCGGGCTACATCGCGCAGGGGGCCGGGGTGGGCATCACGATTCTCGACACCGCCGCCCCGGCGGATGCGAAGCGCTGGCAACTCGCGACCTATAACAACGGGCAGTTGTATCTCGAAACGCTGAATGATGCGCTGAACGCCTATCAGGGACGTGTCATCTTCGACCGAGCCGGGGGGATCACGGCTGGGAAGATTGTCACGGGTGTCGCGGGGAATAACCTTGCTGACCTGACGGTGGGGGCGACCAACTTCACGGCGGGCATCTACATGACCGCCGGGAATCTGAATCTAGGACCGGGGAGTCTCGTGGGCGGCGGGTTTCTGCAGCCCAATGGTTATATCTATCCGGGCCAGTACAACAACGGAGGGGCACAGGCGAATTGGTATCTGGCGGGGCATGGGAGCTACGGCCTCTACTGCAACACAGGCATCTACATTGCGGCTCATCTGTGGACTGGGCTGAACCTGTACGTGGGTGGGTCTGGTGATGTAGGCACGTCGCTCAACGTCGGGACCACGATCCGCGCGGGCAGCGGCGTCTACGAACGCGGGCGCGGGCAGGCGATGGGTGACTGGGTGGACGAGGCGTTCAACGCCGGTCGCTACGGCTTCACCTGCTACGCGGCGGAAGCGGCCTACATGCAGATCGGCGGCACGGTCTTTCAGAACATCAACATCACGTCGGCCACGGTGCCGTCGGCGTCGGCGTACAACATCTACACGTCGTTCAACGCCGTGCGGAACACGCACGCCAGCGCGCATGTGATTGTGGCGGGCGGCTACCAGCCCTCCTCGGTGTTTTCACTGGCCGGGACCAACGTCGTGCAGATTCGACAGACGAGCGGATTGAACTACCCCGCAGGCAACATGACCTGCCAGTTTACGGTGCCCATCAGCGTGTGAGGAGAGCATGGAAGAACTGACCCTGACCGACCCGGTGGTCATCCCGCAAAAGACCACGGCTAAGTACCACGTCGTCTCGCTAACGCTCAGCACCGACCAAGCGGCGGCGGTGGCGGGCCCGCCGGGACTCATTCTCATCACGCTGCGAAACGAGCACGACGAGGCGAGTAACTACAGCTATACCGGGGATGCCGCCATCGCGATGATCAAGCAACTGAACACCGCGAATCTGACCACCAAGTCGATGCACAAGCGGATTCTGGAGAAGTTGTCGGCCGATGGTCTCCTGCCCGGCACGGTGACCGGCACGCCCGATCCGTAGCGATGGCCCGCGAGCGGCACCCCGTTCCGGCTCCCCCGACCGGGCTCCCGCTCGACCAGCGCGTGCTCCTGCTGGAGAACCGCCTCGCCCAGCTCTGGGACGAGGTCTGGTGGCACCAGCTCCCGTGGTACCGCCGCCTCGCCTACCGCCTGCAGGGCTTCCGCAGTCCAATCCGCCGCTTCTACCTCCCCCACAGCGATGACACGCCTGACCTCGAAGTGAGGCTCTGACGTGGCTCAGGTCCGCTGGTATCTCAATAACACGACGATTGACGGGTGGCAGCTCCTTGACCAGAGCGCTGCCACGGCTGCCACGCTCCCGAACGGATGGGTGGTCGGCACCGGCGCGACATTCAGTTCTGAACTGGCGTCTGGTGCAGCGGGTGACCGCGCGTCCACGACGTTCACGGCCAACACCGTCCCTGACGGCACCCTCGACACCACCCTGAAGGATGCCTGTCGGTCACAGTTCGCGTGGACGGGGAACTTCGCGGCCGGGAACTGGACGTTTCAGTTCGCGGTGGTGTCCACGGTGCAGTCGGGGGCCGCTGACGGGCAGATTGTCTTTCGCGTCCTGAAGGCCAATGCCGACGGCTCGGGGGCGACCGAGATTACGACGGGCCAGCAAGCGACCACGGTCGCCACGAACGTCGCGGGCACGGACGTAAACATCACCGCGACATGGGCGGCCCCGGCGTGGTCGATCACCAACCAGTACATTTTCGTTCAACTCGCGTGGAAGCGGACCGGTGCGGGTGGCATGACCACCACCAACATCCGGCTCCGCACCGGCAGCAGTACGACCGTGGGCACCACGGGGCTGACGGCGAACTTCACCGAGTCCCTCCTGACAGCGTCGGTCTTCGAGACCGTCGCGGTTAGTGAGTTCCGGAAGGCGGTCCTCCCGCAGCTCACGGCAGTCGAGGTCGAGACGGTCAGCGTCACGGAGCTTCGCAAGCCGGTCCTCCGTCAGCTCGCGGTCCACGCCGCCGACAGCGTCGGTGTGAGTGACAGTGCCTCAGTGACTACGGCAGGTGGTGGGGGCGGGCCTGCCGTGATCACGCTCGTCACGTCGGGACACGCGCATGGTAACAGCGGCGCGTTCGTCACCGGTCTCGACATGACGGGCGTGGACCTGATCGTCCTCGTGGCTGCGCGCTACGACAGCGGCCCGGCCTACGCCATCAGTGATAGCGAGAGCAACACCTACGTCCCCGGCACGGCGCAGAACAACAGCTCGGCGTTCACGCAGGTCCGTGCGTTCTATGCGTGGAACCCGACCGTCAGCGCGTCGATGGACTTCTCGCACCCCGGCGCAGTCAACTACGCCACGCTGGTCGTGCTCGGGTTTGCGGGGGTGGATCGTCTGGCCGATCCGCTGGTGACGCAGTCTGGCCTCGGTAGCTACTCGGCGGCCAACGGTCCTGTGGCGGTCGGCTCTATCGCGTCCTTGGCCGCTGGCGATCTGCTGGTGTCGGGCGTCGGGCAGTATCCGGATCGGCCGACCAACTGGACTACGGTCACGTTGCCCACGTCGGTGCTCGCCGAAATTGACGTGGGCACGGCGGGTGCGACCTTCGGCGCGTCAGCGGCCTATCACGTCAATGCGACCGGCAGTGCCGAGTCCTCGCTGACGCCGACGTGGACACCGGACCCCGTCGGGGCGAGTGATGTCTACATCGCGGGCGTCGTGCTGACGTTCCGCGCCGCCGTCGGAGCCCCGCCGGGGGGACTCACGGTCACCGTCGCCGAGACTATCGGCGTCACCGAGAGTGCGTCAGCGGTCCCGGCTGACAGTGCGCCTCCCGCGCTTGAAGACATCGTCTTCGACTCGGCCAGCACCGGTGGCACCAACGGCGGTACCGGCTCACTGACGTTTGCGTTCAATAACGTCGCTGGTGACCTCGTGGTGGTCGGCATCCGTCGGGCGAATGCATATGACCTCACGACGGTGACGTACGGTGGCGTAGCGATGACGCTCGCCGCTGCAGAGACTTTCGCTTCGTCACTGGTGAAGACCTATCTGTACTACCTCGCGGCTCCTCCGACTGGCACGAACAACGTCGTCGTGAACGCCAGTACCAACCAGTTGATGCATGGCGTAGCGGTTTCGTATAGGAAAGTTGACCAAAGCGACCCACTCGACGCGCTTGGCCTTGACAGGTTAACCGGCACGTCGCTGACCCTCGGCACGACGACCTCACTTGATAAGTGCTGGGCGGTTGCCGTCGCGACGAACCTGTCCGGTATTACCCCCAGTGCCGGGGCCGGAACGACGCAACGCGCGGTCGATAGCAGCGGGCAGGTGTCGTTGTACGACGGCAACGCGGCGGTCTCCCCTCCCGGCGCAACGAGTCTGGAAGTTCAATTCAGTGCGTCCGGTGCTGTTGCTGGGGTGCTCGCGACGTTCATCCCAGCCGTGGCGAGCGTGCTGCTGCTCGACACCGGCTCACGGCTACTGCTGGACGCGGGCGGTCGATTGCTGCTTGCTGGAGTCGCCGCCCCGCCGGGTCCACCGCTGACCATCACGGTGGCTGACACGGTCACGGTCAGTGACCCCGTCAGTGTGGACTTCGTCGCCGCCTCGACCGGCGGGCTCTCCATCGAGTACGACTTCACCACCGAGTCGGATGTCATCCCGCTGCCGGACCCGCCATGGCAGGCGGTGGTCGGGCAACTGAAGAACGCCAGCGGGCAGGCCACGCCGGTGGCGTTTGGGGGCATTCAGGCGGTTCGCTGGAATCCCAGCACCAATACGTTCGACCAAGACCAGTTCATGGAACTGCTGGTCGGCGCGGGCTCCGCCACCGCTGGCTACCAGCAGTTCCTCTTCGTCCGTGGGTCAGGCACGGACGCCACCTCGTTTCACGGGTATGTCCTGTACTGGGGTGATGGCTACGGGGGAGCCATCACGATTGGCCGCATCGAGAGTGGCGGGTTCGCCGTTCTGCAGGTCTGCACCGGCTCCGCCGAAGTCGGCAAGTGGCTGCGGCTGGAAGTCGAGGGCACGGTCCTCCGGGCCTACAAGGAAGGCGCACTCATCGGCTCCGCCGCGACGACGGGCACGTCTTACACGGGTCAGCCCGGGTTCGGCGGCTACTACGTCGGCTACGACAACACCGACACGGTGCGTCTGGGCGAGCTAGGGGCCCCGGCCGCCGTGCCGTCGGTGGAGACCATCGGCGTCACCGACAGTGTCAACGCCGTCCTCCGCCAGCTCGCGGTGCACGCGGCGGACGCGGTGGCGGTCACCGAGCTGCGCCGTGCGGTCCTGCCGCAGCTCGCGATCCATGCCGCTGATGCGCTGACGGTTGCCGAGTCCCGCACGGCGGTCCTGCCCCAGCTCGCGGTGCACGCCGCCGAGACCATCGGGGTCGCGGAGCTTCGCAAGCCGGTCCTGTCCCAGCTCGCGGTGCACGCGGCCGAGGCGCTGACGGTCACCGACGTAGTCACGCCGCAGCTTCGGACGGTCCGGCTGAAGGTCGCGGTGGCCGACGCCCTGCTGGTGACCGAGAGTGCCAAGGCGGCGCTGGCCCAGCTCGTCGTGCGCGCGGCGGACAGCGTGGCGGTCGCGGAGTTCCGCCGGGCGGTCCTCCCGCAGCTTGCCGTTCATGTCGCTGAAGTCCTGACCGTCACGGAGTTCCCCAAGGCGGTCCTCCCGCAGCTCGCCGTCCACGCCGCCGACACGATCACCGTCGCGGAGGCGGCCTCGGCCCGGTCGGCGGTGCTGGCGGTCGCGCGGGCCGACAGCGTCTCGGTGGCCGACAGTGTCAAGGCGGTCCTGCCCCAGCTCGCGGTGCACGCCGCCGAGACCATCGGGGTCACCGAGAGCACCAAGCTGGTCTTCCCGCAGCTTGTCGTGCGCGTGGCCGACAGCGTAGCCGTCGCTGAGTTCCGGAAGGCGGTCCTGCCCCAGCTTGCGGTCCATGCGGCGGAGGCCCTGTCGATCACCGACTTCCGGAAGGCCGCGCTGGGCCAGCTCGTCGTGCGGGCGGCCGAGATCGTCACCGTCGCGGAGTTCCCCAAGGCGGTCCTGCCCCAGTTGGCGGTTCACGCCGCCGAGACGATCAGCGTCACCGAGGCCCGCGCGACTCGCCTGCAGCCGCTGGTTGTCCGGGCGGTCGAGACGATCACCGTCACCGACTTCCTGACGGCCGGGGCGGCGGCGATCAACGCCTCGGTCTTCGAGACGATCACCGTCACCGAGGCGCGGGCGACTCGCCTGCAGCCGCTGGTGGTGCGCCCGGCCGAGGCGGTGGCTGTCCTCGACGCGGCGAGCGCAGTGCTGCGGACGGCCCGCCTGAAGGTGGCGTCTTCTGACGCCATCGGCGTCACCGACAGCCTCAAGGCGGTCCTCACCCCGCTTGCGGTCCATGCGGCCGAGGCGCTGACGGTCACGGAGTTCCGGCGGGCCCTGCTGCCCCAGCTCGCGGTCCATGCGGTGGAAGTCCTCACCGTCGCTGAGTTCCGGAAGGCCGCGCTGGGCCAGCTTGCGGTCCGGGTCAGCGACAGCATCGGGGTCACCGACCCGGTCAGCGCGGAGGTCCGTCTCGCGGTCGGCGGCCAGTCCCGGTCCGAGGCCGTGGGCGTCACCGACGCGGCGAGCGCGGCGCTCCGGACCATCCGCCTGTCCGTCGCCGTCAGTGAGTCGGTCGCGGTCCTCGACAGCATCCTGCTGGGCCAGAAGCTCACGCTCACCCGGTTCGAGGCGGTCACGGTCACCGACAGCGTCAAGGCGGTCCTGCCGCTGGTCGTGCGGGTGGCCGACAGCATCGGGACCACCGACAGTGTGCGCCGGGGCCTGCAGCTCGGGGTGGTCCGCGCCGAGGCCATCGGGGTCGCCGACAGCCCCAAGGTGGCGCTGCGGCCGCTGGTGGCCCGCCCGGCCGAGCTGGTCACCGTCACCGACAGCGTCATTGTCCAGCTTCGGACCGCCCGGCTGACGGTGGCGTCAGGTGACGCCGTCGGCGTCACGGACGTGCCGCGTCTGGTGCTGCAGCCGCTGGTCGTCCGGGTGGCCGACAGCGTCACGGTGGCCGACGTGGCCCGCGCCGGGGCCGCTGCGATCAACCTCGATGGTGGCCAGACCGTCACGGTCACCGACAGTGTCAAGGCGGTCCTCCCGCAGCTTGTCGTGCGCGCGGCGGATGCCCTGCTGGTCACCGACACCGTCAAGGCCGCGCTGCCCCGGCTCGTGGTGCACGTCGCCGACAGCGTCTCCCTGACCGACGCCGTCCGGGCCGTCCTGCCCCAGCTCGGGGTCCACGCCTTCGAGACCGTCACCGTCGTGGACGCGCCGCCGAAGCCGGTCCTGCCGGAGCTGCGGGTGGCGGTGGCCGAGGACGTGGCCGTCACCGACCGGGTCATGGCGGCCTTCGGTGTCCTCGCCGTGGACGAGGTTACAGTCACCGAGGCGCTGGCGCTGAGCTTCACGCCTGTTACTCACTTTGTAGTCGCTGAACTGAGAGACGTGGGCTCGCGCTCGCACCAGTACGGGATTCTGGTGGGCGAGGAGTTCGACGGCGAGCTGGTCGGCATGGCGGGCGGCGGGCGGCTGGCGGGCCCGGACTGCGCGGGCACGCTGGTCGGCGGGGTGGGCGGGCGGCTGGTGCGCGTGGAGACCTGAGTGGAACCCCAGATTCTACGGCTGACCGGCGTCGAGGTGCAGATCGAGCTGTACCGGGGGGCGACCTCGACCTTCGATGCCTACCTGACCTATGCCAACAGCGCGCCGGTCAACCTCGATGACCCGCCGCGCCGCGTCACGCTCAAGATCACCGACCGGGCGGTCGGCGGCACGCTCAAGTACGTGCAGGTCAACGAGCCGGGCGCGCACACCAATGCGACGGGGGGCCAGACGCGCTTCTCGATCCCGCCGACGGTGACCGAGGGGCTCACGGCCGAGCGCTCCTACACGTGGAAATACCTCATCTTCATGGAGGACACGACGACCGGCAGTCGCTACCCGTTCTTCCACGGCGACCTGCGGGTGCTGACGCCGAACGCCCCTCTGTTGACCGAGGCGCTGGGGGTGACGGTGGCCGACGAGATCGGTCTCGGGGATTCGCCTGTATAACCTAGCCGAGATGTCGCTGCTCAAGTTTCGGCCCAAGACCCCGCTGCCTCCGACTAAGCCCCCGGCGACGGCGCGTATCAAGTACGGCCTGTATCCGGTGGGCGACGAAGTGTTGATGAGTATGCCGACCTTCGAGGTGATCGTGCATGTGCTCTCGAACACGACCGACGAGGGCCGGGAGCTGGCGCAGCAGCTCCGGCGGATGTACGACTCGCCGTTTGTCGGCATGAACGGGGGCACCAGTGACGTATGAGATGGTGTTCTACCACGAGCCGCCCATTGAGGGCCGCCGGATGTGTCTGGCCAACATCGGCGGTGTCTCCAGCCGGGAGGAAGCCGAAGCGGTGGCGCGCGAGCGCTGGCCGGGGATCGTCCGGTTCAAGTGGGTGCGGGTGCAGGTGAAGATCCGGAAAGGGAAGCGCGGGCGGGGCCCGCAAGCCCTGCCGGTCGAGTTGCCGTCGGACCTGACCGACCGGATCCGTCAGGCGGCGGCGAAGGCGGGGGCGGCGGGCGCGGAGACCTTGGCCCAGAGGGCCTCGAAGCCGAAGTAGACCGCCGAGTTCACCGTCAGGTTCATCAGGCCCAGCGAGGCGGCCATCTTGAGGCTCCCGGTCATCGCGTAGCCGACCGAGGCGGTGGTGGCCAGCGAAATCACCCGGTAGGCCAGCGTCTTGGTCAGCGTTCTGGTGGCGGCGGTTCTTCCCATCTCGTCCCTCCCGACACACCTATTCTCCCACAGGTGGGCTCATGTGTCAAGAGGCGAGCGGGTCAGCCGTTACTCGACAGCAGGTCGGCCGGTCAACCGCAGGATGACCGCGCGGGCCTCGTCCTTCGTCATTCCGCCCATGATGCGCGCCCCGATGTCGTGGTACTTCAGTGTTTGCCGCGCGACCTTGAGTTGATGCCGTTCCGGCACGCTCAGTTTCTTAGCCAACGAACACCCCCGGTCCAATCTCCTCGCCCGGCAGGGGCACGGCGGCGAGCGCGGCGTCGATGACCTCGCGCGGCACAGCGACCACCGTGGCCCCGAGAAACTTGTTCAGGTGCATGAAGTAGGCCCCGTTCGGCTTGTGGACCGAGAGCCAGCCCGCGCCGGTGGCCGGGTCGAACTCCGCGATCCGGTGGTCGGATTGGATGATGACGCTGCTGGTGGCGGAGTTGCGCGGATACACCGTCCACTCGACGGCCTTCCGCATGGTCCCGAGTTTCGCTGTCACGCTTCGCACTGCTGGCCTCCCTGCTGGAAAGTGGGGGAGCGGTGCCGGACTGACCGATTCGCGTGCCGCTCCCGAAGCCCGGGCGTTCTCCCGGCTGTCCTTCTCATCTCAACCCGAGTCTCAGGTCCGGGGCGTCCTCACGCTTCCCGGCTCGGTGGCCCCCCCTTCTCGGGGCTGGTGGGGGGCGGTCCCGTCTGGCGGGAGAGTCCTGTTCGCCGCTCCCTCCCGCACCTCTATAGTCCCACAGGTGGGCTTAAATGTCAAGGGGCCGTGGGGGCAAACTCGACGCCGAAGATGCACGCCCAGCGCTCGCGGCCGGTGCGATGGGTGTTTTGCTTGACCCACCACGCGGGCGGCGCGTCGAGCGCGACGTGGATCCCGAGCCAGCCGCTCTCGGTGAAGTAGCCCATGACCGTCCCGGCCCCGAGCCCGTTCATCGTCACCCGGATGCGCGTGCCGCGCGGAGGCGGCGGGCCGGGGCTCGACCATAGCGCCACGTCCCCGTAGTTGGTGGTGTTGCCCTCCTCGTCGCGGATGGGCGCGGTATGCGCCGGGGCCCGCATCAGGTAGTAGGCGTTCGGCACGGTGGTCTCAGGGGTCTTGGTGTTCATGCGGCGGGCTCCTCGTTGATGAAGGCCGAGTTGGCGGGGATGGTGACCGCGTCGGCGGGCAGGACCGTTGTCGTCCGTGTGAAGCCGAAGCGAGTCGTCCGGTTGCGTGGGCCGGTCCGGCGGCTGACCAGCGTCCCTGTGGGCTTGGTCACCTTGCTGAACCAGCTCTCGCGGGTCGTCCCGGTGCCGGTCGTGAAGGTCACCAGCATCCGCTTCTCGGTCACGCGGGTGACGGTGCCTGTGTAGAGCGAGCCGTTGAACATCACTGTCGCTGTCACTGCTTACCTCCACAGACATAATACCACAGGTGGGCCCAGACGCAAAGCTACACGGGCCGATTTGACACTTGAGCCCACCTGTGGTAGTATGATAGTGGAAAGGACGGTGCTGATGCGAGTAGTTGTCAAGTTCGAGTTCAGCGAGGCCACGCTCCGGACGATTCGAGCGGCCTACGGGAAGGGCGGGGTGGCGACCCGGAAGGAGTCGTCGCTCTTCGTCAACCGGGCGGTGGCAGCGGCGATACTGGCCGCGCCGGAACCCAAGGCCAAGCGGGCCGCCAAGGCAGAGGTGACGCCGCCTCCGCCGCCCCCGGCGGTCTGCTCGTGCGGGGACGGCCCGATGTGCGCGACGTGCCGCGCCAAGCGGGACCGGATCCTCAGTGGCAAGCCCGCCAAGGCGTGGAGGTCCGCATGACCCCGAAGGTCACCATCGAGAACGAGACGCGCTGGCCCACCCGGATGCTCCTGCCCTTCGTGCGGCGGATCGCCCGTGAGGAGTTTCCCGGCACCACCGTGGCGAACACGCGCCGGGGCGTCGTGGTCCGGGTGGTCTACAACCGGGCAGGCAAGACCTTCAACTACTGCACCGGCTACGCCCACTACAACAGCAGCCGGTGTCTGGTGCGGGTGCCCTTCCCGCACCCGGGCAAGGTCTTCCCGGTCATCGACTTTTGCCACGTGGTCGGCCACGAGTTTGGCCACTGCCGGGGCCTGAAGCACAAGGACATGGGCTGGCAACACGGCTGGAGCTGCCGCCGGGGCACCTACTCGGGCGAGCACTACGCATGGGCCAAGGCCCTGCCGGTGCCGGTCCTCCCCGTGAAGGTGACACTGACAACGGCTGACAAGCGACTTGCGAAGCTCAAGACCGCTGAGAAAGCCGTGCTGACATGGGCTCGCAAACACAAGTTGGCAACGACCAAGCTGAAGCTCTGGACCAAGAAGGCGAGAGCCCTTGCCAAGTTGGTCGGCGGGACGCCAGCCGAGACGGCCGAGCCGCTGGCCGAAGCGGCGTGTGGAGTTGACACATTAAGCCCGCCCGTGGTATCGTCCTGACATGGCTGACGAACCTGAGGACGTAACTGCACTGGACCCGGTCCTAGCGGCTGAGGTTGATGCTGCACTTGCGAAGGATCCTCCTAAGTACTCGCATCCGACCAAGCCGGTCCGATTCGAGGACAAGGCGGCGGGATTCACCGGCGAGGCCACGACGCTCAAGACGTTCCGGCCGGGCACGATGGACCTGATGCAGGCGCTGCGGATCCGGATGAAGCAGCTCAAGGAGCACACCCGGTTGGAGCTGGAGGCCCAGTGGGAGGGTTTCAACGACCGGGCGATTAAGATTCTCGCCACGCGAGAGGACGAGGCCCGCGAGTTCGTCTACATGCCGCAGACCGTTGAGGACGAGGACGAGCTGATCGAGATGCTGCAGACACAACTCGCGGATGTTGAGAATGCGCTGATCTCTGAGCAGTACTCCCACTCCTCGGCGCACGTCGTTGCGCTGGAGCAGAAGCTCCTCGCCGTCCGGGTGAACGGGGCCTTTCAGGCCGCGTACCCCGGCAGCGATGGCGCGCTCCAGCAAGCGACCGTCGATACTCTGAAGGTGGCGAAGTCGTACTGCTGGTCCCCGAACTGTGTCGAGGCTGTGGCCGCCTCGGCCGACCGGCTGGTCGATGAGGCGATGCCTGCCGAGCTGCCGCTGGGCGAGGTCACCGTACCAGCGGCCAGCGGGTGGTACTGGTTCGAGAAACCACTGCCCATCAAGACGACGACTTCAGGCGAAGCGGCGGTGGCGCTGCTCTGGCGGCGAGAGCTGCGTGACGGTCACCTCGCCGACGCGCTGCCGCACGAGCAGGCGCTCTACGGCAAGCGGACGGTGTCCTACACGTGGTTCAGCGTCTTCATTCTGGAGTCGATCACCCTTAACGGCCGCAAGATCCTCGCGCCGTCGCCGACTCTGGCGTGGACGTGGGTCGATACCGTGCCGCTCGGCAAGCTCCGGGCGAACATGGTGCAACGCTTCACCGACATCGACCGGCTACCGGCGGGCACTGGGGTCTCGGCGTTGGGGCCCGAGGCGTGTGCGGACGCGGCGCTGTGGTTCTCACGGTTCTGGATGTCGGCCGCGACGTGGCTCGACTCACGAGTGACCGCCAGCGGCAAGCCGCGCCCGTCCCTGCTGGGGCGGATGACGACGAAGCTCCCGCGCCAGCAGGGCCGCCAACTGCAGCGGCAGTTCCTGCTGAAAGAGTTCCCGACGGTCGAGGTGGTCTACCTGCGTCGGACCGAGCCGCGCGAGCCGCTCAGCAACAAGCCACAGCTCAAGGAGCACGACTACTGCTGGTACGTCGAGGCGTTCCCGAGGCGGCAGTGGTTCCCGAGCTTGGGGCGACACGAGCTGATCATGGTCACCGATCACGTCAGAGGTCCAAAAGACAAGCCGCTGAAGCACGCGCGTCGTGTGTATGCAGTGAGCCGGTAGGAGGGACGATGGAGACGTTTCGCGAGTGCGTAGACCAATACCTGCAGGCGGAGGGGCAACCTTCGACGGCTGCGTTGATGATGGTGGCCGAGCTGCGGCGAGCCCTGCTTGAGACGGCTGCCACCCAGCTCGATGTGGACGAGCGCGTCCGTCTGCAGAACCTTGCCGCAGTTCTGCCGCAGTGGTAAGGCCACCTGTGGTAACATAATCGTATGGCACAGCGACTGCGACCGGGGATGACCCGAGACCCCTACGACTGCTGCGGCAAGGCCGCTGAGAAGTCGTACGGCCGCCAGAAGGGCAAGATTTGCGAGGAATGCGCCGGGCTCATCACCGACGGCAAGGTGGCCCGCGCCACGCTGGCGGAGCAGAGCCTTGCGGTCTACCAGTGGACCAGCGCGGACTACGGCTGGCCCCGGTTCTACAAGACCGACGTGCGTTTCCCGCACACGCTGCAGCACGGCAACTTGCACGACGAGCTGGCGAAAGCGTTCTGGGCGCTAGTGAACCGGGTCGCGGTGGACGCGCCCGCCGACACGCCGCGCCACGCGCCGACCTACACGATGCGGAAGCGGTGGAGCGGCGGCAAGGAGCTGGAGCGCAGCTACGACCCGTGGCCGAAAGTCCTGAGCGCGGAGGGGACCAACCGGGACTCGTGGAGCTTCGAGAAGCTGGTGCTCCTGTCTCCGGCGACTCGTGAGGCGCTCGACCTGCTGCACCAGACCATCGGGGTGGCGCTCGCCGGGGTCTACCTGCAGGGGAAGGAGGAGGGCGGCTCGGTGCTGCACCAGCTCGCCTCCGGGACGCTGTCCCTGCAGGACTTCGATGACGCGCTGTTGACCTCGGAGCAGCGGGCCGCCGCCCAGAAGGCGCGACGTGGCTACTGACGACTACGCCCGCTATCGTGGGAAGTGCCGGGAGCTGTCGGAGGCGGCGGTCGCCGCCGACCCGACGCTGACGCTGGTCCGGGGGCACTATTTCTGCCCGGTCTGGGGCGTGCAGGCGCACTGGTGGACCCGCCGCCCTGACGGCACGGTGTTCGACCCGACGGCGGCGCAGTTCCCTTCCAAGGGCACCGGCGAGTACATCGAGTTCGACGGCTTCCACGAGTGCGAGCAGTGCGGCAAGCGGGTCCGTGAGGAGGACGCCGTTATCGACCCGCCCCACCTGTTCTGTTCCAGCACCTGCTACGGCCGGTGCGTACTGGGTTGACTTCTGGGCCCACCTGTGGCATCATGATGGTGGAGGGAAGCGATGGCAGTCAGGATTCTCAAAACCGCCCCGGACGGCCCCCCGGTCCCCGGCTGGCCGGACGTGAAGGGCACCTTCGAGGTGAGCTTCGAGGGCGCGGTGCTCGCCACTGGCGAGCGCAACTACCGCGACGACTCGGACTTCTACGCCACGGTCTGGAACGAGACGACCGGCACGGTCCACAATGTGGACTACGGCACGACTCGCGGCTGGACCTACGCCAACAGCGCCTCGGTGGACGCGACCCCCGAGGTGCGCGAGAAGGCGGCGGCCTTCTTCGCCGCGCGGAACCTCGAAGCCAGAATCGCCAAGGCCACGGCGGAGGCCGCGACCCCCGCGAAGGGCAAGCTGGTGACGGTGGTCAAGGGCCGGAAGGTGCCGAAGGGCACGACCGGCGTGGTCATCTGGGTCGGCGAGGGCCGCTACTTCGGGCCGACGCCCCGCTACAAGTCGAGCGCATGGAGCACCAAGGGTGCGCTCCGGGTGGGGGTCAAGGACGCGGAGGGCACGGTCCACTGGACGGCCGCCAGCAACGTCGCGGTCGTCAGCCCGGCTGAGCCCGATGTCGAAGAGCTGACGCGGCTGGCCAACGCGACCGGCCGCTCCTACGCGGGGTTGGCCGCGTGAGCCTGACCGGCGACCGTAACCTCTCGCGTTGCCCACGCTGCGGCGCGGTGTTCGAGAACCACAACGAGCGGTTCACGGCGTGCCCGAAGCACCGAACACCAAAGTTGGACGGGTCCGGCAGGGTGATGTGCAGCCTCCCGGGCTGCCCGTTCCGGTCGGTCCCCGGGAAGCCGAAAGGCGGTCTCTGCCCGTACCATTGGGCCGCCGACCGATGGGGGAAGGCATGGGCCGACAACTGTTACCCGAACTACACCGAGGAGTCGGCGCTCGCGTATAACAGGGCCGAGGTGCCCCATGGCCCGACCGATCCGCCTGTATAAACACGTGTTCGTCCGGGGCTCGCTGCTCAAGGACCATCCCGAGAAGCTGGAGTTCGTCCGCTCGGGCAACACGCCCTGCCGGGCGAAGGCAGCGGCGTTTGTCGCGCTGGAGACCCACCTGAAGCAGGCGCACGACGCGCGCACCGGCTGGTGGCTGGCCGCGCAGGTTGACGTGACCCATCTGGCTGTGGTAAGGTAAGGCCAATGGAGGTCTTAATGTCCGACTCTGCCGACGAGTACTCCGTACTCGACTGGTTAGCCGTCAGCGAGTGGCTCGATGCGCTGCGGTCCAAGGGCGGGATCTCCCGGGAGGGGCTCATGGATGTCCAGCTAGGTGAGGACGACCTCGTCGCCGTGATCGGCGCGCGAGTCAGTAACGTCGGCGAGGAGCTATGGAATAACCCGAGGTGCGTGTTCCTGCAGGGAGACGTGGTGGTCTCGCGAGGGCTCCCGGTCAACACGCGAGCCGTGGTCTTCACACGGTTCCTCGGCCACACGGCATTCAAGGTCATCATGGACCAAGTCCGCCGACGCAAGCTGGCGGTGTACCCCATGCAGGGGACGGGCCAGCTCAAGCGAACACTTGCCACCTTACTTGCCCCCGTGCCTGTCCCCGTGCTGCCGATGACTGACCACAGCGCCGGTCGTGTGCTTCCCGAGTTCTCGCCACCCGAGACCCGAGAACCCGAGACCCTTCCAGTACCCGAACCCCAGACCTGCACCTGCGATGCGGTGGAGCCGCCCGGCGGGTGGCAAGGCGCGGTGCCGCTGCCGTGTCCCGTTCACGAGATCCGAGAACCCGAGGACGACATGGCGAAGACGGTGCAGCGTGGGGACGTGACCGCATGGGTACGCGACCAGTACACCCCGGGGATGAAGTTTGCCGACATCATCCGGCTGGCGACTCGCGAGAAGGTGCCGTTCAAGTCCAGCTCGATCTCGGCGGCGTTCTACACGATCAAGCGAGAGGTCGGTGTGGCTGCGAAGCCTGCGAAGCCCGCGCCGCCGCCCGCCGAGACTCTCGACCAGCGCGCCGTTGCTATCGCGCGAGACATCGTGGCGGTGCAGGCGGTCCCGGTCCCACCCCCGGCCCCGCCGGTGCCCGCGCCGAACGGCGACGAGCTGGTGCGGCTGGTGGATGAGGTGATGGCCGGGCTGGCGCTGGTCCGTGAGGCCGCCGTCCGCATGGCCGCCGACCGCGAGAAGATGGCGAAGATTCTGGAGCTGGCCCAGCAGCTTGGAGTGAGCTAATGCAACGCGCCGCGACCCGCTTGCCGCCCCCGGACGACCCGCAGATCCGCACGCTCGACGTGCACGTCAAGGGCGACCGGGGCCACCTGATCGGCCGGGCCTCGGTCCCGGCGGAGCTGCTGCTCGACTTCGAGGCCGCATGGCAGGCGTTTCACGCCAAGCACCCGCACTACACGCTGGAGCAGTTCCTGCGCTACGTGCTCATCAAGGGGACCATCATCGCGGTCCGCCGGGTGGTGTTCAACACGATCCCGGAGCCGACGCTCTTCTTCAAGGGGACGGATTGACATCCGGCGGGGACACCCGCATACTCAGGGTTTTTCCGAGGGGTTAATGCCGGATTCCGGGCTCATCTGTCACCGGGCTCACGCGGGAGGTCTGTAATGGAGTTTGAACACCTGCGGCCGGTGATTATCGCGGCCCTCCTGCGGTTCGGCAAAGGCCGGGTGCGGACCGATGACCTTGAGGACTTGGAGCAGGAAGTCCTGCTCCGCCTCGTCCGGGCCACCCAATCCCCCACGGCGGCCTACAACCCGGCGCGCGGCGCGCTGACCACCTACGTGTATCTCGTCACCCGCAGCGTGTTGTACAACGCCTTCGCGAAGAACAGCCGCGACCCGAGCAACCACGCGCTCCGGCTGGAGGTCACCGCGACCGGGGCCCCGCTGGCCATCGCGGCCGAGAACATCTGCTCCCTGCGGGATGACCGCATCGAGACCCGGCTGGCCGCCGCCGATGTGCTGGCCAAGCTCCGGGCGGTCGCCGACGCGACCAGCGACAACGCGCGCCTGCTGGCGCGCTACGTCGAAACGTGCGAACAGCTCACGGGCGAGGCGACGGAGTACCGGGTGGCCCGGGCGATGGGCGTGCCGGTGCGACTGGTCCAGCAGGTCCGCCAGCAAGCCCGCGCCCTGCTGGCTACGCTCGGGGCCGCGTGACGTGGCCGCCGGGGCCCGCCCGCATCCCGAACGCCAGCGGAAGGGACCGCTGAAGCAGATCAAGCGGTTGATCCGCCGCGCCATCGGCGGCGGCTACAATCAGGCGCTCGTGGAGCTGGAATGCGGGCACATCGTCAAGACCAACTCGAAGCGCCGGGCCCGGTGCGACCGGTGTGACCCTGACCCCAAGCTGACCGACGACGGTGCGTGAACTGACCACCGTTCTGCACGACTTCAACCCGGGGGGGTTGGTTGCGCCTGCGCTCGCGCCCGCCCCGGCGCAGGGCAGCTACGCGGCCCTGCCGATGGTCCCGGAGTTCCGGGCCTGCACGGCGTGCACGGCCCGAGCGGAAGCCCGGCAGGTGGTGGTTGGGGTCGGCCCGGTCGATGCGGTCGGCATGGTCATCGGCCAGAACCCCGGCCACGAGGAAGACCTCGCCGGGGTGCCGTTCATCGGCGCGGGCGGGGAGCTGCTGGACGAGTGGCTCACCCGACTCGGCTTGGACCGGAACAAGCTCGTCATTACGAACGCCTGCAAGTGCCACACCCTGAATAACCGCGTGCCCCGGACCCTTGAGCTGAAGACCTGCTACGCGCAGACGGTCTCGAAAGAACTGGAGGCGCTCACCCGGCTCCAAGTCCTGTTCCCGGTTGGCAAACCGGCGGTGTCCGTGCTGCTGGGGAAGGCCGCGCCCCCGATGACCCCCTTGATGGCGCACTACTTCCTCGTCCGGGCCACCGGGCCGGGGGTGGTGCGTGACTTCCACGTCTTCCCGCTCCCGCACCCGGCGTTTCTCCTGCGGGCCCGCCATCTCAGTGCCCTGATGCTGACGGTCCTCTCGCATGTCCGCCGGACGTTGGAACAGTCGCTGCCGGAGGCATATGCCCAGATGCAGAAAGTCAGGTGACCGATGAAACTCAGTACCGCCGAGATCACCGAGGTCTACGAAGAGATTGGCCAGATGCGGGTCCAGTTGGACCCCAACCCGAACCGGGGCCTACAGTACGTCAAGGAGCGGCTGACCCTGTGCCGCGCCATGCAGGACCGGCTGGGGGAGCTGCTCCTGCTGTGCAGCCGGGCGTATAGCGACGTGCTGACCGAGGAGCTGTCGGTCAAGACCGACAAGCAGCTCAACCCGCCGCCGCCCGACACCACCATCGTCGCGCAGCGGCTCGCTCGGATCGCCGCCGACAAGGAAGAGCACGCCACGCTGGTGAAGATGCTGAAGCTCCAGCACACCTTGCTTGGCCGCACCTCGCAGGACATCCGGCTGCTGGCGGACCTCACCAAGGAGCAGATCAAGCTCGGCGAGATCGACCCGCACGAAGCCGGGCTGGTGGAGCATGTCCCGCCGGAAGACCTGTCGCCGGTCCCGCACGTCCCGCCGGTGGACTCATCTGCGGATCAATCCTCGACTTTGGGGCCGCCCTCGGCTATAATCGAGTCCATGAACACGGTCGTGGCCCTCCCGCAGTTTCCGGGCCCGGACCTGCCGGTGATGACCACCGAGCCGGTCACCAACTACGAGGAACTGTTTGGAGCATTGAATGGTAAGCACAGCAACGGTGAGCATTCCTGACCCGGTCGAGCCGGTCAGCGAGGCCGCGCGGCGCGACCGGGTCTACAAAGCCGTGGCGGACCACGTCAGTGAGCTGGTGGACGCCCGGGTCCGCGACGTGGTCGAGCGCCAGATGGCCAGCCTCGCAGCGGCCCCGGAGGGGGAGCCCGTACCGGACGTGCGGGTGACGCTGGACCTGCCGACCGGCAAGGCGATTCTGGCGGGCATTACCGAGATCATCTTCACGGCGGCGCTCCGGGAGGGCTACTTCCGCTTCCCGGACGGCTACGGGAGCTTCCGGGTGCAGCGGCTGACGGCGAACCCGCGCCCCAAGCGCCTGCCCACCGGGGTGACGGTCAAGATGCCGACCAACCGGGTGAAGTTCAAGTACGAGGATGGCGCGGCGGTCCGCGAAGCCTTGGGCCTGTCGAAGAAGACCAACTACGTGCGCCGGTACGACCGGGAGAGCCGCCTGTCGGAGCACACGAAGGAACTGCTGACAAATCGGGAGGCATAGCCTCCCGGTTCGCTGTATAACGCTCTGTACGTCGTCGCATCGCACACAGAAACAGACACAGCCACGCACAGCCAAGCCAAGAAACAGAGGTCTTCCATGAGCGAGTTCAACCCGACGGAAAGTCAGGGGCTGACAACGCAGTCCCAGCAGCCGCGCCAGCCGCAGATCCGCCAGATCGCCCCCAACATCGAGCAGACCGACTTCTCCGACGAGTCGGTGAAGAAGTACGAGTTCGAGTTGTACTCGGGGAAGAGCAACCAGACCGACCGCATCTACATCCCGTGGACCGGCGGGGTGATGAAGACCCGGACGCACTTCGTGGAGCGCGGCACGACCAAGTTCTCGATCATCTGCCGCAGTCAGTACGTCCGCCGCCCGGATGGCAGCGGGGAAGACCTCGTGCAGGAGGGGGCCTGCTGCAAGGTGCTGGGCAGCTCCGCGCCGCGCTTTGCGGTCCTCATCGTCCAGTACGCCACCGACCGGACCGGGCAGGTCACGTTGCCCTTCACGTACTTCCGGAAGTTGTGGAAGTTCGGCTCGGACAAGTACCAGCAGATCCGCAACATCGGCCGGGACTTCCCGCTGGAGCAGCATGACCTGAGCGTCTTCTGCCAGCCGGATGGGGAGACCTACCAGAAGCTGCAGATCGGGGCCAAGCCGGACTGCTACGTGCAGCACCCCAAGTTCCCGGAGAACGAGCGCAAGTCGATTCAGGATTGGGCCCACGCCAGCTTCAACAAGCTGCAGCGGGAGATGGGGCGGACCTACCCGAACGACACCGAGCTGATGAAGGATCTGCAGCAGGCGGGCGTGCTGACGGCGGCGGGCCCGGCCCCGCAGATGGTGTCCGACACGCCGGTCGCCAACTTCGAGGACGTGATCTCGACGGGCGTCGTCCAGAAGTAGCCACCTCATCCCCTTCAGGGATCCCGACCTCCAGAGGAGGTCGCCCTGCGCGGTGCACCGTGTCGCTGAGATCAAAACAGCGGAGGGGTCCAGTCTCCGGCCCCCGTGTGTGTCCATCCCACCGGGGCGTAAGAACCGTGTGGCCCCCGAGCGGTGGAGATTTCGGGGGCTCTTCCTATGACGCTCACCTGCCCGACCCATTCCGGCTACCGGTGCGGCCGACCCCCGAAGACCGACTGTATAACCTGCTGGGCGGCCTACGGCCGTCGCCGGGCGCTCGATGACGGTCTCAAGAGCCGGGGGAAGGCGAAGGGCGGCGGGCAGTCGAGCAAAAAGAAAGGCCGGGAGGCGGTCCTGCTCGTGGTGGCGACCCTCCGCCATGCGCTGGGGCTGGAAGAGGGCGACGTGTTCGTCAAAGCCACCTCGCAGGGCGGCTGCGATGTGCATCTGAGCCCGGCGGCGCTCCGGAAGTTTCCGTTCTCGGTCGAGGTCAAAAATCAAGAGTCGCTGAACATCTGGGCGGCCTTGCGGCAGGCGGAGCTGAACGCGGTGCCCGGTCGCCCGGCGATTCTGTTCTTCAAGCGGGCGGGCAGCCCCCTGTTTGTCGCCCTGATGGTTCCTGATTTCATGAGGTTGCTGTGTCCCGAGCCGACGCCCACAAGTACCTGAAGAAACTCATGCCGAACGCGATTCCGGTGGCCGGGGAAGCCCCGCCACCCATCGAGTTCATCAGTACGGGCAGTGTTGCGGTGAACTACGTCGCCGGGGGCGGGTTCCCGCGCGGGAAGATCGCGGAAGTCTTCGGCGCGGAGTCGAGCGGCAAGACCACCCTGTGCATCACCGCCTGTGCGCGGGCGCAGCAGGCCGGGCTCTACCCGGTCTACGTGGACATCGAGCGCGGGCTCGACCCGGCGTTCGCCACGAAGATCGGCTTCGACTTCATGGACCCGGAGAAGGGGTGGTATCTCAAACCGGACACGGCGGAGGAAGTGCTGGAGATCATCGAGACGATGTCCACCGATGGCAAGGCCGACCTCATCGTGGTGGACAGCATTCCGGCGATGGTGCCGAAGGCGACCTTCACCGGCAAGATTTCGGAGATCGGGCAGCTCGGGTTCATCGGCCGCATCCTGTCGGCGGCGCTGCCCCGGGTGACCAAGACGATTGAGAACACGCAGACCGCGCTGGTCTTCACCAACCAGCTCCGCGCCAATATCCAGACCGACCAGTGGGCTTCGCGCAGCGCGCCGAAGGAGAAGACGGCGGGTGGCTACGCGCTGAAGTACTTCTCCAGCCTGCGGCTGGAGCTGAAACAACTGAAGAAAAACGCCAAGGTGGTCGAGCAGCCCAGCCCCCTCGATGCCGAGAAGAAAGACATCCTGCCGGTGGCCAGCCGTCACAGCGTGACCGCCTTCAAAAACAAGGTCTCGACCCCGTACCGCAGCACCGAGTTCTACATCCGCTACGACCCGTTCAACAACCTCTGGGGGATTGACGACCTGCAGGCGATTCTGGATATTGCGGTCGGCAAGGGGATGATTGAGGCGAGGGGCGGGGGCAACTACTGGTATACTGTCGGGAAAGAACCGCCGGTGAAGCTCAAGGGCGAGGACAACCTCTACAACTGGTTCGCCGCGCACCCGGAGCAGACGGCGGCTCTGAAGGCGGCGCTACAGGTATGACCGACATAGTGTTCACATCGTACCGGAAGAAGCAACTGGCAGAACTGCGTCCCTATGTGCCGGGAGAGCCGATGGACGGCATCTCGGTGGCTGCGGTGGACACGGCGAACGGGTCGCCTCAAGAGGGCGACATGATCGCCCGGAACCCGGTCAACCATCAGGACCAGTGGCTGGTGGCGAAGCAGTACTTTGCTGACAATTTCGAGCCCGTCGAGTCATGACCCTCGCGGAAGCGGTCAAGGCCGGGCACAAGCGGGTCCGGCAGCCGCACTGGGCATTCGCGGAAGACTACCTGCTGATCGACATCTACGTCGAGGAGGGCGGGATGGTGCTCTGTGGGCCGTGGGCCAAGCTCTACTCGCCGACGCAGCTTGCCGTCGCCGGGATGGAGCGGCCGCAGATGCTCCTGATGGTGGGGGATACGACCCGGACGTGGGAGCCCTACACGGGGTCACCGGCCCCTGACGAGGCCCCGAGCAAGGATGAGCGCGCGAGGGGGCCGTTCGATGACTGAGGCGCAAACGACCGCGCTGCTGTACCACTGTCGGCTGGCGACGGAGACCATTCACCCTCGGTTTCGCTACCGGCTGGGCCGCTACGGTATTCTCCTGACGGTCAACAGCGGGTACGAGTGACTGGAGGCTGGGTTCGGCGGGCCCGTGTGGCACGCCTCAGTCTCGTGTCAGATACGTGGTTACCCGCTGGGGCGGTTGTGGGCGGTCGCCGAGGACATCTTGTCGGGCGTCGGGGACGCGCGGCTGGGTGAGTGGCGGGAGACCGGGACGCTCGCCGTGCACCTGCGGCGGCGGCTGACACTGATGGAGGCCATCGGGATTCCTGTGGTGGACGTGCGCGGCACGGATGAAGGGTGGCTGCGGCGCGCGGCGATCCGGCCGTTCCTGCCGCCGCAGTTCGCGCACGTGCCGGATGAGCAACTGGTATGAGCGACTTCGACTTCCTTATCAAAGCGTCGGTGACCTCCGCGATTGCGCGGCCGCGCACCTTCCTGAACATCGTGCTCGACAAGTCCAGCTCGATGGGGAAGGTGCGGGAGGCGACCATCGACGCCTACAACGCCTTCCTCGACGGCCAGCGGACGGACCGGGTCGATGAGCTGTTCGTCACCCTGACGCAGTTCAGCGACCGCGAGCAGATCGAAGTGTCCTACCGGGTGAAGCCCATCGCGGAGGTGCGCCCGCTCACGCAGGCGACCTACATCCCGGACGGCATGACGGCGCTCTACGACGGGGTGGTCCGGACCCTCGCCGCGATGGACCGCGAAGTCGGCCCGCAGGCGCGGGTGCTCACGGTGGTGCTGACCGACGGCAACGACAACAGCAGCCGCGAGGTCGAGCACGCCGGTGAGCTGGCGGCGATCATCCGCGAGTACGAGCGGCGGGGGAACTGGACCTTCGTCCTGTTGGCAGCGGATCTCAATGCGTACAAGGCCGGGGCGTCGATGGGGTTCCGGCCGGGCAACGTGCAGTCCTACGCGGCCGCGCATGTCGGCGAGGCGCTGGCGACCGTGGCGCGCGGGGTGACGGCCTACCGGCACGGCGACCAGATGCAGACCGGGGAGTTCTTCACCGCGCGCAAGTTCCGGCGGACCCAGTGGGTGCAGGACGAAGTCCCCTCGACCGGCTGATCGACGCGGTCGTGCGCTGTGCCTGTTGCGGCGCGGGGTTGGGGCAGTGCTCCTGTGCCCGTACCGATCACGTGTGGTGCGGGAGCTGTCACCGGTGCGTCTGGCACTGTGAGGCGACCCCGGCGTGTGACCGCTGGTGGCGGAAGCTGGCGGCGGACTTGAAGCGCGCGGAAGACGACATTGGCGGAGGATCCTGACAAAGCCCTGCACACGGTCCGCTCGCTGATTCAGCGGACGGTGGCCACGACGCCTCGGCCCGAGGGCGAGTCGGCGGCGTACCGGGCGTGTGCCCTGATTCGCAAGCACGGCCTCGAAGTGGTGGATCCCAGTGAGATCGATGAGATCCTCCGCGAGAACGAGGAGCTGAAGCAGAAGGTGCTGCAGCTTGAAGCGGGCCTGACCGCTGACGATCTCGTGGCGATGACCCGGGCGGCGCAGGCGCTCGGCGCGCAGGTGGCGCAGGCGGCCAACACGGCGCACGTGGCGGCCAGTGCGGCGGTGAGCCCGCCGATGCGCGACCCGGCCACGATCCGCTCGAAGTACCGGGGCCATTGCAAACACTGCGGCAAGACCTACCACCCGGATGACTACATCCTGTGGCGGAAGAACGTCGGCACGTGGTGTGAGTACCCGGCGACCTGTTACGACCAGTGGCTGGCGGCGCGGTCGGCGCTGCAGAACTTTGCAGCGGCGGTGTTCCCGTGAGTGGGACCGTGGTGCCCGGCTTCGTGCCGACGCCGCCGACGCCGCCTCCGCCGCCGAGGTCGCTGGTGGACGCGGAGGCCGCGTACCGAGTCGTGATTGCGGGGAGTGGCGGTCACTGCCCCTGCTGCCATCGTTGGGGCAAGATCATGAAGCGCCGGGTCAACGAGACGATGGCGAAGGCGCTCATGTGGATGTACAAGCATCACCATCTGAGTTGGGTCAACATGCCGACGGTGGCCCCCCGGTGGGCCATTCGCAACCGTGAGTACACCCGGTTGAACTACTGGGGCTTGGTCGAACTGCAGCCGAATGTTGACGACCCGTCGAAGCGCACAACGGGCGTCTGGCGAGTCACGTCACACGGCGAACAGTGGCTGCAGGGGTCGGTGCGGATCGCGCAGGCGGTGTTGGTGTTTGACGATCAGGTGATCGACCAGATGCCCGAAACGATAGCCGTGGCGGACTGTTTCGGGGTGCATTTTGACTACGCCGCGCTGATGGCGGGTCTGTGACGCGCGCTGTATAACCTGCCAATGGTCATCACCGTCAAGGACTTCCAAGCGATTGGCCACGCCGCACTGGTGGCCGAGGGCCTCACCGTCATCGTCGGCCCGTCCGACCGGGGCAAGAGCGCGCTGCTCCGGGCGGTGGAGGCCGGACTCTTCAACCGCACCGGGGACGGGTTTGTCCGGGTCGGGCGGACGGCCGCCCGCGTGCAGCTCGTGCTCGACGGCGGCGCGCGCCACGACATCGCGTGGGAGAAGGGCGGCGGGGTCAACCGCTTTCTGGTGGATGGGGTGGAGTACGGGCGTGTCGGCCGGGACGCGCCGCCCATCCTCCGGGAGCTGGGGTTTCGGGACGAGCTGATCGGCGCGCGGGTCATTGACGACGGGACGACGCTCGGCGGCGCGCTCATGCGCCCGCAGGTGGCCCGCCAGTTCGACGGGCCGTTCCTGCTCGACCAGAGCGGGAGCTTTGTCAACGAGACCATGGTCAAGCTGTCCCGGCTGGGGGTGCTGCAGCGGGCGAACCGGGCGTGCTCCAGCGACCTGCGGGGGGCCAAGCAGCGGCTGGGCGCGCAGCAGGAGCTGGCCCTGACCTACCGGGCGGCGGCAGACAAACTGCAGCCCGTCGTCGCTCTGCGGGCCCGGGTCGAGACGCTCGCCCAGATGGCGGTCGATGTCGAGGCGGCTGAGACGAAACTGGCGGCGCTCAAAACGCTGGTGGCCCAACGTGCAACGATCCGGCCGCTGGCTGAGACGATTCTGCCGGTTCGTGAACCGATGGAGCCGACGATCCGGCGTGGGCTGGTGACGGCGACCCTGCGGGCGTATGTGACCCAGCGGGCCGCTGCGTGGTCGTCGTTCGCGGTGGACCTGCCACCGGCGGCAACCCGGCCGGAGAAGCGCTGGTGGAAGCGGGGGGAGTCACTCGGTTTGCTCGCGCCCCTGTTGGCGGACAGGCGGCGTGTGCTCGCGAGAACCGGTGTGCTCCCCCCGCCGCGTGCACTCGACCCGGCGGTCCGCGAGCGGGGCCGGTTGTACCCGACGCTGTGGGCGCTCACGGTGAACCGGCGCAGTCTGGTTGGGTTGGCCGCTGCCATGGAGGCGCAGGTGGCCCAGTGGACGACGGCGTGTGTCGAGTCGGATATGGCGCTGACGGCCCTTAAGCGTGAGCTGAAGGTCTGCCCGATGTGCGACAGACCCTTCGCGGCGGTGTTCGCATGAGCATGACCCAAAACGAGCTGAGACTCTTCGACGAGCTGCGGCACCTGATCGCCGCCCTCGACCGGCACCTCAGCCGGGTGCAGGAGCAGGTCACCACGCTGGCGCACGAGGTGAACGAGCTGAAGCGGAAGCTGCCACCGCTGGACTTGCGGGGGAAGCAGTGAGGCTCGCGCTTGTATAACCTTCCAGTACGATGCCCAAAGACGCCTCGCCGTGGCTGATCGCCGAGCGGGCCCGGTGCCGGGCGGAGGGTCTGCGCTACGCCAAGCAGCAGATCGAAGCGCTCGGTGTCCGGGAGGCGTTGGAGGCGATTGACGCGCGGATCGCCTACTACGAGGGCGTGATGGCAGACCCGAAGCCGACCGGGATTCCGGGCGAGTGACGTGGGGATGTGGTGGTACTGCCGCCGGTGCTGGCATGACTGGCTGGTGCATTACACGACCGGGCAGATGACCTGCCCGAAGTGCGGCTCGATAGATATTCGGAAAGCGAGACGTGACGACTGATGCCCGCTGACGAGACGATCCCGCCTGCCTATACCGTGGTCGAAGAGACGCCCGGGTGCGCGACGTGTGGCCATGGGCGGACGTGGGCGGTGATCGGCCCCGGCGGCGTGGCCGAGAGCATCTCCTACGTGGACGAGGAAGACGCGGCGTCGGCCGCCGACGCGCTGAACGAAGCGTTCGCGTTCGGCCGGGACAGCGCGAAGAAGCCATGATCCTTGTCCACCTGAACGACACGCACCTGCACCACAAGAACCCGGTCAGCCGGACTGACACGTTCAACGACGAGGTCTTTCTGGTGCTCGGGCAGGTGGCGCGCATTGCCCGGCACGTCAAGGCCGACGCCATCTGTCACGCGGGCGACTGGTTCCACAAGGCCAGCCGGGTGCCATGGCCGCCGCTGGTGCAGCTCCTCATGTGGGCGTCGGACCTGATGCGGGACGGCATCCGTGTCCTGACCATCCCCGGGAACCACGATCTGGAGCAGGACCGCTACGATTCGCTGAGCGGGCTGCCGATTGGTGCGCTCTTCGAGTCGGGCCTGTTCTACAACGTCTCCGGGCTGCCGTCGCACGGCGGGCGGATCTACGGCGTGCCGTGGCCGCTGGCGGCGCAGCCGCTGGAGAAGTGGCCTGTGATCCCCGAGACCGCGCAGGTGGTGATGGCACACTGTTTCGCCACCCCGGAGGGCCAGCCGCGCTGGGGCCAGCACTGCCAGCGCTACGACGAGCTGGCCGCGTTCGCCCCGCACGTGCGCGTGTGGCACTTCGGGCACGACCACACCGACCACGGGGTCTGGTCCGCGACCAATGGGGCGAAGTTCATCAACCTCGGGGCGGCGGCGCGCGGCGTGTTGGACTACGACACGCTGACCCGGCAGGTCAAGGTCGCGGTCAGCCGGGTGGACGGCTTCAAGGCGGAAGTGCAGCAGATCGCGCTCAAGCTCCGGCCGGTCAGCGAGGTCTTCGACCTCGACCTGCGGGAGCAGAAGCAGCGCGAGTCGGCCGAGATCGCGCAGTTCGTCCAGCAGCTCCACGGCGCGCTGCCCAGCCTGCTGACGGTGGACTACCTCGCCCTGCTGGACGGGCTCGGGCTGGAGCAGTCGGTGCGCTCGATGGTCGATGCGTATATCGCACGGTCGGAGGAAACCGTCTGAGGAGGATGCCGATGGAGACAGGGTGGTACCGTCTGACCAGTGGTGAAGCGGTCTACGTGGTGGGAGAGCATGGCGACGAAGTACTGGTCTCCAATCGCGGGGGCCTCAAGACTTCGCTGGTCAGCAAGCAGGCGGTGGCGTTCAAACTTGATGAGTTTCCCCGGGAAGTGGCGGGTGATCAGCGCCCGCGAGGCCGCGCATGAACGTCGGTCTGGTGTGGCCGTTGAGCCCCACGGAGTTCCCGCCCCCGGACTTTCTCCGGCACGTGCGCGAGCAGACGCTGGCGACCCATCTGCGCTTCGATCTGGACTACCGGCGCACCGATGCCGAGGCGCTGGTGGACGCGGTGCGCGGGGCCGGGTTCATCCCGCTCCCCATCCTCAACTGGCCGTGGAGCGAGGGGCACCAGCCAGACCTCGGCCGCTACTGCACGGCGGCGGTGGGGCTGGTGGGGCGTTCGGCGCTGGACGAGATCGAGATCCTCAACGAGCCGCGCATTATGGGCGGGCTGGACGGCACCCGCTACGGATCGCTAGCACGTGCCGCGTGCACGTGGGTCCGGTCCATGCGCCGGGCGGTCCGTATCCTGCTCGCCGGGGACTACCTGCAACCAGACCGTGCCGGGCCGCAGATCCGGCGCGACTGGATCGATGATGTGCGCGCGGTGGTGCCCGACGATCTCTACGACGTGGTGGCGCTGCACACCTACCGTGAGCCCGCGCCGCCCGAGACCACGCGCTACGAGAGTCGGCAGCGGGAGTGGCACGCCATCGTCAAGCCCCTGCCTGCGAACGTGCCCACACAGGTGACTGAAGTCGGGTGGAACCTGCACGGGGTCAGCCTGCAGGAGCAGGGGGACTACATCGGCCGCGAGCTGGTCATCAACCGTGACCTCGGCATCGGGGCCACGTATCTCTTCGCGCCGATCCCGGGCAACAGCGAGAGTGACTTCGGCTTGTTCGAGCATGACTGGACGCCGCGCCCGTCGGCGCTGGCGATCCGGGCGTTTCAGCTCGGCGCGGTCTAGGGAGCGATGGTGACGCTGAACGTCACGCCTGAAGAGTACGCCTACATTCAAACGGCGGCGCTCGACGCCGTTGATTTGAACGGCCAATTCTGTGAGGCAGAGTTCATCCGGTTCATGTGGATACGCTTCGGTATCAGTGCCGGTCGGTATGAAGTCGTGGTGCGGACCGACGTGCCCTCGATTCCGTGGCTGACCAAGGGTGTGCACCGGTTCGGTCCAGACCGTGACGCATGGGGAGGCAGGGTCAGCCTATGACGCATACCCGGCAGATGGCGGACAGCGAAGGGGACTTCGGGCAGTGGACGCTTGTAGAACGACCTTGTCACCATGTGGTCGCGGTGAGTGGTCTCGTGTGTGGGCATCCCGTGGAGCGACGGGTCTGGGAGTCCAGTGACGGAGCCTACGAAGACTACCAGTTCCGCTGCGTCGGCGGCGGGCATGTCTGGTGGGTTGATGGCATCGACAGTTGAGGGAGGGTAGCGTGGCGCGACAGGTGCTCGTTCTCGAAGAAATCGTGGCCATTCTGCAGGCGGTCGGGATTCCGGACGGCCCCATCGACAAATTCAAGGAACACGCCGCGCGGATCATCGGCTCCAAGAACGAGCAGGGCACCGACGCGCTGACCATCAGCTCGGGGTTCGGTCAGAAGTCGCAGGTCGGCTTTGTGGACCTGACGGTGAACGACACGCGGATCCAGATGCCCATCGAGAAGGCGCGGGAGGTCGGCATCATGCTCCTGAACGCGGCGGAGGCGGCGGCCAGCGACCAGATGTTCGTCACCCTGCTGCAGAAGTCCGGGCTCGACAACCCGGAGACGGTCGGCGGCGTGCTGCTGGAGCTGCGGGAGATCCGGCAGGGGACCAAGGGTATTTCGTGGCCGTCCTGACCGCCGCTGTATAACCCGACATGGTGCGGCTGGTGTACGTCCGCCCCCTCACGGACAAGCAAGGGGTCGCCCTTGGCTTCCCGCCCGAGACGTGGCGCGGCAAGTGGTTCTGGTTTTGGTACTGGAGTCCGTCGTGGGCGGTCTGGGCGCGCTGGGTGCGGCGGCGGGTGACTCGTCGGTTCCGGAGGGCGTAGATGGCAGTGGCGAAGCAGGACACGGCAGGGCAGCTTCAGGCGCTCAAGGACAAGGCGGCGCAGGCGGACCGCGAGCGCGCGGCCGCCGAGGCGCGGGTGGCCGAGGCGAAGCGGCGGCTCAAGGAAATTGACGACCAGATTCTGGCGCTCGGGGTGAAGCCCGAGGAGGCCGAGGCGCGGGTCACCCAGCTCGAAGCGGAGCTGGCCACCGACATCGCGGCGCTCGACACGGCGCTCGACGCGGAGCTGGCGGCCTACCGGGCGCTGGGCGGGTAGCCATGGACGATACCGACTCCCCGTTCGACCCGAACCAGCCGGTCATCCCGGTGGTAGTAGACCTGACCGCCCAGCCCGGCGACGTGCGCTATGCGTGCCTGAAGTGCGGGTGGTCCGTGACGCTCAAGCCGGAGGGCGAAGCGCTGTGGACCCGGCACAGCGCGGTGATCCCGACGTGCCGCCGGGACAAGGTGCTCCTGATCCGCACGGTGGTTTTGTGAACCGGCGCGTCGAGCAGCTCCAGCGCGGGGTCGATGCGCTCTATGGCCGCTGGCAGGCTGCCGACGAGCAGGCCAGCACGGCGGATGCAGCGATCCCGCCGATGGCCGAGCAGGTCCGGCTCCTTACCCTCAGCGAAGCGGCGCTCACTGCTCTACTGGGGAAAGTGAGCGAGGAGAGCCTGCGCTCGGTCGAGGGCACCGTGACCTACGGGCTGCGGGTGGTCTTCGATGACCATCCGCTGACGTTCCGCTTCAAGGCTACTACTGCGAGGGGCGGGCAGGTGCTGGAGCCCCTGCTGATCTACGCGGGCGTCGAGCAGCCGATTCTGGACGCCTTCGGCGGCGGCCCGGCGCAGGTGGTCGCCTTCCTGCTGCGGCTGCTGGTCTGCCACCGGCTCGGGCTCTACCCGCTCATTCTGCTGGACGAGAGCTTTAGCATGGTCAGCGCGCAGTACGTGCCGAATGTGGCGAAGCTCCTGCGGGAGTTATCGGAGCAGATGCAGTTCACGTTCATCTTGGTGACGCATCAGCCGAGTTTTACCGAGCACGCCACTCACGCCTATGAAGTCAGCGAGACTTCCGACGGCGCGACGTTTGTGGAGCGGCAGCCATGAAGATCGTCCACATTCTCAAAGCGGGGCAGGCCCTGTGCGGGCTGGACGGCACGCCGGACCAGTGGCCCGCGAATCACTACTGGGTCGATGAGTACCACGTCAAGGACGCTACCTGTGAGGGTTGTCTGGCCAGCGTCCCGAAGCTCAAAGCCGCGCATATCCGGGGGCGGCGGTGATCGCATGGCTGGACGAGTTCGTCAGTGACTGCGCCACCCGGCTGGCGCAGCTCCCACCGACGCACGCGGTCCGCACCTATCTGGCAGGCCGGGCTGTGTCCCCGGCGTATCAGGCGAGCTACCGGGTCGGCTGGCTGGAAGTGCCCACCGCGCAGCACGCGACCCCGGCGTTCTGGACGTGGCTGCAGCGCTACGGCTGGGAGAGCTATGTCTTCCCACTCACCGACCCATGGGGCGCGGTGACCGGGGTCGTGCTGCGGAGCCTGCCCGAGAAGCGCTACCAGAACTACATTGCCTACCCGAAAGACCTGTGCCCGCCGTGCTTCGGGCTGCACACCGCCCTGCCGGTGATGTTCCAGACCCAGCAGGTGGTCTTGGTGGAGGGCGTGTTCGACTACTTCGCGGTGCGCCCGTTCACCCCGGCGGTGCTGGCGCAGCTCACCAGCATCCCGTCGCTCCTGTTGCGGCGTCTGCTGGCGCGCTACGTGACCAAGGTGGTGGCGCTGGCGGACATGGACCTGACCGGGCGGCGCGCGGCCTACCGGCTGGCGGGCGTGCCGGTGCCGGTCGAGTATCGGGATCCGAAGGACCGGGGGCTGCGGCGGCTGGACCCGCCACCGTTCCATGTGGTCGTGCCTGCGTACTCCGCGCATGACCCGTCGTCGCTCTGGGCGGAAGGTAAGGTAGACGAACTACAACGGCTCGTTCGGTTGTGAGGGGAGCATCGTGATGAACGGAAGAATCGCGCGTCTGGTGGTGGAGAAGGGGTTCGGGTTCGTGCGGGGGGATGACGATAGTGTCGAGCGGTTCTTCCATCGCTCGGCGGTCGTGGGCCAGCCCTTCGAGTTGCTACAGGAAGGGCAGCCGGTCGTGTTCGAGGAGGAACAGAGCGCCAAGGGGCCACGGGCGCGACGGGTGGAAGTCGCCTGAGCGAGTGGCTGGTGGACGAGTGGCGGCTGCTCGATTGGGTGCTGATCGCGGCGTGCTGCTGGTTTTCCTACCGGCTCTACCGGCTGGAAAGAAAATAGTTGACAGTAATACCGACCCGTGGCATTATGAGGTTGTCGATGGCGCTGGCCTGCACTCAAGCAAGCAGCGACTAGGCGACAGGAGCCTCACCCTCATGAAACAGGGACGTTCGTTACAGGACATCGCGGCCGAGCTGGAACGCCAGACGAAGAGCCGTGCCGACTACATCGCGCCGCAGGGCGCGCTCGACGCCAAGGTGCTCGACGGGGAGATTGTCCTCGACGGGCTGAACGGCGACCCCAAGCGGATCTCGCCCTACGCCCACAAGCAGTTCGCGGATCACCTCGCTATCCCGGCGCGCTACTACGACCGGATGCGGACCGAGCAGCCGACTCTGCTGGCCGCCAACCTGAACACGTGGCTCAAGGCCCAGCCCGAAGAGAAGCGGATGCTCCGCACGCTCGACGGCCGGGTGCGCGGGTTCCTCTCCCCGAAGTTTCGGCCGCTCGACAACTTCGACCTCGCCAACGCGGTGCTGCCCACCTTGCTCGAACGGAAGGTGCAGATTGTCAGCGCGGAGCTGACCGAGACGCGCCTCTACATCAAGGGCATCCTGCCGGAGCTGTCCGACGAACTGCCGGAGGGCATGGCGTGGGGGCACGGGCACGGGATGGTCGGACGCGACGGACGGCTCGTGGCGGCCATCGTCATCAGCAACAGCGAGGTCGGCGCGGGCACGCTCCGGGTCGAGCCCTCGGTGTTCACCACGTGGTGCACCAACTTGGCCATCATGGCCGCTGCCGCGATGAAGAAGTATCACATCGGGCGCGCATGGGAAGCCGACGAAGACCTGAGCATCTACCGGGACGCGACTCGTGCGGCCGATGACCGGGCGTTCTTCATGAAGGTGGTCGATGTCACGAAGTCGGCCTTCGAGTTGGACACCTTCAAGGCGGCGGTCGCCTCCATCCGCGAAGCGGGGAAGAACGACATCAAGTCCACCGAGCTGCCGAAGGTGGTGGATCTGGCGGTCAAGCAGTTGGCCCTGCCGGAAGCCACGAGCGGCGGCATCCTGAGCATCCTCGCCCGGAACGGTGACCTGACGCAGTGGGGGCTGTCGAGCGCGATTACGCAGCTCGCCAACGACTACGCCGATTACGAAGGGGCCACCGAGCTGGAGCGGGCTGGCGGGAAGATTCTCGCCCTGCCGCCGAAGGCATGGGCCGCGATTGCGGAGGCCGCCTAAGGTCTCCGTATGCAGAGCCGGTCTGATCAGCCGGAAAGGACTGACGGTCGGGGGATGGGGAGCCGCAAGGCGATGAACCGCTCTCAGCCGGGGAACCAGTCTCACGGGGGCCTCCGAGGCCCCCTTCTTCTTTAGTAGGGAGGCACAATGTGACGATCATCGCACGCGCCGAGGCCATCGCCCGAAGCGCGCACACGGGACAAGTAGACAAGGCGGGGGCGGACTACATCAAGCACGTCGAGCGGGTGGTCGGCCGGGTCGCGTCTGAGGACGCCAAAGCGGTGGCATGGCTGCACGATGTCATCGAGGACACGTCGATGACAGCGGATGACCTGCGCGCAGCGGGCATCCCGGAGCCGGTGCTGGAAGCGGTCGAGCTGCTGACGCGGCCGAAGGCGGACCCGGAGTACAGCTACGCCGAGTACATCGACGCGCTCTGGGAGTCCGGGAACCTGCTGGCCCTCGAAGTCAAGGTGGCCGACCTCGAAGACCACTTGACTGAACTGAATCAGGATGTCGCGGCGAGCCTGCCGCCCAAGCTCAGACCCCGGTACGAGAAGGCGCTGGCGAAGCTGAGCCCGGCGCTGGTGTTCCGGACATGAGCGGTACACCAGAACCCGGCCGCGAGGTCTACTACACCTACGGGAACCAAGGCGAGGTCGAGCTGCCCGCGCACGCCCGGCTGCGGATCTACCTGCCGGGGACCGGATCGTCTCACCAGCGGTGGGTCGAGATCGCCGCGACCGACGAGGGCGGGGTCGAGCTGCGCGGGGCGGGCGCGCTGGTGACGGTCCTGAACGCCAGCAACGCCATGCGGGTAGACATCGCCGACCGCTACGAGCGCCGGGAGGACTCGTCCAAGCGGGACTTGGCGGAGGGGGTCTTCGACCGGCTGGCGGCGACCGGGGCCACCTTTGACGATATGTGCGAGCTGGCGCGCGAGCTGAAGCTGCCCGAGTCGGAGCGCTTTCGCAAGGTCAACGACTGGGTCAAGACGGTCGCCAAGACGCTGGCGCGGCGGCTGGCGAAGTGATCCGGGAAGTGCTGACCGAGACGGCGCTCACCGTGGCCTGTGTCTGCGCCCTGCTGGCGATGGTCTTCCGCTGGGTGCTGTGATGCAGCAGGTCATTCGCTACGCGCACATGGGCACGCTGACGCTCGGTGACCCGCCGAAGACGCAGACGATTCGGTTCGCGCACGGCGGGACGATGGAGGTGGCTCGTGAGTGCGTTCTTGCTGATGTGGGTGATCTACCACGGCATGAAGGACCGGCCCGGCCCGTACACGGTGCGGCGCTGGGAGGTCGGTCCCGGTGTGTTGGTGGCGACCGGTGACGCCCGGGACGCGCTGACGCTGGCGGAGGCCCGCGCGCTGGTGCCCGAGGATACGGTGTGCCTGCCCCGCCACCCGGACGACGATCCGGTTATTGTGGAGGCGTGGGTGTAAGGGATGTCCGGTTCCTCGTGGCCGTCCTGATCTGCCTCGCCACCCTGATGTGGGGCTACGTAGGCTGTCTGGTCGCGCACACCCATCCGCCGCCCCCTATAAACCGCTTCCCTTGACATCTAAGCCCACCTGCGGTATCATACTGCTGGAGGGTAGAGATGGCAGCGAAGCTGATGTACGACACGAAGAGCTGCGGACGCTGCGGCGGGTCCGGGCACTACAGCTACTGCTCGATGTACGGGACGACCTGCTTCGGGTGCCGGGGCCGGAAGACGGTCCTGAGCCGCGCCGGGTCCAAGGCGGCAGCGGCCATCGCCGAGTTCATCACGGCCAACTTCTCGGTGCCGGTCGAAGCGCTAGTGGTCGGTGACAGAATCTCGGTGGACGGGGTGGCCCGGACCATCGAGAGCATCACGACGACGGGCGGCTCGCGCTACGGGGTCGGCACGGACGCCGACGGCAACACCATCTGGGAAGACTATGTGGACCTGACCTTTACCAAGGCGGTGCCGTCACCGTTCGGGGCCTACCGCAGCCACGGCTACTGCAAAGGTATGAAGCTGACCAAGGCGGTCAGCGGCGCGAACTGGGACCGGGTGGTCGCCTTCGCCCGAACTATCAAGAAGGGGGTCACGGTGGTCGAACCGGCCGCCGTGGCGGTATGAAGGACATTGACCGCGCTCACTTGCGAAAGCTCCGGGCCCTGCCGGTTGAGGGCCTGCCGCCGGTCGAGACGCGGCCGCGCTGCCTCTTCTGCTGCAAGCGGCTGAAGCCGGTGGTCCGCAACGTCTGGAGCAAGATGGACCTGACCGGGCCGCTGCGCCACGGTGAGTACCCGGAAGTCGTCCGGCGCGTCTTCGAGGGCTACAAGGGCTACGGGCGGCTCGACCGAAACGAGGGGATGTTCTGCACCATGGGCTGTGCCTACCGCTTCGCCCGCGCCGCCGTCCGGGCAGGCTGGCGGCTCCACAAACCCAGACCCGCCTAAACCGCTGCGCCAGTAATCCATCGGTGCTCCGCTCCTGTGAGGAGCCCCGATGGCGCAATTCCCGCCCCCAGACCACAAGAAGCTCGTTGAACGGGTCAACAGTCAGTACCCGGACCTGCTCCGCACCAACACCAAGGAAGCCTGCAACGAGTTCCTGATGCGGGTGGCGCGCGAGCCGGAGATGGTGGCGGAGAAGTGGGGCCTGCTCTCCAAGCCCGGGGTCGGCAGCCCGGTCCCGGCTGGGTTTACCTACCCGCAGTCCTACCTCGATACGCTCCCGCCCGGCTACGACAAAAACGGCCAGAAGGTCGGCGTCGATGTCCTCGCGCTCCCGGACGGCAACCGGGTGGACATCATCAACGGCAGCGACAACCATCCGGCCCCCGGCGGGCCCGCGTGGAACCCGGTTGCCGAGTACAGCGAGAGCGGCGTCCATCAGTGGCGCAGCACCGATGTCTACGTGGACGTGCGCGGCTGGCCGATCTTCAACAGCCAGAGCGGGCCGGTGGCCGCGCGCATCGCCCGCCTCGGGTGTAGCTGGTTCCCCGCCATCCGCGCGTGGAAGGACTGGCCGGAGCGGGCGGACCAGAACCTCGACTGGATCGAGCGCGAGCTGAACCCGGACTACTACCGGGTGTTCTGCGACCTCAACGGCGAGCCGCACCTGAAGGACGGGCAGGAGGACTTCTGGTCCATGGCCGGGTGTGACATCACCGACCCGAACTGGACGAGCGACTTCCACCGGATGTTCGACAAGTTCATCGCGCGCAAGAAGAAGCTCTGGCTCACCTTGTACGGCAGCGTCACCCACGCGGCGACCGCCGACCAGCAGCGGCGCAACAACGACACCTTCGTCCGGGCGATGGCCGGGCGCTGGGCGTTTTGCGAGCTGGTCTCGGTGGCCAACGAGTACAACGTGAACGGCTGGACCGACGCGCTGGTGCAGGCCGTGGGGAGTGACCTGCGGACGAAGGTGCCTGCCGAGACGATCATCACGCTCAGCACCCCGGCGCTGGCGCACGGGACCAGCGCGGCGCACGAGGCGACCAACGAGGAGATGGCGGAGTCGGCCCGGCGGCTGTACGGGAAGGCGGACCATTCCGGCGCGACCTTCATCACGGTCCACATCTGCCGCGACCGCGCGTCGAAGTGGTCGCACCCGGCGGCGTTCAACGGCATCAAGACGGCGGATGGCTGGACGCCGGGCCTGCCCTACGGGAACGGCGAGCCGCCCGGACCCGGCGCGAGTGCCGGAGGCGACATCGCCGACCCGGTCGTGCTGCTCGGGGACTATCAGGAGACGAGCGAGGCGGGCTGGCCGCGCTACACCCAGCACCATGCGTGGGGCGTCTTCAACGGCGAGCTGCCAGACCAGTACAAGCGCTCGTACGATGTCCTGAACATCTGGGAGCATGACAACATGCTCGCGATCAGCAACGCCATGCGGGACTACCGCGCGGCTACGCCGAGCGCGCCGCCCGCGCCGACGACCCGCTACCAGTTGTTCGCGAACGACCTGCTCCTGCCGGATGAGCAGCTCGTGGCCGCCGGGAAGACCTGTCAGGCGAAGTACGACAAGAACGACGGGAACTTCGTGCTCTACACCGCCGAGGGCGTGGCGGTCTGGGACGCGAAGACGGCAGGCTCCACGCCCGGGAACGTGAAGATGAACCCGGACGGGAACCTCGTCATCTACGACGCGGCGGGCGTGCCCGGCTGGGCCTCGCACACCGACGGGAACCCGGGGGCCATGCTGCAGTTGAACGACGACCTGACCCTCGTCATCTACGCGGATCCCCACGGCCCGACGCCGGGCACGGCGCTGTGGAGCAGCGCAGGCGGGCTGGTGAGTTAATCCGGACTGTCGGTATCAGGCCGCTCCACAACCTGTAGGGTATTGGTAGAGACTTGAGGCCACCTATTGCGTTGTTTCGCCGGTCTGGCGTATAACTGACCTCCGTGCCTTTCCAATGGGCGGTGCTGCAGCTTCGCGAGCCCGGCGAAGCCCTGCCGGTGGCCGACCTCGAACGCGACTTACTGGCCCGCTCGCCTCAGACCGTCATGCGGTTTCCGGCGATTCGCGCGGGCCTGCTGGACCGTGACAACCCGCTCAGCGCGTACGTCTTCGTGAAGCATCCGACGGCCAGCCTATCGCTGGAGGCCAGCCAGTATGCGGCGCGCTACCTGCGTGTGCCGGGCACGTCCCGCCTGCAGGTGGTGACCGAGGCCGAGCTGAAGCAGATGGCCGTGCCGCCTGCGCTGCCGCCGACCGGGACACTGGTCCGGGTGATTGCCGGAGACTGGTCCGACATGGAAGGCATCGTCGTCGCCCAGAACTGCACCAAGGTCGCCGTGCTGCTGGAGCTGTGGAGCAAGCGCGCGGTCATCGAACTGCCCCCCTCCGAACTTCGAGTGGTATGAGCACACACTTCCTGCTGAGCTTGAGCGACGTGAATCTCGACCGGAGCCAGTTCCGCGAGATGGAGACGCTGCACCGGGAGCCGGACTGGCGCTTCGCGGCGAAGTTTCTCGACCGGGTCCGTCTCTTACTGGACCGGGTGCCCCCGGTCGAGCGCGACGTGGTCGAGCTGTACTACTGGGGCAACAAGAAGCAGGACGTGATCGGGCGGATGCTGGGCCTGTCCCAGCAGGCAGTCAGCCATCGGCTGCACTCGGCCTACCGGCGGATCATCTTCATGCTCCAGCAGCAGGAGGTCGCCCCGGCCCAGATGCACGCCGACCTGACGCTGCTCATCCCGAACCCCTTCACCGTCCGGGTGCTCTGTGACTTCGCCACCACCAGTAGCCAGACCGTGACCGCCCAGCGACTGGGCGTGCCGCAGCAGCGGATCTGCTGGCACCTGAACGCGGGCCTCAAGGTGCTACGGGAGTCGCAGGAGCTGGACGCCGTCTTCTACGTGACCTACTTCGAGGATCTGCGGCGGCACCGGAACATCCTGCGCGAGGTGCTGGCCGGGCGGCGGAAGAAACAGGTGACCGATGGAGAGACCGACCGCTACGCCCACTACGCCCGAGGACCGGCCCGAAGTTATTGTGGCGGCGGAGGCGGAGCTGGAGCGGGTCAAGATTGCGATTCTTGAGAAGAACCGCGAGCTGCTGAAGTGTGACGAGGTCGAGCTGCCGCGCGTAGCGCGCGAGCTACAGCGGCTCCGGGTGGCGCTCATCACCCTCAACGAGCTGATCACCAACGTCTCCGACCCCACGGCCAAGCAGGAGATCAGCCTGCTCTCGAAGATGCTGACCGGACGGCTGGAGTCGGGCGAAGGCGAAGCCGAGGAGGCGCTGGAGGTGGACGCGGCCAAGGCGCGGCTGGCCACACAGGGCATCGACCCGGCCTCGGCCGACAACATGGCGCGCGGCCTCCGGGCCCTGCAGGCGGTGATGCTCAACCGTGGAACCCGAAGCCCCGATCCGTCCTAGCGCCGTCGCCGAGGCGGGCGCGTTCCGGCAGGAGCTGGCCGAGAATTTCTTCGCCTACGACGAGATCCGCACCATGCCTGCGGCGGATCAGGAGGCGCTGTTCCAGTTGCTGGCGCGGATTCAGGAGGGCGACACCAGCCTCCTCCGGGACATCTACACGCTGGTCTACGACGAAGTGCCGGTGGACATGGAGCAGTTCGTCCTCGGCCACCGCTTCCTGAACCTGCGCCACCGCATCAATCAGGAGAAGCTGGACATCCTGATTCAGTTCAGTCACCCGTCGGTCCGCAAGCTGTGGTGCGCGGCGGGGTCGGGCGGCGGCAAGAGCTTCATGGTGTCGGTGGTGCAGGCGTGGATGGTCTACCAGCTCCTGTGCCTGAAGCGGCCGGACCTGTTCTACATGCTGGGCCCGGGCTCCAAGATCGCCACCGTCAACCTGAGCGTGGGCAAGGACCAAGCGAAGGACGTGGTCTTCGGCGAGTTCGTCGGCCGCATCAAGGCGTGCCGCTGGTTTATCGGCAAGTTCGAGCCGCAGACCGGCCGGGTGCTCTTCCCCAAGAACGTCTTCGCCCTGTCGGGGGGCTCGGCGGCGACCAGCTACTACGGCTACCACACGATCATGGGCTCGCTCGACGAGGCGAGCTTCATGATCGACCGGCAGGATCGCTCCGTGGCGGAGGAGTTGACCGAGGCGCTGGTCAAGTCGCTTTCGACCCGCTTCCCGAACGCCTACAAGCTGATGGTCATCAGCACCCTGCGCTCGGACGATGATTTCCTCTACACCAACATCCAGCGGATCCGCGAGGAAGGCACCGAGGTGCTGACCCGGCACGACCCCTACGCCCCGCCGAGCTAGCTGTTTGTAGTTGGCGTGTGGATCGTGCTGTACGAGGCGCGATGCCGGTCCTAGTCTCCAACTCGAACGGCGAAGACAGTTCCCCCGCGCACCTGCGGGAGTTCAACCACTGTCACAACCCGACCGGCCCGGGGGGCGGGGAGTTCTGCTCGGCCCCGGATGCCGGGAGCGGCGGGGGCAGGGCGGGCAAGGGGTCGGCGGTCGCGCTGATGCAGCAGGCGCTGATCGGGGTGAAGGAGAACCCCCCGCGCCACCGGGTGCACCTGCCGTACGCCCTCGACCCGGGCATGAACGCCCGCATGCAGGCGCACAGCGACGACCCGAAGGTGCAGTTCGCGTACATGCAGAAAAACTACCCGCGCGTGGTGCGGGCGGCCGAGGCGCTGGTCGCGAGTGTGGCCCCAGCGCACGCGGAGCTGCAACGGGGGCTGACACAGGTGGCGCAGCGGCTCGGGTTTCAGATGCACCACAACCCCGAGGACGAGGCGGCGCTCGCCGACGACAACGACTACGTGTTTATCGGACCGCTCAAGTCCGTGTCGCGCGTGACGACCAAGTCCGCGAAGAAGGGCGGCGATGTCGGGGAGGTGCGGGACATTCTGCGCGGCACGGTGGCCATGCAGGATCTGAACGACTTCCCGGCGACGTTGCACCGCCTCTCCGAGATCGGGGAGATCCTGCACGTCGATGACCGGATGAGCAAGCCCACCCCGGGGGGCTACCGGGACTATCAGGTCATCCTCAAGCTGAAGACCTCCGGGCAACTGGTCGAGATGCTGATCCTGCCCAAGCCGATGCTCGCCGCGAAAAAGCACGGGCACGCCCCCTACGAGGAGGAACGGGCCCTCCCCACCGGGCACCCGCGTAAGGCCCAACTGAACCAGTTCATGCACGACCTGTATAACGGAGCATGGATGCGATCACGTGGTACGCGGCAGGCCCTCGCCGTGCTGGGGTCGCTGGCGCTGGCGCTGGCTCCGGTGGTCCACAAATGACGACGCGCTTTTTCTCGGATGAAGGGGACATCCTCCGGGCGCGGGCCGCAGGCCGGGACGCCCCGCTCGACAAGTACTACGTCACGCACGGGTGGGTACCGCACGGGCTGAGGGTGGGAGACATCGAGTTCCCCTCGGTGCTCGACGCGGAGACGGCGGCCCGGAAGATCCGGGCCATGGGGGTCTCGGCGACGGCGGCCGCCAAGGCGGTGCAGGGATGATCCGACTCGTGCCCAACTCGAACGGCGAAGACAACAGCCTGCCGGGCACCCGCGCCTTCGCCCTGCTGGACGAGTACAACCACTGCCACAACCCGGAAGGCGCGGCGGGCGGCCAGTTCTGCGCGACCGAGGGAGGCGGGGCCAAGGGCCCGGCGAAGGTCAAGGGCCCGAACGCGGCCCCCGGCGGCACGCCCGGCCAGCCGAGACCCATTCCGGGGACGGCCGCCGAGGTCACGGAGGCGGTCAAGAAGGCCAAGCCGATTCAGGTCAAGACCGTGGAGGAAGCGGTCGCGCTGGTCCTGCAGGGCAAGGCGGTCGAGGTCGAGAACGAGGCGGCGGTCGCGACCCTGCTCGACAAGCTCGGGGCGATGGTGCAGGACGCCTTGGACAAGGGGGAGGACGCGCCCGACTACGACCTGTGCAACGTCTCGGTGAAGGGGACCAACCTGTTCTGTACCGAGCGGCTGCGGACCAAGGAGCACCCTGAGGGGATCGTGCGGATCCTGATGCCGCAGTTCACGGGTCCGGCCCGGCCGGGCAGCCCGGCGGACCAGTTGCCCCGGTCCGTGCACCAAGGGCAGGTGACCGACCGGGTCGATGGGGCGCTGGCGTTTGTGGACTTCCTCGAAGCCCAAGGCATCGAGGTTGGCGACCGCGAAGATGTCCCGGCGGCGAGCCTGAAGGCGACCCAGTCGCAGCTCATTGGTCCCAAAGTCGCGGAGATGGTGCTGAAGGGCGGGTCGGAGGGACAGGGCTCCGGCGAACCGGCGTTCATCAGCTCGGACGGCTATGTGCTCGACGGCCACCATCGCTGGGCCGCCAACGTGTGGCGGGACTTGCAGCAGCGACGGAAGGCCGCCGGGCAGGTCACGATGCCGGTCTACCGGATCAACCTGCCGATCAGCAAGCTGTACCATATCGCGGTGGCGTGGACGGACGAGTTCGGGATTCTGCCTGCTGCAGGCGGGCCGAAGAAGAAAAAGAAGTAGAGATTATCCCGCCTGTGGTGCTAACCTACTGCCATGCCGAGCTTCCTCGTCCCGCTGCACGAACACAACGACTGCCACACCCCGGCGGGCTCGTCGGCGGGCGGCCAGTTCTGCGGCACGGGCGGCGGCAAGGGTAAGGGCAAGGGCAAGGCGGCCGACGACCCGGACCGCGAGGGGTTCGAGTTCGTCATGCGGGACGCCAGCCGCCGAGGGGCCTCCCAGCGGGACATCCAGCAGATGGACGCCGGGAACCTCAATTTCCGGGTCCGGTTGCGCGGCTACCCGACGATCATCCCGGTCGCGCGGGTAGCGAGCGGGATGTTCCGGCTCCCGGACGACGACACCGACTACACGATGGATCAGGCGCGGGAGAAGGCGGTCGCCCGCATCCGGAAGGCCCATGCCTGACAGCGGCGACAGCCGTCTCCGCGTGCTGGAAGAGCAGGTTATCGAGCTGCAGGGCCACCTGCAGGCGGTGCGCGCCGCGCGCACCACGGCCGAGCAGGCGCTGGCCCTCGTGCGGGACACGCTCGCGCGGGAAGTAGACGAGACCTACGCGAACGGCCGGGGCGAGTACCGGGCCGGGCTGGAACGCGCCATGGTCCTCATCGACCGGCAGCTCGCCTGAAGCTCCTCGCACCCCAGTCGGTGCCCCCTTTGTCACCGCTGGAATGTGTGTCCACCTGTGTGGCCCCCGAGCAGCGGAGATCATCGGGGGCGCGTCTGGAGGCGGCATGAACCTGCTCGTGGTGCTGATCATTCTGTTGCTGCTGTTCGGGGGCGGCGGGTTCTACGTTGGCGGCCCGCGCGTGGGCGGCAGCCTCGGCGGGGTCATCCTGATCATCCTGCTCATCCTGCTGCTGACCGGCCGACTGTAGATGATGCCGAGCTTCCTGCGCCCCCTGCACGAGGGCAACGACTGCCATAACCCGGCCGGGCCGGGGGGCGGACAGTTCTGCTCTGATGCCGGGGCTGCGCCAGTGAGCTGTGGCCCGGCGGGGCAGTGCTTCGCCAACGTCAACCGGTGGAACGCCCGACACGGCGAGAAGACCGACCGGGTGGTCCACGGGCAGGTCACCAACGTCGAGGGGAAGCGCTTCGCGCACGCATGGGTCGAGCGCGCAGACGGCACGGTGGTGGACCCGACGGCCGGGGTGACGATGCCCAAGCAGAAGTTCTACGACCTGATGGACGCCAGCGCCGAGGCGTCCTACACCAGCACCGACGCGGTCCGCCACCAGATCCGGGCGATGCACCACGGGCCGTGGACAGCAGCGGACCTTGGCCCCCGCAGCCGGACGATTGCCGACACCCTGCCGGGCATCCGCGCCCGCTCGAAAGCGGCCGTGAAGACGATGGTCACCTCCTACGGACTGACGCTGAAGAAGGCCACGCGCGACGACGACGGCTCGTGGATCGTCACCGTCGAGGGGGACCGCTCGGACATCGAGCACCTGTCGCGGGACACGGAGGGCTGATGCCCTGCTTCCTCGTCCCGCTCCATGAGAGCAACGACTGTCACAACCCCGGCGGCAGCCCGGCAGGCGGCGAGTTCTGCTCAGACACCGGGAGCGGCGGCGGCCGTGCGGCGGAGATCGAAGCGCGGATGCGGGCAGGCGCGAACCTGACCCCGCACGAGCGGGAGCACGCCCCGGCGCTGGCCAAGGCCGAAGCGGAGATCGAGGCGCTGCTGGCGGCGGGCGGCGACACCCTGACGCGGCACTTCGTCAACGGGGAGTGGACCGCCGAGCGCCGCGCGCTGCACGCGCAGATCCTCGAACGGTACTTCCGGGAGGCGGGCGACCTGCCAACCGGGCTGGCTGAGCCGACCGCGATCATCCTTGCGGGCCTGCCGGGGGCCGGGAAGAGCACGGCGACCAAGAAGTGGCTGGACACCTCACAGGCCATCGTGGCCGAGGCCGACAAGCTCAAGGCGCTACTGCCGGAGTACACCGGCTCGAACGCGCCGATTGTCCAGCGGGAGTCCTCGTATCTGGCCAATCTGGTGGTCGAGATCGCCATGCGGCGGCGGATGAACGTCGTGGTAGACGGGACGATGCGCGAGCTGGGCACCGAGGACGCGGGGGTGCTGGACGGGGCCTTCGGGAAGCTCGTGGCCCTGCACGAGGCAGGCTTCCGGACCGAAGTGGTGCTGGTCGATGTGACGACGAACCAGTCCATCCAGCGGGTCATCGAGCGATTCCTCCGGGACGGGCGCTACGTGCCGCCCAGTGCCATCCGGAAGTCGGTGACCGCCGACGGGACGCCGACGCCGACGGCGACCTTCGACATCGTGAAGGACGCGCGGCGGCGCGGGGTGCATCTGGTGGATGCGTGGTCGCACTACGACGGGTGGACCGGCACGCGGAAGGGGGGGCGGGGGCAGCACCGCCTGACGAAGTCATGACGAAGAAGACCCCGCCCAAGACGAAGCCGCCGACGGTGGCCGAGGTGACCATGGCCGACCTGTCTGACACCGGGGTGCCGGATACGCCAAAGACTCGTGCGGGGAGCGCGGAAACGGTACAGGCGGTCCTCGCCCGGCTGGGGAAGAAGAAGACGCCGCACTGACATGCCCTGCTTCCTCGTGCCGCTGTACGAGTACAACCACTGTCACAACCCGGACGGGGCGGGTGGGGGCCAGTTCTGTTCGACGGTGACGCGCGTGGGGATTACCAGTGCCCGGCCAGCGGGGGCTCCAGACGCCCGTACGTCCCGGACGGTGTACCGAGACATGCACGCCGTGGCAGACCAGCTACGCGCGCTGCCGGGGGTCCGACGGGTCTCCGCCACGCCCGGTGTCGGCGCGTGGCAGGGGGGCCGGGAGTCGTCATGGATCGTGGCCTATCAGGGGAATGGGGAGGCGCGGCGGCTCTTGGCACGGGTCGGAGCCCAGTTCAATCAGGACGCGGTGCTGCTGATGCACGGGTGCCGGGGATCGACGTGTGACCCGGCGGTGGAGTTTCATTTCGACAAGCCGGTGAACAGCCCCCTGATGGACGACATCGGCCAGCTACTGGGGTCCGAAGGGCTTGGCGGCTGGACGTGGGGGAAGCGGGCGGGGAAAACGGTGCTGCGGATGGTCAGTGTTCCGGCGTGGGGCGGGCGGCGCGACCTGCATCTCTCAGTGACCGCACGGCTCTCGACCATTCTGGCGGGGGTCGGGTTGACCCATCGGCGGCGGGTCAAGTCCGTTCGGACCGAAGTCATCGAGCGAGGCGATTACGCGCATGAATTGGGGACCAAATCTAAGCCCACCCGTGGTAGCATAGTAGCATGAAACGCGAACATTTACAGCAGACGTATCAACGGGACGAGGCCGCGCAGCAGCGGGCCCTCGCGGCACTCCGCACGCGACTAGCGTCGGGACAGACGGGTCATCCCGACCCCTTGGCCGACGCGCCGGAGGGGCCGGACCTGCCCGAGGCGGAGGACGAGGTTGTCGCAGAGATTCGGCCGAAATAACGAGCCCACCTGTGGTATCATAATAGCGGAGGTGAGCTGATGGCTGCTGATATTCGCGTGTCGGGTGGGGGGTCGGTCTACCTGTTTACTCCGCTGTCAGAGGCCGGACGCTCGGCGCTGACCGAGACGGTGGCGTCTGAGCCGTGGCAATGGTTGGGCGGGTCACTGGCGGTCGAGCACCGGTTCGCCGGAGACCTTGCGGAGGCCCTGCGGGCTGACGGGCTCGTGGTGGTCTGAACCGGAAGCTGAGAGCTTTGTAGGCCGTCTACTATAGGATGCCCTGCTTCCTCGTCCCGCTGCACGAGTCGAACGACTGCCACCTGCCCGGCGGCAACCCGGAGGGGGGACAGTTCTGCGGCACCGGCGGCTGGGCAGCGGGCGGCGGCCGCACCAAGAGCCGCCGGGCGACGACCAGCGGGATGCACCCGGCGACCGACAAGGAACGCCGCAAGCTCGTGATTCCTCCGGCCTACACCGACGTGATGGTCAGCGACGACCCGAAGGCCGAGCTGCGCGCCACGGCGGTGAGCCCGGCGACCGGCAACACGGCGTACTTCTACGCGCCGGGCTACAAGCAGCGGCAGCAGAAGGCGAAGTGGGACCGGATCGTCCGCGTGCAGAACGGGGTCGAGCGCCTGAGCGCGCGGGTAGACAAGGCGCTCAGCAAACCGAGGGGCGCGGCCTACCACACGGCGATGACCGTGCGGCTGATCATGCAGACCGGGATGCGAAACGGCACCGAGCCCGACGGCGAGACCTTCGGCGCGTCGAGCCTGCGGATGGAGCACGTCACCGTCGAGGGGGATGCCGTGCGGTTCCGCTTCCCCGGCAAGGGGGGCTTGGAGCACGACCTGACGGTGCACGACCCAGTGCTCGCCCGCTACGCCACGACCCGGCGGGGCCGGGAGACGCTGTTCCCCCATACAGGGGCCGACACGCTGTCCTACCTCAAGACCGTCGGCGGCGACATCAAGGTGCACGACCTGCGGACGTGGTACGCCACGGTCTACGCGGACCATCTGGTCACCGAGGTGGTCACGCGCGGGCTGCAGCCCAAGACGAAGAAGGAGCAGAAGGCGCTCATGAAGCAGGTCTCGACCACGGTGTCGCAGCGGCTGGGGAACACGCCGGGCGTCACGCTCAAGACCTATATTCACCCGAGAATCTGGCACCAGATCGGATGGAGCGAGTGACCTACGAAGAGCAAGTCAAGCAGGTGCTGGCGGGCATCAAGCCCCCGTCCCTGTCGGACGCGATCACCCTCGGCGCGAAGATGGTGAAGGAGCGGTCATGAACGAGCTGTATCTCTATTTCACGCCGTCGCAGGTGACGGCCTACCTGCGGCTGGACGACGGGCAGACCCTCGTGGGCTACGGCCCGGTGGGCGCGCACGGACGGCCCAACGGGTACCACTTCCAGATCCCGCCGGGCACCCCGTCGCAAGGCGGCGAGCTGTCGGTGGCGGCCCCGGACTACCAGCCGCTGGCGCAGCGCGGGCTGGTGGTGGTGAACCCCACCGGCGAAGCGGTCTTTCAAGCGGACGACTTCCGCCTCGTGGTGGCGACGGCGGCCGAGCCGCCGAAGGGCGAGCTGGACGAGGGCAAGCAGGATCCGCTGAAGCCGCCACCGGTCGGTTGAGGTTGACATCTGGGCCCACCTGCGGTATCATGCAGGTGGAGGGTAAGGATGTTTCTGACAATTACGGGTGGCAAACTGATGGCCGCCGACGAGCCTACGGGCACGCCGGTGGAGGTCACGACGGCGGCGGAGCTGGCCGCTGTCACGGCGACCACGGACGGGGTGTGGTGCTCCAGCTCCATCGACTTCCCCGAGGAACACACGAGCGACCCGAACGTGCTGGCGCTGGTGAAGCTGCTCCACGAGGCGAACCGTGGCTGACGAGACCATCTTCGAGCGGATCGCGCGGTTGGAGCGGGAGGGCCGACTGGACCCGAACTGCCGGGGCTGTGCGGAGCACTACCGGCACTACCACGCCGGGAAGACCGACCCGCCGTTCGCGCCGCCGCACAAGGCGAGCGAGACCTGCCGGAGCGGCAAGCACAACCACTGCACGTGCGACTCGTGTTTCTAGGCCGTGACCAACGACCTCAAGCTCGACCTCGTGCTGGGGCGGCTCAGCGACCTGCAGGGCCAGATTGCGGCCCTGACCGACGAGGTGATCGCCCTGCGCGCCGAGCGGCCGCTCCCCCGCGACCCCCACCCCCGCTACGTCGGCACCGTCAAGCACCCCCTGCTGGGCACGTCGCCCATCGAACTGGACCCCGAACTGACTTGACACTTAGGCCCACCTGCGGTATCATAGCCGTGGAGGTACTAGAGTGAGCGAGACAGTTACCTGCAAGAGCTGCGGTCTGCCCACGGATGCGCTGGCGGTGTTTCCGGGGGGACGCTGCCTGACGTGCCACGCGGCCATCTGGGACAAGGTGCCGGTCGAGCGGCTGCCGCGCCCGGACTTCGTCGCTGCCATCAACCCGCCTCGGCGCGGACGGAGGTCGAAGTGAGCGAGAGCACGACGACGATTGTCCCCACCGGGACGCTCCTCGACGCGGTGGCGGAGAAGCTGAGCGACCTGACGCTGGACCTGCGGCCGCTGACGTGGGGCGGGCCCGGCGGCGCGCAACTGACCATCGGGAACCCCAACGAATGGGGCACCACGGTCGAGCTGATCCTGTCACCGAATAGCGGCCGTCCCTACGGGCCGAAAATCGTGGCCGTCACCCTCAAGGCGTACAAGGTCCACAAGCGGTGGACCAAGCTGGATGCCGAGAAGATCGCCACCGAGGCCCGTCGGGTCCACGCCGAGCGCATAACGGCCGTCGCGGACGGCAACGCGAGGTCCAAGGAACGGATCGCGCGGGGCAGGCGCGAGACAGCGGCTAGTGCGTGGGTGCGGACGGCGGTCGAGGCCATCAACGCCCCCCTGAAGGGGATGGGCACGCGGGTGTTCGACCACAACTGGGCGGTCACCGAGCGCGAGGATGTCACCGGGGCGCGCAGCTACCACTACAAGCTGGAGCTGAGCTACCTCTCGGAGGACGAGATGCGCGCCATCCTCGCGGTGCTGACGCCCCCCGCCACTCCGTAATTCTTCGGTGGCGCGGTTAGGGTGAGGCTCCCGATGGAAGATCCCAAGACCATGGCGGACACCGACACCCAGAGCTGGCAGATGGTCACCGAGACGATCAAGGGGCAGGACTACACCCAGCGGCTCCGGGTGGACGCCGGGTATCCCGGCTATCTCTACCGGACGGTGGTGCTGGCCGGGGCGACGACCTCAGCGGCCGGGCAGGTCGCGGTGGCGATGAGTTTCGTACCGGACCGCCGGACGCCGTAACCATGCCGTTCCGGAAGGTCGGCCCGAACGACTACGTCTCGCCGTCCGGGCGGCACTGGACGACCGCACAGGTCCGGCTCTACCATGCCACCGGCGGCTTCAAGAAGAAGCGGACGAAGGAAATGACCTACGACCGGCTCACCGCCGACGACATTCTGGCCGAGGAGCGGGCCCGCCTGCAGGAAGCATGGGGCACGGTGGCCCGGGCGGCCTCGGCCGCCAGTCGCCGGAGTATGTCAGCGGCCGGGAAGGCCGGGGTAGCAGCGGGCGCGGCGCGGACCAAGAGCTACGCGGCCGCGCAGGGCCGCGCCAAGGCGCGCGGGATCGCCCGGGCGGTGCCGGTGCCGAAAAAGGGCGCGAAGGGGAAGAAGCCGCCCAAGCCCAAGCGGATCAAGGTGAACGTCGGCAAGGCGGCCTACAACAAGGTGCAAGCCTTCGGCTCGGGCCGGGAACGGGTGATGGCGCGATGAACTTCACACGTCTGTCGTTTGGCGACATCCTCAAGGAGGAGCGGCTCCGCGAGTACAACGACTGCCACAATCCGGGCGGGCCCGGCGGCGGCCAGTTCTGCTCGAAGGGCGGCGGGGGCGATGCGTTCCAAGGGGGCACCGCCGGGAAGACCGGCGACTCTGGCTTTGCACGGAGGGCCGACCGGCTCGCCGGTACCGCCTCCACACCTGCGCGCTCGGCAGCATGGAGCAAGGCGGCCAAGTTCAGCCGGGCGAAGCAGGCGGAAGGCGACGAGCTGGCACAGCTCAAGCGCGACAGCGCCGCGCTCGCCGGGAAGGGCGGGAGTAGCCATCCGTTGTATCGCCAGCACCAGCAGGGCGGCCGGGCGGCCACCGGCGCGCGGGCGAAGGTCAGTCAGGACTGGAAGGACGCGATGACCTCGGCGGGGCTGCGGACGGACGTGCCCGGCAAGCTGAAGACCGCCGCGCCCATTGCTGGGCCCGGCGCGAAGAAGGTCAGCCACAAGTTCGAGTACGCTCCTGCAGGCTCGGTGCACATGGGCACCTACCGGGGGATGAACGTCCACACGCTGCCCGGCTACGTGACGCCGTACTACTATGTGGACGCGCCGGGTTTCGGCAGCTTCCACCACACGCCGAGCATGGGTCGGCTTAAGAACCAGATCAACGCCTTCAAGACCACCGGCGAGACCCCGTCGGCGGCGAGCAAGCGCAAGGGCAGCGAGCGGTATCAGAAGCGCAAGGCGCGCTACGGACGCTGATGTTCCCCATCCTGACCGCCGAGACGCTCCTGCAGGAGGAGCGCGCCCGTGTTATCCGGGATGACCTGCTCGAACGCATCGAGACGGACATCGCGCACGGGCTCGCGCCGGAGCTGGCGATTGCCTCGTACGTGGCCGACGAAGAAATCCGCGCCCGGCTGCAGCGGCAGATTGTGGCGCGGGCCGGTGGCCCGGCCGGACCCAAGCAGCGGCTACTGGCGTACCCGCACGACCCGTTCAAGTAGGGAGACGATCATGCAGATTTGGCCACATTCAGCCACCCTGTCGGAAGTCGGCGCAGCACAGGCCGGGTCGGGCCCGGCGATGGGCGGCCCGCAAGCGGGCGGGATGGCCGGGATGATGCCCGCCCCCAACGCCGGGGAGGTACTGCTCAACCGCGCCGAGACCGCCGCGCTCGCCGCCATGGAGGGCGAGGAGGACGAGGCACACGGGATGCGGCGCGCGCAGGCGGAGAGCGGCCTGACCCGCCAGCAGCTCGCCGTGCTCAAGCGCCGCGCCGACCATCTGAGCGGCAAGGGCTATACGCTCAAGGGCCCGAACTTCGTCAAGAAGGCGCTGGCCCAGAGCCCGGACGAGCCCGGGCTGACCCGCAAGGGGCTCAAGGGGCAGGACGACCTGCCGGAGGCCAAGGGCGGCGCGGCTGACAAGGCTGCAGCGGCCAAGAAGCCCGCCGCCAAGACGGCCAAGAAGAAGACCACCGAGAGCATCGGGGCGATTGTCGAGCGCGACCCGGTGTACGCGCATCAGGAGCTGTACACCTGCAGCGATCTGGACGACTACCGCACGCCGGTGCCCAACTCCATCAGCCAGCCGGAGACCGGGGAGGACGCGCGGGAGACCAACTCGGCGACCTCGCTGGCGGCGCTGCTGGCGATGCGGCGCAAGCGCAAGCAGCCGGAATGAATGCCTGCCTTCCTCGTCCCGCTGCACGAGTACAACCACTGCCATAACCCGGACGGGGCGGGCGGGGGACAGTTCTGTTCGGAGCCCGGCGCGGGCAGCCCGGTCAGCGCGAAGAAGGCGAAGGGCAAGATCGTCACGCTCGACAAGCCGCTGACGCCGGAGGACGAGCGGGCGGTGGTCGGGCAGGTCGGGGCCGCCGAGCATCTGGCGACCGCGATGGTTGAGGCCCTGCCGGAAGAGTTCGTCGTGCGGGTCGCGGCGACCAGCAAGGGGGTGCTCGTTCGGCTGGTCTCCCCGAAGGTCAACGTGACGCGGCTGCTCCAGCGGGACCACGAGGGGAAGCTGGTCGCGGTCCACTCGAACTTCGAGCTGAAGTCCGACCTGCAGGCGGGCGGGATCGCCAAGGATCTGATGGTGGCGCAGCTCGCCGAGTACGAACGGATGGGGGTGGACAAGATCGAGCTGTCCGCCAATCTCGACGTGGGCGGGTATGCGTGGGCGCGCTACGGGTTCAAGGCGACCAAGCCGGGCGATCTGGCCAGCGCCCTGCTGAAGACCCTCGGCGGCGAGGACAAGCACAAGTGGATGCGCCCGCCGACCGCCGAGCCGGGCCCCACCCTGTCCCCGGAGCACCGGGAGGTGCTGCGCCAGCTCATTACCAAGCACCAGAAGGATCCGAAGCTGCCGTGGATCATCGCCGACGCCCAGTACAACGGGGTGAAAATCGGCAAGGCGCTGTTGCTCAAGACCCACTGGGAAGGCTTCATGGACCTGCACGACGCCGAAGCCGTGGGACGGATGACGAGGTATCTCCACCGTGCCAAAGACACCCGACACTGACAACCCGCCGATGCGCCCGGACGCGGTGGTCCACCCGGACGGCCGGAGGACCGACGCCGAGCTGCACGAGCCTCTGCTGGGGAAAGACACGTGGCCCGAGGACGTGGATTACGGCCCGAAGGCCAAGAAGAAGCCCCCGCCGAAGGCTTGACATCTGGGTCCACCTGCGGTATTATGAGCATGTAAGTCAGCATTGCAAGTGGGAGCGGTCGAAGGCCGCAGCCGGGGCCGAAAGCCTCCGGGGTGATACCCGGTAACGGTGTGGAAGGAACAGCCCACCTGACTTCATGGGGAGGCTCCGGAGCCTCCCACCCTCCGGTGCGGCGAGGGACGCCAGTCGAGACCGCACCCCTCTGGGCGGCGAGGACAGCCGCCCGTTTCTCTGTACAGACCGCCCGGTTTGTACTCGGTGCTCGGTTTGTAGTCCCTGTACAAACATCGAGATCCACAAGACCATCGACGGCTCGGAGCTGGCTGTCGTCGCCGCGACGTGGGAGCTGAACCCGCGCATCAGCTTCCACTCGCTGTCGGCCGAGCTACGGGGCAACCCGCAGAAATTCTGGCGCAACTACGGCAGCCGGGTCGGCGGCGGCGCGGCAAACCTCGCCATCAAGGATCCGCAGGAAGTCCTCAACCATATCAATCTGGCCCGGAACGACCCGTGGAACTACACGCACAACCGGTTCTTCGAGCATGTGCGCGGCCGCCCGGACCGCCGCTACTTCATGCACTTCGACCTCGCCAAGAACAAGGACACCGCTGGGGTCGCCTGTGTGCACCGCGAGCCGACCGGGGTCATCGTCGTGGACTTCATGCACGGGCACCGGGCCAAGCCCGGCGAGAACATCGTCTTCGCTGAGCTGCGGCAGTATCTCTACGACCTGCACGCGCGGGGCTTCACCATCGTCATGGCGACCTATGACCAGTGGCAGAGCGAGGAGACCCGACAGATCCTCGAAGGGCAGGGGTTTGCCACCGACCAGTGCTCAGCGGACCGGACCAGCGCGCCCTATGACACCTGTATCGAGATGCTGCTGACCGACCGGCTGGACTACTACAACGAGCCGCAGTTCATCCGCGAGATGCAGCAGCTCCGGACCGACGGGGTCAAGTATGACCACCCGAAGCACGGGACCAAAGACGTGTCGGACGCCGTCGCCTGTGCCACGTTCACCGCCATCAATGACTCGCTGGAGAACCCCGAGGAAGCCCCCGGTGTGATGGTGGTGCACCGGGCGAAGGAGTCGAAGCGCTGGAGTCAGCGCTACGAGAAGTCAGCGTGGTAACCCTGTGATCACCAACCCGAACGTCGAAGTGACCGCGCGGCGCGCGGCGATAGAGGCCATGCTCGATGACCCGGACTTCCTTGACAAGCGGGGGAAGATCCGCGTCAAGCGTCTGACCAAGTATGACGACCCCAACCGCTTTGACCAGCAGTTCGAGTCGGTGGTCAAGGAGGTCGAGACCAACATCGTCAACATCGACGCGAAGCTGATGGAGGGGGGCCGCCTTGTGCATTACAAGAACGCCCAAGCGTTCCTCCGCAGCAAGACGGTGGTCCGGCGGCTGGCCGTGGCCCGCGAGCACGGCTACCTGCAGACCGGGGAGATCGAGCTGGCCCGCCGCAAGGGCCTGCAGCACACCATGGCGGCGCGGCTCCGGGAGGGCGGTACCGACTTCGAGTACGGCATGTATCCGGACGAGGTGCGCGGGACCAGCCCCGGCAAGTACTACCCGATCACCGACGTGGCGCTGCCCAGCCTGAACAGCCCGGCGTCGAAGAACGCGACGTTTGTTGACTACCTCGATGCCCATCGAAAGAGCTGGGAAGCCGCCACCTTCAACCCCATCGCCAAGCGGATCGTGAAGATCGTCCCGCAGTTCGTGCTCGGGCGCGGGGTCAAGGGCGCGACCAACTCTGCCCCGCACCAGAAGCTCTGGGACCACTTCTTCAAGCGCAACCGGATGCGCTCGCGCACCAAGCAGTCCCTCAAGGAGCTGCTCATCTACGGGGAAATCTTCTGGCGGTTCTTCGCTTCCAAGGACGGACTGATCGTCCGCTCGGTGGACCCCTCGACCATCTGGGACATCGTCACCGACGAGGACGACATCGAGTCGGTCAAGTACTACCACCAGCAGTACACCCGGTTCGACCTCAGCCCCCTGCCGGGCCGGATGCCGATCCCATCCACGCTGGTCATCCGCCAGATCCCGGCCGACCAGATCGATCACTACAAGATCAACTGCACCAGCTCCGAGAAGCGCGGCCGCAGCGAGCTGTTCCCCATCCTCGGGTATCTGCTCCGCTTCAAGGAGTTCGTCAACGACCGGATCCTGCTCAACAAGCTGCGCGCCACGTTTGCCCTCGACGTGGCGGTCGAGGGGGGCCAGACCGAGGTGAACGCGGCCGAGGCGCAGTTTGCCGAGCCGCCGGGCCCGGCCGCCGTGTTGGTGCATAACAAAGCCATCGAGGTCGAGTTCAAGAACGCCGACGCGCACGCCAATGACGCGGCCACCGACGCCGACACGATCCTGAAGGTCATCGCCATTGGCGCAGGGATCAGCGAGAACTTCCTCGGGGTCAGCCGCCAGCAGACGCGCGCCGGGGCGCTCATCAGCACTGAGCCGGATGTCAAAAACTTCGAGGACCATCAGGAGCTGATCGAAGAGATTCTGGTCGATGCGTCCGACCGGGTGTTCGCGCACGCGGGGCTGGCCCCGCTGCAGATGGAGTTCACCTTCCCGGCGATTGCACAGGAGGACCGCAGCGCCAAGCTGCGGGACATCGCCTTCACCGAGGCGATGGACTACATCACCAAGGAGCGCGCGGCGGTCATGGCGGCGCGCGAGTTCCAGATCACCGACTACAACTACGCGGCCGAGAAGCAGCGGATCAAGGTCGAGCGCGGCGAAGAGCCGGTCATGGCGCAGGGGATGCAGCAGATGCCCAAGATCGCGGTCGATCCCAACGCCGTGCCGGAGCCGCCGGGGCTGGGGGCCGACATGGCCCCGGGCGCGGCCCCGGCCGAGGGCGAAGAGGACGAGAAGAAGGGCGTCACCCAGACCTCCGGGCAGATGGGCTTCCGGGGCGACGGCGGCGGCCGCGCACTGGCCGACACGAAGGCCACGCTCAACCGGCCGGGCTTCACGCGCGGCGGCGAGAAGAAGGCCATCAAGAACAACCACAGCTCAGGCACCCCGCTCCGCCATGCGGCGGGCGAGGAGCCCATCCGGCGCGGCTGGAACGACACCGCGCGGGCCAAGTCGCTGGCCATCCGGCGAGCGCGGGCGGAGCTGCGGAAGCGGGAGCGGTAGTGCCTGCCTTCCTTGTGCCGCTGCACGAGTACAACAAGTGCCACAACCCTGAAGGCAAAGGGGGCGGCCAGTTCTGCTCGGACGACGCTGATCTTGCCGAGCCCGGCCCGGACGACTACCAGCAGGGCTACCCGCCCGCGCAGGCGGCCGCCATGGCGTCGGCCCGTAGCGCCCTGATGCGGGCCTCGTTCGAGAGCGACGAGGTCCGGGAGACCATGTCGGTGGTCAACGGCAAGGGCGTTTACGTCGGCGAGATGCTCACCGGCGACGGGACCAGCATCAACATTCCGGACGCGCTCTGGAAGGTCTGGATTGACAAGGGCCCGGTGGTCACCGCTCACACGCATCCGGGGTCGAGCACCTTCAGCTTTGACGACTTCCGCCTGCACAATAAGGTGAACGCGGCCGCGCAGGGCGGGGTCTTGTTCAACCCGCTGGCGGTGGACGCCATGCAAGTCTTCGGGGAGGACGGCTCGTGGTACGAGATCAAATTCACGCGGGTGCTGCCCCACCCGGAGCTGACCTCGATGGAGAAGAGCTTCGACCGCAAGCGCGAGCTGGTCGCCCGGTTGGCCGAGACCAAGACGACCGCATGGGCCAAGGCGCAGCCGTGGTGGACCGACCGGCCGGAGAAGACGTGGGATCTGATGACGGAGCTGGAGCACATTCGCCATGCCGCCAAAAAAGCCGGAGTCCTCGACGCCCTCCAAGCCCACCACTCGCGCCTCTTCCGCGACCACGCGAAAGACATCTGGAAAGGGCTCGCCGCGCAGTACGGGTTCGAGTACCGCTACCACCTCGCGGATTGACGACCGGCCGATGCAGCCACGCTACGGGGAGAAGTAGTGCCGACCCAGCGCGAGGAGCAGGAGCAGCAGGCCCGCCTCCATGCCGAGACGCTGGAGACGCGCCGAGCCCCTGAGCCCCTGTCGGCCGGGGCGCTGGTCGCGCTGGAGGCGCTGGAGCAGTACACCCGGGGCTCGCTGGCCGACCTCGATGAGTGGCACAAGGCGATGTTCGCCGCCTACAAGGAGGACTTGGCCGCGTACTTCCGCCGGTACGCCCAGCCGGGCCGGGTGCGTGACCCCGACACCCTGCCGCCGGACGTGTGGGCCATCGCGGCCGTGCAGGACCGGGTGTCCGGCGATCTGGCGACGAGCTTCGCCGAGCTGAGCGAGGCGCTCTACCTCGAAGACACCGACGCTATGGAGGAGTGGCTGGACGACGCGCTGGTCGAGGGCTCGCAGCGGGAGCTGTGGTTGCTGGCACTGGGCGGGATCGATATTGACGAGTACCGGGACGCTCTGCCGGAGGAGGCCGAGGACCGCTCGCTGCTGCTCCTGACCCTCGGGGTGCTCGGGGCGAGCTGGCTGGCCCGGCGCGCGAGCTGGCGGGACGACGTGACCCAGAAGGTGACGCGGTGGACCGAGGCCAGCATCGTCGGCGGCCGCACGCTGGACGAGACCTTGGCCGGGTTCGACCGCATCACCGACACCTTCACCGGCCGGGTGAAGGGGCTGGTCGAGAACGAGATGGTCCGGGCGTTCGATGCTGGGGGCGGGCTCGCGCTGGAAGCGGTGGCGCAGGACCACGATCTCACCGAGGTCTGGGTCACCCGCGCCGACGTGCTTGTGTGCGGCATTTGTGCCCCGCGCCATATGAAGGTCACGCCGCTCCAGCCGATCACCGACAGCCATCCCGGCTGCCGGTGCCGGAAGGTGCCGGTCCCGGCCGACTTCGTGTACACCGACGTGGCCTACGACGACCTGTTCGACAGTGCCTTTGGAGACGAGTGATGCAGCTCCCGACCCCGGACTCGGCCCAGCTCCCTCTGCCGGATGCGATCACCCGGGAAGCCTTCCCGCCGTCAACCGGGAAGGGCCCGCCGCCGAAGAAGAAGGGCAAGCCGCCGGTCGAAGACGAGGAGGCCGCCCCGGCCAAGGCCAAGAAGCGGGCGGGCTTCCCGTCCAAGAAGGCCACGGAGCCCCCCATCGACTACGACGAGGCCCCGCCCGAGGCCGAGGAGGACGAGGAGGACGTGGAGTACGACGAGGCCCCGGAAGGTGACCCGGCCGACGCCAAGCTGCACGCCGACGAGGAAGAGGCCCCGCCCAAGAAGAAGGGCAAGGGCAAAGGGAAGAAGGTCGTGGTGACCATCGCGACCGAGGCGCACGGCGAGATCCACTCGGCCAAGGCGCACCGCTGTGTGGACGAGGTGGGAGCCAAGGGTGGGGTCGATGAGCCGTGGGCGGTCTGCACCGCGTCCATCGGCAAGGCCGGGGTCTACGCCAAGGGCCACGGGGGCAGCGCCAGTCCGAAACGGAAGGTGCGCGAGACCGACCGGGCGATGGACGCCTACGTCGAGGCACTGGTGGAGGCGATCCGTGCCCGTTGAGTCCCCCTTCGACTTCTTCGTCCAGCAGCAGAACAGGAAAATGGTCGAGCTGCTCGAACAGAACCGGGAAGTCAGCCGGTTCTTCATGGCGATCCTCGACCATCTGGTGGCGCACGCCACGGCCACCGGCACCAGCTTCCGTGACCTCCGGATTGAAGACCCCCACGTGACGGCGGACGGCTACATCCGGGCGCGGGTGAAGTAACCCCGCCGTCAGTAGTGCGTTTGTAAGCTGCAGAAAGCGTATGGCGCGAGCCGGTCGTCCCCTCTCGGTCTTCACGTCCCTGCAGGAGTCGGGCGCGGCCCGGTCCACGGCGGGGGCGCAGGGTCGGCGGGTGTACCGGGGGGTGACCATCATCAAGTCCGGGCTCGGGAACCGGCGAGATCGGAACTACTACCCGGCCGAGACGCTGGAGAAGGCGGTCACGGAAGGGAAGTTCACGAACCTGAAGGCGTACGCGGACCATCAGGACACGATCTCGGAGGAAGTCCAGCCGGAACGCACGATTCGGGACATGGTCGGGGTCTACCGGGGCGAGCGCTGGCACAAGGAGAGCGGGGGCGGCCGGGTCATTGCCGACCTGCACCTGTTCCGCAGCTCGAAGTGGCTCAGCGACACGATTGACGACCTCATCGACCTCGGGCAGGCCAGCAACATCGGGCTGTCCATCAACGGCCGGGGCCAGACCGTCGAGAAGCAGATGCAGCTCGAAGAGGCCACGGCCCCGGTCAATGTCAACTGGGTCGAAGCGTTCACGACGCTGCGGTCGGCGGATGTGGTCACCGAGGCGGGGGCAGGCGGCGGCTTTCAGGAACTGCTGGAGTCGGCGAAGGGCACGGCACACAGGGAGAACACGATGAAGCGGCTCACCGAAGCGCAGAAGACTGCCATCAAGGCGGCTGTGGACGCCAACGACCCCGAGAAGCTGCAGGCCGTACTGGCCGAATGCGGGTGCATGGCAACCCCGGCCAAGGAAGCCAAGGGGACCAAGGCCAAGCCCACCAAGGCGGCCCCCCCGGCGGCGGTGGCCGACGAGGAGGACGAGGCCGACGAGGCGGAGGCCGACGACGCGGCGTTGGATGACGCCGTCGAGGAAGCCAAGCGGAAGGCCGAGACCGACGCCGAGCCTGCGGAGGAGGTCGCCGAAGCCGACGACACCGACGAGGTGGACGACGACGAGGACGACGAGGACGACGACGCCGAGGAGACCGACGAGGTCGAGGAGGCCATGGGGCATCTGCCCGGCGGCGCGGGGAAATTCATCAAGGGCTCGACCCCGAGCGGGCCGGGCAAGGCCACCACGCCTGCCAAGCAGCGCGGCAAGGGCAAGCGGAAGCGTGAAGCTGACGCGCCCGCGCCCCTCACCGCCCGGGAGCACAAGCTCTTGGAGCAGAATGCACGACTGTCAGCCCAGCTTCGCGTCCGCACGACGGCTGACCGGGCCCGCAATCTCCTTCGCGAATCCTCGATTCCCGAAAAGATGCGGCCTGAGATCCTCCCCCTGATGATCGGGAAGAGCGAGGACGAGATGCGGAAGGTGATCCGCTATCACGAGCGGTTCATTCAGACCGCCATTGCCGAGGCAAGCGGTTACTCGACCGAAGTCGAGGGCGCGGGTTCCCGGTTCCGCGAGAGCGCAGGGGGCGGAGACGCCAGTGCGGTCGATGCGGCGCTGAACGGCCTGCCGCTGAAGAGCTAGGTTCGTCAACCCCATGTTTGGCTGGGTGCCTGCCGTCCTGCGGGACGGGAGACCAGCGAGGTGACCCATGGCTGTTCGAGAAGCACGCAACGCGATTCTCATCGAGGACAAGTCGGGCCGGGTATCGCAGGTCGCGATTGACCCGACCGAAACCGTCTATCAGGGCGACCTGATGAAGTGGGACGCGGCCAACCACCGCGCCACCAAGATGACGGCGGCCGCCGACGCGGCGACCTTCCTCGGGGTGAGTGACCACACCAACCCGCAGTACACCGCCGGAACGCTGACGGCGAACTACACGAAGGCGTACACCAACATCGTCCAGTCGGCGCTCGTGCGGATGATCGCGGGCAAGGCGGAGACGCTGCACGGCTTCGGGCTGCTGGAGATGGTGACCGACGCGCAGCACGTGCAGGGCACGGCGACGGCGGCCAACGTCATCGGGGTGGTGGATCCGGGCTGGGCGACGGTGGCCGGAAAGACCGTGGCCATCGGCGATGAGATCAAGCTCTGGCTGAAGGTGCCGAAGAATCTCGCGGCCTTCGGCGGCACGCAGTAGCGCGTTCACCGTTTCTTCTCGGGCGCACTTTCCACAGGTAGGGAGAACCACCCATGTTGTCCAAGCGGGTCGAGATGGTGCTGCGTGAGGCAGCCAACCGGATCGACTTCCTGTCGCCGGACCTGTCGTTCCGTCGGCTGCGTGAAGCGGCCGAGCGGATCGCGGACCTGCACGAGACCAACTCGGTGACCACCTTTGGGTGGTTGCTGCGCTCGGCCGTGCAGGAGTTCGCCAACGACATCTACCAGAACATCGCCGTCATCTACCCGAACTTCGTCACCGAGATCCGCAGCAACCGCCGCAGCGAGATTTACGGCGGGCTCTACCGGGGCGAGATGCCCCGGCTGACGGACGCCGGTGAGAAGTTTCAGGACAGCACGTTCAAGGGCTTCGAGCGCGAACTGATCAACTACAAGTTCGGCCGCTTGGAGAGCTTCGAGCGCGAGCTGTTTGACGACGACCAGACCGGGCAGGTGCGTGCCCGGGCCGGGAACATGGGGGAGAACTTCCGCCTGATGGAGGAAATCTACGTCATCAAGCGGCTGTTCGGCGCGGCCAGCTCCGAAGAGGGCGTGGACGTTCCGGCTTCGACCTATCCGGGTGGCCCCTTCACTATCGCCATCGGCAACCGTCCGGCCACCTACGTGCGGGTGGACGCCACCGCGCTGGAAGCGGCGCACGTCGCCGCGCGCAGCATCGTGGACCCCATCGGCCGCAAGTTCCTCTACGTGCCGACCACCCTGCTGGTCAGTCCCATTGACGAGTTCACGGTGATGCGGATCATCAACTCGCCGATCATGCCCAACACGGCCGCCAGCGCGACCGCCATGCTGGTGAATCCACTGCAGGGCCGCTACGCCGTCTTCTCGACGCCGTATGTGCGGAGCAAGGCGTGGATGCTCGGTGACTTCAAGAAGGGCTTCGTCTTCCAGCGGCGCGATCCGTTGGAAATCATTCAGGAAGCCCCGAACACCGGCATGGGGTTCGAGCAGGAAATCTATGCGTTCCGGGGCCGCGAGCGCTTCGAGGCGGACTGGATCGAGCCGCGCTTCGCCTATCTGGGTAACGACGGCAGCGTCTAAGCGGCTGTCACGAGCTGGGTGCAGTCAACAGGCGGCGGGTACCCCACCTGCCGCCTGTTGCTGCGTACCGGCTACCAGCGAATGCGGGCCTTTACGCCCACCACACCGGGGGCGAGCTGCGGGCTGATCTTCACCTTCTGCAGGCCGATGAACATGAGGAGCGCCCCGGCTCCCATCGCCGCATAGGTATAGGGCCGGACTTCCGGCATGGCGGCGAGGTCACCGCATTCCCCGCGCGTGATGTCGAGCGAGCTGCCGTACTGGAGGTCGTTGTCGATGCAGTAGGCCCGGCCGTTGTAAAGGTAGTTGTCGCCGTCCTGCTGGGCGAACGAGTCGGCCCAGATGAGCGCGCCACCGCCCAACAGCAAGATACCGGTGAGGGCAAGGATCGGGCTCCGGCGCTTGTGTGTCGGCGGCGGCTCGTCCAGCATCTGCCGGGCGAGTGCGCCGGTTTCCTCAGCGGTCTGGCCATAGGTGACGGTCTGGGCGAACACCGGCAGCGGAGACAGGGTCAACAGGAGTAGAATCGCAGTCAGTTTCTTCATGGACCTATGATACCACAGGTCGCCTCAACCAAGGAGCCACGATGACACCCGAATCGACCCCGACCCCGCCGACCACGCCTCCGCCGACCACGCCGCCGACTGAGCCGCCGCCGGGGGGCACGACGCCCCCGGTCAATCCGCAGCCCGATCAGGACTTGCCGGGCCGCAAGGACGACCGGCAGGAACGCCGGGAAGAGCGCCGGGACGAACCCAAGCCGTCGCCGCAGCCCACGCCGAAGAAGTAGTCCTGTTCCACGGCTGAGTGTTCCACGTGGAAACACTCAGCCGTGGAATCGTTTGTGTCCCGTTCTAGGCAGGATGCTGCTGCCCGGCTTGTTCGTGATCGTCGGGCTGATTCTGCTGGTGTGCTGGGGCTGGCGGGGGATGCGGAAGTAAGACAGACGGCGCGGTCGAGTTAGAGTAAGATGCCCGCCGTGAGGAGGTCGGACATGCGAACAAGCCTTGGAGCAGTGGTCGTTGCCGTCGTGCTGCTGGGGGCGTCTCCGGTACGGGCGGCCCCAATTTCGATCTTTACGGTCGCCGGGGCCAACACCTACGAGAACACCGAGAACAACCCCTGCGTTTTCTTCGGACCGGGTCAGAGCGGCTGCAACAAGAATCCTGACGGCTGGTCCACCGTGGGCGACACGGGCGGCGGCGACCCGTTCAACCCCAATCCGCTGGTCAACACGTACGGCGATGCCCCCGGTGAGCTGGCGCTGTTTCGCGACAACGTGGGAGCGAACTTCCTGCTCGGCCTCGACATCAACGACACCTCGACGGCGCAGATTCTGAGCGACACCACCATCAACTTCTTCAACTTTGCTGGCGTGAACATCGGCAGCTACACGTTCGCGGGCCCGCTCGCCGTGCCGAACAGCAATAACGGCGAAGGCTTCGCGGATTACGTCCTGTCGGCGGGCTGTGGGCCGCCCGGCGCAGTGGGCAGCGGCAACACCGCGACCTGCACGAACTACACCCCGTTCAGCGCGCCCTCGGGGACGCGCTCGATTACCTTCACCTTTGGCATCACGGGCTTCAACGATGGGCCGGACCGGCTCTTCCTGATCGGGTTGGGCGGGTCGTTCCCGCCAGATGACGATCCGCCGGATGACGATCCGCCCGATGACGACCCGCCGCCGACACCGGTGCCGGAACCCGCGTCGATGCTGCTGCTGGGCACCGGCCTGCTGGCCGTGGCGCGCGCCGCGCGCCGCCGAAACGCGCCCTAGTTCGGAAGGGTAGGGCGTGTGTGGGTGGCCGCTACGTCCCGGCGGCCACCCGCCGTCCTCGCGGCGGCCAGTCGGGCAGGCTGGGATGGTCGAGCACGGTCGGCGGCCGTCCGGTCTCACCCCCCTTGAAGGCGTCCCCGGTCACGTGGTCCCAGACCGCCGCGTTGAAGGCTTGCCACGCCGTGCGGAGATATACCAGATCCTCGTGGCGCACGTCATCGTAGGCGCTCGACCGTTCCATGACGTTCGCCATGGCGTCGTCCAGCGTGATGAAGGCAGCGCGGGCCCGTTTGACCTGATCGCGGGTCATGCGGTCTCCGCCGGAATCTTGCCGAGCCGCTTCCACTCCGCGACACACACCGGGTGGCAGATGGTGATGTCGGCGGGCGGGTCGTGTTCGCGAGCGTAAGCGACAAACTCCGCCACTTCCTTCACCGTCAGGGACCGGAAGAGCCAGTCGGTCGAGACGTAGGCGGTCTCGTCGTTGAAGAACGTGTCGTTGAAGAACGTGTCGGCGCTGTCGTCAGGTCGGTTGGCCATGGTCACGCCGCCTTTCTGAGCTTGCTGAGCGGGGTCGGGAGGAACCAGCGGTCGCGCTCGATGCCGAGACCCCGGACCTTGAGGGACGCCAGCTCGCGCAGCGAGAAGTAGCCCAGCTCGGTCTCGTGGCCGATGACCAGCCCGAAGAAGCGGTCCACCGAATCGAACTCGACACCGTACCAAGTCCACGAACTCGCAGGGTGGAAGAACTTCACCACCGCTATGGGGTCCGCGACGTTCTCAGTGGCCCCAAGGGGCGGCAGCTTTGCTCGCAGGGCTTTCGTTAACAGTTTCGTTGCCATCCGGCTTACCTCCACCACCATGATGCCACAGGTGGGCCCAGAAGTCAAGATTTTGTGAACCTGCCGTGCAGGCGCGGCTGGTTCCGGTGCGCCCCGATATACCGGCCCTGCGCCTTCCGTTTCGCAGTGTGCAGGCGCATGTGGGGACCGCGCTCCATCGGCTCAAGGTTGTCTGGGGAGTCGTCATCACGCACGTCGTTTTTGTGGTGAGCAATCTCGTCGGGTTGCAGGAGCCGCCCGAGCGTGGCTTCGAGCACGAGGTCGGCCCGCTTGGTGTAGCCCTGCTTGTTTGCTCGATGGTGGCCCGGCTGCAGCACGTAGACGTAGCCCTGCGAGCGCATCGTCCCGCCGGTCCAGAACCTGCTGTTCGGGCCGCGCATCCATTCCCACGACTCGGCGGCGCGCGTGCGCGCGATCAGCCGGTTCCGACAGGGGGCCGGGAGATTACAGGTTGTGCGCTCCAGCGGGCTACGGAAGCGGTCGCGAGTGACGACCGCGCCGCAGACACAGCAGGTTCGGGTCACGCCGCAGCGAGCCCGGTGTGCAGCGCCGTGGCCAAGTCCGCAGGTGTCGTGCCGGTGCGGATGTGAGAATCCTTCCAGAGGCTGAAGCCCCAGCCGTGGGTGCCGGTCCCCAGCAGGTAGCCCGTGTCACCGATGGGCATCAGCGCGCTGCTTCGCATCCCGAGCGCGCGAGCACTGACTTCGCGCTCGTGGGCGGCCAGCTCGCTGGCGGCGGCATCGAGCACCGGCGCGTAGCGCGCCTTGATGGCCTCCTCGGCCTCGACCGAGTAGCCGACGCTGACGTAGCGGTTGCAGCCGCTGAGAATCTCGCCGCTCGCGTGGCAGCGGTCGATGCGTTCGTGGGCGCTGGCGATGTCCTTGGCCCAGCCGAAGGGCACGTCCGGGTTCTTGAGGCTCACCCGGATGGCTGAGCCCATCGAGAAGGACTCGGAGCGGACCGAGATGTCTCGGCTGGTCCAGCCCTTGGCTTTGTAGGCCGCGCGAATCGCGGCGGCGCGTGCGGTCGTGGTCATCCTTTCCTCCACCATCATGATGCCACAGGTGGGCCCATGCTGTCAAGCCCGGTGTGTGATTTACCGGTAGCGCATGGAGTACATGCCGCCCAATCAGCCGCCCAAGGCCCGCCTGACCGGGCAGACCCCCGTGCAGTTCCCCAGCCCCATCCGGGTCGATGGGTCGAAGTCGCGCGACCCGGGCGACGGGACCATCGCGCGCTGGGAGGTCTACTGGCCCGACGGGCATATCTCCTCGGGGACCGGGCATCCCGGCGTGGTCGAGCGCCTGACCCCGGCAGGCACCTACGACATCACGCTCGTCGTCTACGACAACCAGCAGCTCACCGGCACCGACACCTGCACCATCGTCGTGCTAGCGGACGAGACCGCGCCCGAGCCGCCGCAGGACTGCGTGCTCTCGGACTGGCTCCTGACCGCCGTGGGGCCGTGGAGCCCCTGCGTGGACGGCCAGCAGACGCGCGACGAGGTCTGGGCCCGCACCATCCTCGTGCCGCCCGCGCACGGGGGCGCGGCCTGTGGCCCCCTGCAGGAGACCCGGACGGTCACTCAGCCCTGCGAGGTGCCGGTCCCGAGTCCGCCCGGGACATGGCCGTCGTTTGCGGCGACCTACGTGCTGGAGCCCATCAAGAAGGACGGTGCGCCGAACAACGTCGAGAACACCGACCCATGGTGGATTCACATGCACCTGCCGGACGACTCGGTCACGCTGCGTCTGCTGGCGTGGTCCGAGCACGTCAACATCCCGAACCGGCTCGATATTCCGCTGACCTCGCTCCCGCCCGGGTACTCGCTGCGCTACGTGCTGCGCGGGATCCCGGTCACGGACTGGCTGCTGATTCCTAACGCGCTCGACGTGACCCTGACCTACGCCCAGATCGCGGCCACCGGGCTGACCACCGGCATTCACGACCTCAGTCTGGAGGTCGAGCCCGCCGACACCCTGTTCCAGCCGAACCCGACCCTGCTGCACCTGCACGTGCACCACTCGACGCCCAATCCCACGGTGCCGTCGCTGGCCCGCGATGACGACGGCACCGAAGCTGTCGGCGGCCGCAACCGCTCCAGCGCGGTCAACATGGCGCGGATGGGGCCGGGCGCGATCTACCTCAACGTCAAGGACCGGAAGTTTGTGGGCTACCCGATCAGTCCGGTGAGCGGGGCATGGACGCCGAACGTCCCGCCCTACGAGCAGGTCGGGCTCTACAACGACGAGATGGGCCCGCACTCGAACCTGTTCATGCCGCACCCGATGTGGTGGCAGGAACCGGACGGCTCCCCGTCCGAGAAGATGAAGTTCGTGCGCTGCCTGCCACCCAAATTCGGCGGCGAAGATGCGCGCGGCCTGTATGACAACACGGGCAACGGCGGCAGCCCCGGCACCGCCTTCGGCTACGGCGGCCACCGTACGTTCCCCTTCAAGGACGGCCCGCGCGGGGTGGGCTGGTGCAGCGCGTATGTCACCGGGCAGATCGACAGCCACGGCGGCTTCGCCTTCGTGGAAGCGGGCGGCCCGCTGCGCTACATGGCGGCCGACGGCACGCTGATTACCGTCGCCGGGTGGCGGGTGCATCCCGACAAGGATCCCGTCTGGATTCTCAAGCCGTGGACCACCATCACGCAGAACATGGTGCTGGAAGGGAAGTGGCTCTCCGGCCAGTACGCGAACCAGAGCGGCTTCCGCCTGCCGCTCGACGTGGCAATCGACCCCAAGAACGAGAACATCTGGTACGTCGTCGGCTTCCATGACCACTGTGTCTGGAAGGTGGTCATCACGGACCGGATCCTCTGGGACGCGACCGTCTCGGTCTTCGCCGGAGACCCCGGCCACACGTGGGGCCACGCCGACGGCTTCGGCACCGCCGCCCGCTTCAAGGGGCCCAGCTCGCTGGTCTTCGACCCGCTGAGTGACGCGCTCTACGTCGCTGATCAGGACAACGACAGCATCCGCAAGATCACCCGCGCCGGAGAGGTCACCACCCTCCTCGGGGCCCCGGGCATGGCCGCGCGCTTGGAAGCCGCCGGGGCCACCGACATGCGCGCCGAGTACATGTACGACGACCAGCGCCACTCCTACGACCGGATGCAGAACCGGGCGCTCAGTCAGTTCGTCACCGCGCCCGGCGGCCAGCCCGACCTCTACATGCCTTACGCCCTGCGGGTCGATTCCAAGGGGCATCTGATCCTGATGGAGGCGGGGTATGGCGCGATCCGCCGTCTGCACATGCAGGACGGCGTGCCCACGGGGCAGGCGGACCTGCTGACCTCGTTTGTCAACTGGGCCGGGGGGCAGGGCATCATCTGCACGAAGTTCGCCCCGAACAACCGCTCGTGGATGTGGATGGACTGCGACCGCTGGGGCAAGACCGGGCCGAAGGACGGCATCTTCTGGTGCAATGTCACCGGCTCCTTCGTGGACGGCGAGCTGGGGGAGATTCGCTTCAACGAGCAGATCGCATGGTGTCCCGGCGAGGGCGGCCCGATGCGCTGGGTGTTCGGGCACGACGACGCCCGGCATCCGGACGGCTGGGGCCCGCGCGAGCACACCGACGGCCCGCACTACCCGTGGATGGTGACGGTCGATCCCAACGGGGGGCTGTGGACCAGCGGGGCGGGCGAGCACGGGCTCTGCCGTCTGCGGCCCGGGCGGCCGGACGACCCGATTCCGACCAACGAGGATCTGTACTACTACGGGAAGTATCTGTGGTGGCGGCTGCAGGACTGGGCCACCCTGCAGGACTTCTCGGCGGGCACCCCGGCTCCGGCGCTCAAGTACGGCTGGGGCGCGCACAACTATCTGGGGATGCCGGATATGTGGGGGTTCCGGGACGCGACCGATCAGGAGATCATCGACCAGTTCATCCCGGCCTCGGTGCAGGCGTCACCGACGCATCTGGCCTACCTGTTGAATTTCCTGCGCTGGAACGCCGGGGTCGGTCCCTAGACGGTGAAGCCGCCCGCGCGGGTCCAGACGGTCACGTCCCACGCGCTGACCCATGGCTCGTAGTTGTCGTGCGTGTAGAGGTCATCGAAGGTGTCCGCCCCGTCGAAGCCGCCCGCGACGTAGATTTTGTCCACCTCGGGGTGCGTGGCCAGCACCGTGGTCACCAGCTCACGAATCTCGGCGACCCGGCCGTTCCAATACAGCGCCTCGGCCTCCGGGCGGGGCCCGCATTGGCCGGTCGGACCGGCGGTGCAGAGCCACGTGCCGCGCGAGCGGATCCATGGGTTGCTGGCTTTGGCCTCAGTGCGGGCCTCGCCGCGCGCCTCCTTCACCTTCGCCAATAGGGCTGCTGCGGTCACCATCATGCTGTTCCTTTCAGGACCGCGAGGACCGCTGCGGCCATCGGCGGCTCCAGATTCCGTAGGTTGATGTCCACCTTGCAGTCGAAGATCCTGACCGACGAGACCCCTATCGGCAGGCGGGTGTCCGGGCCGTCTTCGGGCTCCGGCCCGCCGAGCAGCTCGTGCTCAATGGTCGAGTCGTAGGCCGCTCGGGCCCGGTCGAGGCGATTGGTCTCCCGCGCCGCGACGACCTTGCCGTACTCGGTCACCAGCCGGGCGCGCAGGGTGGCGGCGTTGATGTCGCCGTCAGCCGTGACCCGGTAGCGTCCCGCGTGCCGCGACCGGCGGCCGTAGCCTATCGACGGTGAGAACGTCACCGTGCCGAAGATGTTGGCGGGGTTCGGGGTGACCACGGTGTAGATGCTGGCGAAGTCGAAGCTCCCGACGACCAGCCCGTCCTTGGCGACTTCGAGTGCCCGGCCGTCCCACTTCTCGCGCGTCAGGAACCCGGCTTTATGGACGGCCGCTATCACCTTCGCCTTGACCGCTGCCATCGCTTCGTTTCGTGTCATCACTTGGCCTCCAGTGCCGTCTTCGCCGTCTCCGCCGTCCATTCGGTCACGTCCGTCACGACGCCCACCGCCGTGCCGAAGTGCCCGACGCCCCAGTTGCCGCCCGCCGCCTTGTGGTCGAGCCACAGCTTCCAGCGCTCGGCGTTCAGCCGGTAGAGCAGACCGTAGTCCGTGACGTAGCGCACGCCGCGCTTGGGCTTCACTGCTTCGCTGGCCGGGACCATCCGCTTCCGTCGAACCGTTGCCATCGCTTCCTCCACCGCTATTGTGCCACAGGTGGGCTTAACTGTCAAGGCTTCGCCCATCCCCGTGCGACCCAATCGGCGTACATGGCGGCGGCCTCGGCCTCCTTGGCGGTCAGCGGGACCAGCCCGGCCATCTTCAGCAGCCCCCGGACCCCGATGGACCCGGCGACCCGGTCGCTTGCGACGACCTTCCCGGAGCCGTCCTTGACAAAGCCGTAGTAGGTCCAGCCGTAGTTCGCGCCGCGCGGTTTGTACGGGATGCGGACCCGCTTGTCTTTCTCGACCCCGACGTGGAACAGGCGGCCGTCGGCCATGACGACGCGGGCGTACTTGTTCCCGAAGGGCGTCACGCGCCACGGCCCGTCCTTGGTGTCGGGGCCGCTCGGGCGGGGCGGGTCGATGGTGTAGAGCGTCATGCGCTGGCCGCTTCCTCGGCCTCTTCGGCGGCCCGCTCGGCGGCCTCCTCGGCCTCCTCGCGCCGCAGGTGCTCCTCGTGGCAGTCCTCGCAGCGGAATTTCTCGCCCGGCGCGCTGTCGGCCTCCGCCGTGCAGAGCCACTCCGGCCAGCCGTCCCGGTTGTCGATGATGGCGGCGCTGCAGGCCATCCGAATCTTGCAGTCCGCGCAGGCGTGAAAGTGTCGGCGGCGTCTCATGCCTTCCTCCCGGCCCGCAGGGTCACGGCGTGCTCGGTGAAGGTGCCGCTCGCCTTGACCACCCGCTTGTGCCGGACCGTCCAGCGCAGCTCGTGGAACGTGGCCAGCTCGGTGACCCGGTCGAAGTCCGCGTCGTTGGTGACCCCGAGGTAGACCGGCCGATGGGGCTTCGCGTTGACCCACGCGGGGCTGACCCCGTAGGCGGCCATGTCGGCGAAGAACCCGGTGAACCCTGTTGCTGCCATCCCATACCTCCACTGCCATAATACCGCAGGTGGGCTTAGGTGTCAAGCCTATTATGTCCACCGGTGGGCTCAAGCAGGGAACAAACCGGGTCCGCTATCCGTCTAACAGATCAGGAGGGGGGAACGGGGAACCGAAGGGGTCGCCCCCCGAGAGGGAAACCGGGCCGCGTGTGACGGACTGAACGAAACCTCCTGACGCGGGGTGGGAACGGAAGGCGGGTCGCCCCTGCTGACCGGGTCCGAAGTCGCCGGGACGCCGGAGAGACCAAAGACCGAAGGAAGCCTCGAAGACCGCGCCGAAAGGCGCGGTCGGTGTGTACGGGGCTAGTTCTGTTCGGCTTGCCGGATGATCCGGGCCTGCTTGACGAACTGCCGGGCCATGGCCAAGACCTCGGTCTGCTCGGGCGACAGCTCCTCCATGTCATCCGGCCGGGCGATCCGCAGGCCGAGCCCGGGGGTGAACACCAAGATGGTGCCGCAGCCGATGCACAGGGTCACGTCGCCGGGCTTGGGCGTGGCGGGGCCACCGATCAGCGCATCCACCCGGTCCAGCAGCTTCTGGCACCGGGGACAGGCCGCCGAGGGCGTCTTGGTGCCCTTGAAGGACCGGAACGGCGTCACCGGCGGTCCCCGTGCTTCCCGCTATCGTAGAGGTGTTCCTTCATCCACGCCTCGGACATCCGATCCGACGGTTCCACCCAGCGTCTCCGGGCCAGTGACTGGCCCCACCACGCGAACACGACTGCCACGAGGAGCCCGGTCAACACGACCGCCATGGTTAGCCCTCCCAGTTGACCTCGGCCTCAGCGGCTGCCTCGTAGGCACCCGGCAGGATGGCGATGGGCGCGAGCCCGCGCTTGATGCGTTCCGGGTTGGCCTTGTCCACGCAGGCTTTGCAGATGGGCTCCCGGCTCCCTCTGACCCGGACCGAGGGTACCAGATTCGGGTGGAAGCTGAACGGCTCCCTGCACCCGATACACGTTCCTAAGACACTCACAAACATCGCGTTACCTCACCTTTCTTCCTCCACCTGTATAATACCACAGGTGGGGGCAACTAGCGAGGGAAACTCACTCTGTTTGTGCCCCGGTCAGGTAGGGGGGCGCTCTCATGGCAGGCACCAGTGTCGTTCGCCTCGTATTGCTGATCTTCGCGCTCGTCTGCTTCGCGCTCGCGGCGTGGATGCCCACCGCGCCGTACTACGCGCGGCTGGTCGCGGCCGGGCTGGGCTTTCTCTCCGCGTCGATGGTCCCGTGGCCGGTGTAATCTCCCCTGCAGGGGAGGTGTCTGATGAAAGTTCCATGCACGTCGTGCGGCCAGCCGTTCGAGGCCAAGGGGCAGGTCACCCTGTCACACCCGCCGCGTTGCCCGGCGTGTCAGGCGCGGCCGGTCAGTGAGGTGACCGTGCAGGACGCGAAGTCGCTGGACGTGGCGATCCACGAGCAGGTGTCGTTTGATGACCGCGAGACCGAGGACCAGAAGCTGAAGGAGCGGGAGGTCCGAGGCTGATGCAGCTCAAACGCCGGGTCATGGACCCTCGCCTGCTGGACGAGATTTCCGAGGCGCTGGCCTTCAACCTGCCGACCGACACCGTCGATGGGCAGGGCACCACGGTGATGTACCGCTTCGTGCCGCAGTACATCTTCAACTACTACCCGAAGGGGCTGCGCGAGCGCATCCATGGCCCGCACAGCCGCGCGCTGGTGGGGGTGACCCGGTTCTACCCGCGCTGTCAGCCGCCGGTGGTGGTGGACTTCGAGCCGCCCTACCCGGACCCATGGTTCCGCGAGCAGAAGCTGCAGTTCTTCCTCGAACAGGGCATCGCCTACGTGCCGATCACCCTGAAGGACGTGCTCTCGACCGAGGCGTTTGTCGAGCGGGTCGAGGCGGCCCGGCGCATGGCTGCCGCCGGGCGGCAAGAGGCGATGGACCTGCAGCAGATGGCGGCGGTCGGTACCGACGTGGAAGCGTGGCTGCAGACGCCGGAAGTCGTCGCCTCCATCGACACCGAGACGGTCGAGGTGCTGCGCCGGGAGACCGAAGCGAGTGGCAAGCCGCTGTTCGGGGTCGCCCGCAGCAATCGCCTCGCCACCATCAAGAGCCGGATCATCAAGAAACTACGAGAGGACATGCGCCGTGGCCGAGTTGTGGACCCCCTCGACCGCCCTCGTGAGCCTGCGTCGGCGGCTCAGTGACGCGGCCGACGACAAGTACGTCCACCAGATGGAGGTGGACCCGGAACCCGACGGCATCCAGACGACCTTTGCGGTCCCGGACAGCCGTCTGGTCCCGGACACGCTGGAGGTGACCCTCGACGGGGTCACCATCGTCCCGGACGACATCGACCTCAACGCGGGGCGCTTTACCCTGTCGGCCCCGGACTCCAACCAGAAGCTGCGGGCGAGCTACTACTTCCGGTGGTTCACCGATGACGAGCTGGCCGACTTCCTCGGGCAGTCGTGCCAGTTGCTCGGTGGCTACGACGGCGTCGAGGACGAGTCGCTCCCGGCCGGGCTACGCCCGGCGGTCTTGGGCTTCGGCTGCTACTACGCCTACATGAAGAAGGCGGCCGAGTCGGCCGAGAGCGTGTCGGCCAGCGCCGGGGGCTTCTCGACCGACACCAACCGGCAGAACCCGAACTGGCTGGCGATGGCCAACACCGCATGGGCCAACGCCGAGCGCGAGCGCGGGGCCTTCGCCGAGCCGATTGGCGAGCAGAAGCCCGCCATGGCGTTTGTCGCCTACCGGCTGCACCGTTACGTGCCGAGGACGTGATGTATCGGTTCGGTAGTGTCATCCCGCGCGCCCACGTCAAGCGGGAGATCCGCGCGCTCATCCGCAGCTTCCCCAACAAGGTGGCGATCCTCGTGCGCCGCCCGCGACAGGTCTTCTCTGACATGGGTGAGCAGCGGGAGACCGAGTACGACGTGGTCTATGAGGGCGAGGCGCTCATCCGGGCAGGGACCGGGACGGCCGAAGGCTACGGGCTCGGCACCGTCGAGAACCTGTCGCTGGTGGGGCTCATCAACGGCGTGGTGAACATCCGGCAGGCCGACATCGTGAGCGTCAACGACGGTCGCGACTACGAGGTGATGTTCCAGCCGGACTACTTCGCGGCGTTCACCCTGCTGCAGTTGACCCAGCGCAGCCAGATCGGCCAGCCGCAGACGAACCCGCGCACGGCGTACTGAGATGCCCTGCTTCCTCATCCCCATTCACGAGTCGAACGACTGCCACAACCCGGGCGGTAACCCGGACGGGGGACGGTTCTGCTCCGGACCGGGCGCGGGCGGAACCCACGCCGGGTCGCATCTGGTCCGGCCGGGCGAGACCTACGACCTTCGGGCCGTCCTGACCGGCACGCGGCTCTTCCTGTTCAACCCGTCCACCGGGCAGCTCGCCGTCGGAGACGCGGGGCGGGAGGACCGGACCCATGCGGAGGTGCTCGCCAACGCCGCGACCGCGCAGCCCGCCGGGGCCCCGCGCGCCGACTACGACCGCTTCCGGATCCATGGCTACTTCACGGTCCGCAACGGCCAGCCGGAGGTCGAAGTCCTCCGCATCGCGGCCAGCCCGGAGGTCGCCGATCAGGATCTGTACGCGGCCCGGGTGGACCAGCTCGACGCCTTGGAGGAGATGGGCCCCCGCTTCGCCGCATGGGGCCTCCCGCCGGAGACACCGATCACGGTGGCGGGCTTTGGCAAGAAGGGCCTGCGCGGCCGCACACTGGGTACCGCGTTCCCGGAAGCCTACCGGGCCCACACCAAGGCGACCAAGGCCAAGCGCCGGGCGGCATAATATGCCGTGCTTCCTCATCCCGCTGCACGAATACAACAAGTGCCATGACCCGGGCGGCACGCCGGAGGGCGGGCAGTTTTGCTCGACGCCCGGGTCGGGGTCGGGTCTGAAGAACTACCCGCGCCCTGAAGGTAGCCGGGACATCCCGGACTTCTTGAAGCAGGACGTGCTCAACGCGGCGCGGGCGGGCATCGTGGTCCGCCACCATCAGCAGCCGGAGCCGGTGCTGGATATCGCGGGCGTGCTCCATGACCCACTAGCCCTGAGTCACGCGCGGGGCGGCACGGAGACGTTCTCCAGCAAGGGGGTCTACGGGCTCATCGCCCCGCGCGGCGCGATCCGGATCATGACGCGCGGCGGCGAGTTCGAGCCGACCGTCGAGGTCTGGGGTAGCTCCGGCTACCCGCAGGGGCGCAAGAAGAAGGAGCTGACCCCGGAGATGCTGCCCGCCGAGCTGCGGGCGACCGTCCACGATGTGCAGTCCACCTTCCGGCACGAGGTCGGCCACCTGATGGACGACGAGTCGAGCTGGCCAAAGAAGGGCGCGAAGTACGACACCGAGATGCAGCGCGAGGTGCGCGCGTGGGTCTACGCGGTCGAGATCAGCCCGGACCACACCGTCAGCGAGCGCATGGTGCGTAACGGACTCATGTCGCATGCGTATGGGTCGTTCCGCAAGGCGCAGATTCTGACGGACGACGAGCACCGGTACGTCCAGCGGCAAGGCTGGATGGACCAGCAGGAGACGTTGGAGCGCATCGTCCAGAACGAGTCGAAGATGGGGGTCGTTAACATCGAGGCGCACCGCAAGGCCGAGGCGTTTACCAACCGGGTGCTGAGGGCGCTGGTCAACTACGGGAAGGTGCTCACCCGGAAGGGCATCGTCCGGGTGCCGCAGGCGAAGGATCCCTACTTTCCGCTCGCGGACAAGCGCCGCTTAATGCAGCCGGGGCCGGGCCAGCACGCATGGCCGGGGCTGCTCTGATGCCCTGCTTCCTCGTGCCGCTGCACGAGTACAACGACTGCCATGAGCCGGGCGGCCAGCCCATTGGCGGGCGGTTCTGCGGCAAGGATGCGTTTGTCCCGAGGCCGCCGAAGAAGCCATTGCCGTTCACACGGACGCCCACGGTCGCGGACTATTACTCGGCGAAGGTGTTCATGACGCCGCACGAGCAGCACGGCTGGGAAAAGCTCCAGCGGGAGGCTATGGAGACCCGGCTGGCGCTGAACAGGGTGGAGGAAGCCACGCTGCGGGCCGGTGACCCGTTCGGGCTGCTCAAGCGGGACGCGGTCAAGAACCTCGATACACCTGAGCTGACGCACCTGCGTCACCGGCACGAGGCGCTCGCGACCCAGATGCGGGACTTCGCCGACGAGGTCGCGCGCCGGGGCGTGATGCAGATCGCCAAGGAGCTGGACTTCCCGCCCGAGAACGTCCATATCATCAGCAACCCGAAGGGGCGCATGTTCGAGGTGGGTGGGAAGCAGTGGGAGGAAGGTGGGCATTTCAGCCCGGGGACCGGCGTGGTTCAGATCAACATCGCGACCTCGCGGGGCCTCGGGCTGGTGCGGCTGGTCGCGCACGAGATCGCGCACGCGAAGTTTGAGGTCTGGCGCTCCGCGATGGATCAGGAGTCCGAAGTGCTCAAGGACTGGGAGCCGGTCGGTCTGAAAGACCTGACCACCCGGAACCGCACCCCGTGGAGCGCCAGCGGGGAGGTGCGGCCGGAGTTTCGCGCCGAGTTCCGCCGCCGCTTCCCGGCGCACGCGGCCACGGCCGATACATGGGGCAGCGCCTACACAGCTACCAGCCTGTCGCGGCAGATGCAGGAGGACGACGGCTTCACCGATTACTCGAAGGCGTACTGGGCCGACGCGAATAACCCAGCGAAGCAGCAGCACTACATGTACACGAGCCACACGGGCCGTCAGATGATGGGCTCGACGCTCTACACTGCTGTCAACGAGACCCTGTCGGAAGTCGCAGCATGGCGGGTCGCGCGGCGAATGCAGCCGGGGCCGACGCCCGCCGCGAGCCGGGCGGCGCAGTGGGCCCAGCGGGCCGGGAGTCCGCAGATGAAGAAGCTCTTCCTCGGCCAGCGGACGCGGACTATCGGTATGGAGAAAGCGACTCGCGAGCCCGGGCCGTCCAAGGCGTGGCGGAAATTCTCAGCTAGGATCAACCAGTTCTACCGCGCCCATGGCCGCACCTAAACTCACCGACGTAATCATCGACGGCAAGCCGGGGAAGCTCGCCTACTTCGACGCCGCCGGGCGGATGACCACGCCCGACAAGGCCGTGCAGGCCAAGGTGGTCTTCGAGGACGGCTCGCACCTGTGGCTGGTGCCCGCCGACCGCGTCTCATGATCCCCCTGACCCTTGTGTGGGAGGGACTGGAAAACGTCCTCAGCGACATCGACATGAAGCTCGACGCCGCCAAGCAGGTCGTGCGGGACGACCTGAAGGAGTTTGGCATCGGCGCGAAGGGCGAGATGGTGATGACGCACACGTTCCAGAACCGGACTTTCCAACTGGAGCACAGCATCGGCTTCTCGCAGGACGAGGATGTCAGCGTCACGGTCTTCGCCATGGCCCCGTACGCCAGCCAAGTCGAGTTCGGGGTGCCCGGCCACAGCCGCCCCTACCCGTTCTTCTGGCCGGTCTGGTTCAAGTGGCTCACCCTGCTGGAGGAGAAGCTCAAGGACGACTGGCCGCGTGCATGGCACGGGTGAGGGATGGGTAGAACGGATCACACAGGAGGGCGTGATGGCAAAGCAGCAGCCGGGGAATCGCGGGAAAGTGGTGCCGACGGAGCCGACCGAGCAGACGGAGCCGGAGGCCGAGGCGGAGGAAGTCACCTGTGCCATTTGCGGCGAGCCGGGGGTCGAGGGAGCCGAGCACGCCGCCACCGACGCGCACGGGATCCACAACGTCACGGCCGAGGCCGAGGGGAACCGGCAGCGGTCGAGTCGTCGCGAGTCGTAAGACATGCACACCGAGACCAGCACGGTCACCGAGCACGTCACGCCGGGGCTCGCCCCGGCGCGACTGCTCACGCCCGCCATCACGCTCAAGCGGCTGCTGGTCTCGACGGTCAGAAACGACCCCGACTGCCGGAGGCTCTTGGGCATCCGCAATAACGCGGACGACCCGCGCATTTATGCGTACTACGCCCCGCTGGCCGTGGTGGATGAGCAGCGCCCGGCCTACATCACCTACGCGCAGACCGGGTTCCCGGAGCGCTACGCGGCCACTGGCGACCCGGTCTTCAATCTGGCCATCTGGGGCCTGAGCTGGGAGGCGGTCGAGCCGGTGCGCGAGCGGATGCTGGCGCTCTTCGACGCCAAGCTGCTGGTGACGCAGACCGGGCGGAAGGTGTTCGGGATCGTCCTGCTCCAGCACGACAACTATCAGGAGAACACCAAGTTCGCGAGCGTCGTGGTGCAGGTCCGCCTCGGGTTCTCGCAGGTCTGAGGATGCCGACCTTCCTTGTCCCGCTCTACGAGTCGAATGACTGTCACAACCCAGCCGGGCCGGACGGCGGGCAGTTCTGCGGGAAGTCCGGGAGCCGGACGGTCCATCCGGACGATGTGAAAACCGAGCGTCCGATGGCAGTCGCCACGGGCGGCGCATCGATCATCGCCCACCATGCCGCCGGGCGAATGCCGCTCGACGCGGCGAAAGTGAAGCGGATGGAGAAGGCGATTCGCGCGGGGGAGTCGTTCGACCCGTTGGTGGTCCGCGAGGATGGGGTGCTCAGAGACGGCCATCACCGGCTGCAGGCGTACCGGAACGTCGGCACGAAGTCGATTGAGGTCGTGTCCGAGGACGAGGCGAAACGGCGCAAGCTCAAGTGGCGGGTGTGATGCCGGTCTTCCTCGTCCCGCTCTACGAGTCGAACGACTGTCACAATCCGGCAGGGCCGGGTGGCGGGCAGTTCTGCTCGACGGGCGGAGTAGCCGAAGCGCTCGGCAAGGTGCGCGTGGTCGAGGAGCCTCGGACGCCGAGCCCGGACCATCCCGAGGCGCACCAGCACGGCGACCGGGTCATCGTGTCGCACAAGTTCCATCAGCTCACGCCGGAGCAGCGGTACCACGTCCTGCTGCACGAGCTGGGGCACTGGTTCCGGGAGCGGTTCGTCCCGCTCGCGGACATCATGGGGTGGGAGCAGGGCGACAAGTTCTACGACCTGTTCGCCGCCGGTAACTCGGAGGAGGGCTGGGCCGAGGCGTTTGCGGTCTTCGCCAGCCACCCGCAGGAGCTGAAGGCCCGCTACCCGACGCAGTTTGCGGCCCTGCGGGCGCTGGTGACCGACGACGACGTGGCACAGGTGCAGGCGTTCGCCCGGAAGCACAGCCGATGAACGACTACACGACCTTCACCAAGCGGACGGTCGAGACACTTCGCGACAGCCTGCCCCCACAGGGGTGGACCCCGCTCGACGTGCGGAAGGGCATCTGGAAGCCCCGGAACCTGTCGCCGTTCGAGCGCTACATGGCCTACGTCGCGCCGCCGCTCGACAACCCGTGGACCGAGCGCCGAATCTCCACACGGGAAGTCGCTTACATCCTGACAGCGCACGTCTTCCTGCTGGTGAAAAGCTACGACGACGGCGAGGAACTGTCGGTCTACGGCGACACGGCCCCCGATCTGGGCGTCTTCCAGTTCATCCACGACGTGAAGGTCATCCTCCGGGGCACCGATCTGGGCGGCTTGCTCGACCGGACCCACAACGAGACCATGGGCGGCACCCGCTTCGAGACCGGCGCGTCCGAGGGGTTCGACACCGGCGGTCACGGCTGGGTGCACCGGGCGATGCTCACTTACACGGTCCAGACGGCCCCCTTCTGCCCGCCGACGTAGAGCGTTTGTGACCCGGTTCAGACAGGGCGAGAACCCGGAACCCTTCACCGAGGACAAGACACCATGGAATCTGCTGTTGGCATTCAGTGGGCCTACTCGAACAAGCGGCAGTCCGCCTACCCGGTGCCGAACCCGCCCGAGGACATCGACCAGTCGCACCCCTTCGAGGGCACCGACATCGGCGACCACACGGTCAACATGGTCGATAACGCGGAGCTGTACGGCAAAGGGCACGAGTTTGCGACCCGCGAATACCTGCTGTCGTGGGACACGCGCTTCCGCCGCCAGACCTTCCTGACCTCCAAGATGGCCGGGTGGGGCTTTGCGTTCCACAGCGGCAAGGTCACGACCAGCGCGCTGGGCGGCGGCGCGTTCCAGCACATCTACGAGTATCAGGATCCGAACGGAGCCGGGTACTACGGCTCCGGCCGCCAGCTCCCGGTCACGACCATTGTCGAGCGGGTTACCTCCGGGCTCATCCGGCGCTTCCCGTCGATGCTGGTCAGCGCCATCGAGCTGAGCGGCGCGATGAACGACTTCTGCCGGGTCGCGATGGATCTGGTGGGGTCGGGCGCGATGAACCGGCTGCCGACCAGCGGCTCGGTCGGCGGCTCGGCCAAGATTGGCGGCGGGGCGGACGGCACGGTGACGGTCACCGACGACGTGGTCGGCGACTCCGCCAAGACCATCGAGGTCGTGGTCGCGCCCGGGGTGAGCGCGTCCATGGCGGCGGCGATCACCGGCGACGACATCACGGTGACGCTCGGGACCGACGTGACCGGGGCCCCGGACCCGGCGAAGAACACGGCTACGCTGGTGGCGGCCGCCGTCGAGGCGCTGGCGGGCGTGACCGCTGTGGCCAGCGGCACCGGGGCCGACCCGATCACCGGCAGCTCGCCGCCCAAGGGCTTCACCGGCGGCGGCGTGGCGTTTGTCTTCCCGACGGGCGAGGACGCCAACGAAGGCGAGCGCCTCCGCAACACGGCGATGCTGTTTCAGGTCGGCGAGACCGGCGACCTGCAGGACGTGAGCTGCGACATCCGGAGCTGGCGCTTCCGCTCGGAGTACTCGCTGGCGGACGTGGACGGCTACTGCCCCGGCTCGGGCTACTTCGTCCCCGGCGACCCGCTGAGCGGACAGGTCCGCAACAAGCTGGAGTTCCTCCGCCGGGCCGTCATGCTGGAGTGGGTCATCCGCGCCTCGGCCGACAACACCATCTTCACGCAGTTGGAGCAGCTCGTGAATCTGGCGGCCACCATCACCCTGACGGGGGCGGCCATCACCGGTAGCTCGGCGTACCACGAAGTCAAGATCAACGTGCCGCAGATCAACTACCGGGCGATCCCGATTGGGGTGGACGGCGACCTGATCACGTATTCCCTGCAGACGGTCATCCGCTGGGACGACACGCTGCAGAACCCGTGGGAAGTCACCATCAAGAACGACACCGACCAGTATCTGGCCGCGTCCGTGTGACCTTCGCCAGCACCGACCCGGCCGGAGGCGGGGGGCTTCGAGCGGAGCCCCCCGTCGTTTGTACCCCCCTCAGTAATCCGTCGGTAGCCTGTTTCCTACAGTAGGCCCGCTTCCGGGGTGCGGCCCCGGTCAAGCACAGACGTAGGAGGCTCCACCATGCCAGCGGTCCGTTCCAACCCCAAGATCGTCACGCGCGCCGATCACGCGATCATCCAGAGCAAGATCCACCTGCAGGGCACCGAGGACTATGCGGTCGTCATCCAGAAGGGCAAGGGCTTCTGGAACAAGTCGATCCACGTCTTCAGCCGCCAGCCGTCGCAGCGCGAGCTGCAGACCTTCGAGGAAACCAGCAGCCGCCTCAAGTTCAAGGGGCAGAAAGCGGAGATGGAGGGCTCGCCCATCTTCGCGGCCGCCGAGCTGTACAACCGGCTCATCGACCGGGTCTACGACGTGCTGGTCGGGGTGCAGTCCCACGAGCGGATGAACAGCGAGCAGGCCCGGACGTTCGTGCCGCCGCTGGTGAAGCGCGAAGCCATCCGGGAGTTCACGGCCGAGGTCTACTCGGCGTCCCGCATGGAGGAGGCCGAAGGCATCAGCGAGGGCAAGGACGACGAGGACGCCGAGCCCGACGCGGAAGCGGGGTAGCCCGCGCCACGGGCCTGCGGGCCACCATCCGGGCGTGGCTGCTGGAGGGACGGAAGAAGGAGCTGGGCGACCCGCCCATCACGCCGCCGACGCACAACCGGCGGCTGATGGGGCGGATCCAGTTCCTGCTCCGGATTGAGTCGCTCATCAACGTCGGGTGCAAGTACCAGCCGGACGACTTGCCGCCGCGCGTGTGGGACGAGCTGATCGCGATGGCGCTGGAGCGGCAGTTTGTGGACCGGCTGGTGGACCAGCGGCGGAACAAGAACCGTCAGCAGGACCGGGCGATCAATCAGGCCCGCAAGCAGACGGGCCTGCCGCCGCCCGGGGGGACGCTGTTCAAGCACTCGCGTCCCTTCAAGGGGAGTACGACGTAAGCCGTTCAGAAGGTAGTACGACCTAATGGCTGCGATTCTGGCGACGGTTGACATCGAGGATCTGGCGACCGCCAAGGTCAAGGGCATCAAGGATGCCCTGACCGATCTCGTCCAGACCCAGCAGCAGCTCGCCGCCAGTAACGCCGCGCTCGCCTCCGGCACGGCGGGGGTCATCGCGTCCATGGGCGCGTCGGCGACCACCACCGGGACGGCGGCCAAATCCCTCGCCGACTACGTCGCCAAAATCGCCGCTGCTGTGCCCGTGGTGCAGCAGGCCGCCACCGGCATCGCCGCGCTCGGCCTCCACATCCAGAACCATCAGGCCGCCATGCAGGGGGCCGCGCAGATCCTCACGGTGTACGGCGGAGGGCTCGCGGCGGTGGCGCAGGCGGCCCGCGACGGCTCGGCCCCCCTGCAGGCACAGGCGTCGGCCCTGTCGGAGCTGGCCGATGCCGCGAATGCCGGGGTCGTCGGGCTGAAGGAGCACGCCGGTGCCCTGAACGCCATGATGATGCAGGTCAGTCAGGGCGTCCCGCTGACCAAGGCGCAGGCCGAGGCACTGGATGAGATGGCGGCCGGGCTCGCTGACGCCAACCGCGAAGCACTCGGCGCGGGCACGGCGATGCAGCAGTTAGCCGCGCAGCAACAGCAAGCGACCGCCGCCATCAAGGAGAGCTACAGCGGGCTCCAGCTCCTGACCAGCCAGCTCACCGAAGGCGTGACAGTCACCAAGCTGCAGGCCGACGCGCTGGCGGAGTTGTCAGCCGTCGCTCAAGCGGGGAACGGGTTCACCAAGGAGCAGGCCGCGACCCTCGCCGAGCTGTCCACGGCCCTGAAGGAAGGGGTGACCCTGACCGCCGAACAGGCCGCTACGCTGGAGAAGCTCACCGCCGAGTACGCCGCCGCGAACGCGGCCACCCTCGGGTTCAAGCAGGCGACGGAGCAGACCGCCACCGCTGTCGAGCAGCTCCTTGCGGTCCAGCGTGAGGAAGAACAGGCGATCCGCCAGACGTACTCGGCGCTGGAGCTGCTGAGCGACCAGATCAAGGCCGACACGACGCTGACGCAGGAGCAGACCTCGGCTCTCCGGGAGTTGCAAGCCACCCTGTCGGCGCAAGGGTTCGGGGCGGCAGCCAACACGCTAGGTGAGCTGGCGGAGGCGGGCGAAAAGAACGAGAAGGCCACGGAGGGGCAGACGGAGGCGCTACAGAAGGTCTCATCGGCCTACGGGGACGCGCACGAGGGGGCGCTCAATCTCAAGGATGTGACGACCGCGAGTATCGGCGTCTTCGACAAGTTCCATATCTCGGCGACCCTTGTCGCCGGGGTGCTCGGCGTCCTCGGGGCGTCGGCCTTGCACTACGCCGAACAAGCCTCCCATGCAGCGGCGCGGTCCGAGGTGCTCAACGACGCGCTCAACATTACCGCCAAGAACGCCCACCAGAGCAACCTCGCCATGCTCGTGGCGTCGGAGCAACTCAAAGACCACGGGGTCATCTCCGACGCAGCGGCCGAGTCGGTGATGAAGCTCGTACAGGCGGAGTTGAGTCTGGCGGACGCAGGCAAGCTCGTCCAAGTGGCCCAGAACGTCGCGGTTATCTCCGGGACCAGCGTGACCGATGTTATGGAGCGCCTGACCCGCGCGGTCGAGTTCCAGTCGGTCCGGATGCTGAAGCAGTTCGGGATCATCGTCAACCTGCAGAAAGCCTACGCGGACTACGGTCGGGAGATCGGCAAGGAGGCCAAGAACCTCGATGACCTCGAAAAGAAGCAGGCCCTGCTGAACGCGGTTATCGAGAAGGGGTCGAAGTTTGCCGGGGCCCATGAAGCCGCGATGGACCGGGTCGGCGTGCGCTACGAGTCACTGACCAAACTCGCCGACGACGTGCTCGCCAAGGTCGGCGAAGGACTCCTGCCGGTCTTCAACAAATGGGTCACTGTCCTCAAGCTGCTCTACGAAGCGTTCCTCACACTGTCTCCCGGTGCCCAGCAGGCCACCTCGGCCCTCATCGTGTTCTTGGCGCAGTTGGCCTTGATCGGCAGCGTGTTGACCGGAGCCAAACTGCTGGGCATCACGAACCTGTTCGCGCAGCTCGGCCCGGCTGTGACCGCTGCCGGGGCCGCGATGACAGCGGCTCGGTCGGGGGTTGTTCCCTTGACCTCCGCGCTCGGCCTCTTGAAGGAAGGTGCAACCGCGAATGTGGCGGCGGCTGGACTGCTCCGCACCGCATGGGTCGGGATCGTCGCGTTCTTCGGCAGCTCGGTGACCGCTACTATTGTCCTCGTCACCGTCGCCATTGCGGCGCTGACGGCGGCGTACACCTACTTCACCAGTGGTCAGGAAGAAACGATCCAACGGAGCGTCGAGCATGTGGCGTCGGTACAGAAGGAGATCGACGCCATTCACGATCTGGTCGGTGAGATTGGTGACATGACCACGACGGTCAACGGGCACCTGAAGGTGATTGACGATTCGACAGAAGGGCAGGAAGCCTATAACCAGAAGCTGAACGACCTGATCCGGCTCGTGCCCGATGCGGTTAAGTCCATCGACGCGATGACTGGCGCGTCGTATCTGAACCGTGACGCTATCGACGCGATGACGGCGTCGATGGAGGAGTACCGCAACGAGCTGCGCGAGACCGCCCGGACCATGCTGCCCACGACCGAAGCTGCTGCCGCTGCGGCCAAGGCCGCCTACGACGCGATCAAATCCAATCTGGACAACGCGCGAGCCCACGCCGACGCCCTGCAGGCCATTCCGTGGCGGGAGATGACTGACGCCCAGCGGCAGGATCTGGCGGTCTCCCTGAAGCGGGTGACGGCGCTCGACGCGGAGCTGAAGAAGCTCCACGACCGGAACGTCGCCGCACAGGCCAAGCTGGCGACCGACAAGGCGCTGACGGATAGCACAAACGTCTCGATGACGGCGGTCTCCAACCTCAACAAAGCGTTCGCGGCACAACGTGCGGAGTTGGTTTCGGCCGCCGGGGGCGCGGATGCGTTTGCCAAGAAGCTGAAGTCGCTCGGGCTGGAAAAGGAGTTCCGGCTGCTGGACGAGGGGATGCGGATGGTGCGCGGCGTCCCGAAGCCCATCGCGGGAGCGAAAGACCCGGTGCAGGCACTAGCCGCAGAGGTCAGTGCCTTCCAGAAGCTATGGGACCAGAAGGAGGCCGCGCAGAAGCGTGCAGCGGAACAGGAAACGGCGCGTGTGAAAGCGGCGGTCAAGGCAGTCAATGACCTGATGAAGACCGACGCCGTCGAGACCGCGCGCTACACCCGACTGAACGAGATTCTGGGCGAACTGACGGTGGGGAGCACCGAGTGGAAGCGGGCCGTCGAAGCGGCGCAGCCCATCCTCAACTCCTACGCGAAGTCGGCTGAGTTCGGCTCCAAGGCGCTCGGCGCGCTGAACGTCGCCATCGACAAGTCGAACCAATTCATCGAGGAGTTCCTCCCGCAGGAGACGATCACCAAGTTCCAGAACTTCGACAAGGCCCTGCAGGACGCTGAAGGGGACGCCGGGGAGTACAACCGCGTGGTGGAGCGTGGCGCGTCCATTATTGCGGCGTGGCGGGCCATGAACGACGGACAGCGGGCGCAGCTCGGCGACACGACTCGTCTGCAGAAGGCCGCCACTGAGGAGCTAGAGAATTACACCCGCCAGCTCGAAATGCAGGCCAAGCTGGAGCAGACACAGGAACTCGGGCAGGCCCGCCTCGACATGATGGACCGTCAGCGGGAGATGCTGCGCGACCTCACGCGGGAGGAAGAGGACGCGCAGCGGCGACGGCGGGACGCCAGTATTGCGGCTGACGAGGCCATCAAGCAGAGCCGCCTGCAGATGCAGGACGAGATGATGGCGGAGACGCTCAAGGGCCAAGACCTCCTTGACTACCAGACCCGGCGGCGCATTGACGACATCCAGCATCGCTACGAGTTCGAGAAGGAAGCGCGTCAGCGAGCGCTTGACGACGAGGCGCGGGCGGTCGAGCAGCGGATCGAACTGGCAGAAGAAGAGATTGCGCGGCGGGCCGAGCTGGCTATCCGGGCGCGGGACTTCGAGATCCGGATGATGAAGGAGAAGGCCGCCGCAGCAGCCGCCTTCGCGGCAGAACGGCCCGGCGACGTGGAGGCCCAGAAGGACGCCGAACGGTTGTCTCGGCAGGCCCAAATCGCCGAGAAGTACTTCGATGCCTACCGCGACGGGATCGCTAAGATCCGGGACGAAGAGCTGCGCTTGCAGCAGACGACCAACACGCGCCTGCGGGCCACCGTCGCCGCCAACCAGAAGGCCGCCGACGAGATCAGCGCCCAGCAGAAAACGCTGGTGGATGAACAGATCGAGCACATCCTCAAGCTCGCCGACGCGCACTCGGTGGCGGCCGAGCTGGCCAAGAAGGTCTGGAGCGACGTGGCCGGGGCGGTCTCGAAGGGCCTCTTCGACATGCTGAAGGACGGCCGCACCTTCGCACAGGGGATGAAGGGCCTGTGGGAGAACAACGTCAAGCCCGCGCTCATCGGTGTCTGGGAGTCTATCCGGGACTCGGTCCTCAATATCATGGAGGAGATGCTACAGGGCTGGATCAAGAACCTGCTCAAGATGAAGACCGCCACAAAGGGGGCCGACCTTGCGAGCGGGTTTGCGGCGATGAGTGCCGGGGACTCGGCAGGCGCGGACTGGCAGGGCCCGGTACAGGGCTCGAAGGGCGGCCTCTTCGGCAAGGGGTGGTTCGGCAAGGGGCAGAGCACGGGGCAGAACGTCATCGGCGGGCTTGCGGGCGGGGTCATCGGCGCGCAGGTCGGCTACGGCGTCGGCCGTCAGACCGGGAGCCGGACCGGCGGGGCCCTGTCGGGGGCGGCGGCCGGAGCGGCGGCCGGAGCGGCCTTCGGCGGCCCGTGGGGCGCGCTGATTGGCGGCGGCATCGGGCTGGTCGCGGGGATTTTCGGGGCGAACAAGGCGCGGAAGGAAGCCGAGAAGGCCCGCGACGAGTACATCAAGGCGTGGACCGGCGGGCTCGACGCCCTGAAGACCAAGGCGGCCGAAGCCGGGGTCAGCCTCGACGCCCTCAACAAAGCCAAGACCCCGGAGAAGGTCGCCGCCGCGATCAAGGACTTGGAGGAAGCCTTCCGCAAGCTGGACGAGCAGCTTGCGGTGAAGAAGGGGCGCGAGGAGTACATCAAGTCGTTCGAGCGCGGGCTCGACACCCTCAAGGAGCGGGCGGCGCTGGCCGGGATCAGCCTCGACGCCTTGCTCAACGCGGCGACGGCGCAGGAGCTACAGGACGCCATCGACGGGCTCAACACCGCCCTTGCCGAACTGGAGAAGCGGGAAATTCTGGCCAAAGCCAAGTCGGATCTGGCGACCACCTACGCCCAGATGCAGGCGCTGTCAAAGCAGGCGCAACTGGTCGGCTTCGACCTCCGCAAGCTCTACGACGCCGACACCATCGAAGAGTTCAACCGGCAGCAGGAGCGGCTGAACCAGCTTCTCGCCGAGCAGCAGGAACGCTTGCAGGCGCTGTCGAGCGCGACCCAAGGGCTGGAGACATGGGCGACCGGGTTCTCGCAGACCCTCCAGAAGGGCTTCGAGGGCGCGTTCCCCAAGGCGGCCGAGGTCGAGGAGTTCTACAAGAAGTTCAAGGAGGCACAGGACCGGGGCTTCAAGGGCACGGCGCTCGACTTCAGCAAGCAGATCAAGAAGGCCCTGCCCATGGAAGAGTTCATGAAGCTCTATCAGGAGGCCGTGGACAAGGGCTTCAAGGGCACCTACGAGCAGCTTGCCAAGCACCTGCAGATGCCGCAGAGCTTCCTCGACAGCCTGAAGAAGACCGCCGCCGGGGCGCAGGACGAGTTCCAGTCACTGGGCATCACGGCGGCGGCCAGCTTCGCGGCCATCGTCCGGGAGACCGGCGACCTCGTGGGGGCGATGAACGCGATTGCCCCGACCCTCGATCAGCTCATCGACGCGCAGGACAAGTGGGGCCTGAAGGCCGACGAGTCGTTCTCGTCGCTCATCCAGTTCCGCCGCATCATCAAGGACAATCAGGATGTCTTCAACTCCATCAGTGGCCTCACGCAGGCGCTGAAGGGGCTGACCGATGCCAACGCGCTGACCGAGGAATCCTTCGACGCCATGGGCCGGACGGCGGTCGAGAAGTACAACACGCTAGTCGCGCGTACCGGGGACGCCAAACTCTCGCTGCTGTCGATGCAGCCCACCCTGCAGGCCCTGTGGGAAGCCCAGAAGAAGTTCGGGTTCACGGTGGACGACGCGACCCAAGCCCTCATCGATCAGGGCATTGCCAACGGCACGGTCGGCGCGAACATGCAGAGCGTCGATCAGAAGATGCTCGACGTGCTCGGGCTCATCGCGCAGGCACTCGGCGTGACCAAAGACAAGCTGGACGACCTCGGGCTGGCCGGGGCGACGGCGGGCGACGGGGTGACCGCTGGGCTCAGTGACGCCGAGAAGGCGGCGCGTGAGGTCGAGATTCAGGCGGCGGAAGCTAAGCGGGAACTCGAACTCCTGCAGGGCGCGACCGAGGGCGGCGTGCCGGTGGTTGCCCCAGAAGACGAGCGCAAGCTGGGCGACATGCGGGAAGAGATCAAGCGGACGCAGGACGCGCTCCTCCTCGTCCGGCAGGGGGGCGTGGACGCTGGGGCGGCCATCGTGGCAGGCACCGACGCCGCCGTCGCCGGGCTCAATCAGGTCATCGCTAAGGCCGAGGCCGCCGCGCTGGCGCTCTTCGCGATGGGTGAGGAAGGCCAGCGGGCCGGGCGGAAGATCGAGTACGCCGCCGGAGGCGCGGCCGAAGGGCATTCCCCGACCGGCATCAAGCAGATCATCGTCCGCACCGAGGAAGCCCATGCGGCACTGGGTGTCTTCTCGCAGGACTTCCTCCGCGCCGCCCAGCAGATGGAAGAGGCGGCGGCGGGCGTGGCGGCGGTGGACATGGTCCCGCAGGACAAATACGGCGAGCTGACCGGCACCCTCGGGGGCCTGAGTGACACGTACGCCCTCGACAAGTTCGACCAGCTCATGCGCGAGCTGCAGACGCTGCAGGGCCCCGACAAGACGGTGTTCGTGGAGCCGCCGACCACCATCCCTGAAGGGGCGGTCACGGTGCAGATCACGCAGGAAGGCGCGACGATCTCGGTCAACGCGCTCGACAACGCGAACATGGACGAGGCGTGGCGCAACCTCATCATGCCCGCCTACCTGAAGCATCTGGACAATAACGCGGACCAGCTCGCGGAGCGCACCGAGACGGCGGTCACGCGCTACCGGCGGCGGATGGGCTAATGGCGCTCTACAAAGACGGCGACATCTTCGTCTCGCTGTTTGACAAGCCCGACGACACAGGCTCTATCATCCAGCAATACGACCGGGCCACCTACGCGCGGATTGGGAGTTACGGGAGTCCAGCCGACACGGTGGGCGCGTTCCTCAGCCCCTTGGGGCACCTGTGGGTGCTGCACTTCTCGGCCCGGGGCATTGAGTGCTGGGACGCGAATGGCGCGGTCCTCTGGACCCGACCGACGACCAACAAGCCCGAGTGCGTCCTGTTCGCGCTGGGCTACGCCTACGTCGGGTGCGTGGACGTAGGGGAACTGCTCCAGTTTCAGCTCGACGGGACGTTCGTCGCGTCCCACACCCTTGCCACGGACCGCCGGGGGATCGACTGGCTGGTCCAGCATCCGGACGGCTCGTTCCTCTATACGTCGGAAGGACAGCGGGTGCTGCGCTGGAACCCGCAGACCCGCACGCAGATGGCGGACTTCGGGCTCATCGCGGACCCCGAGGCGAACTTCGTGTACACCATCAAGCGGCTCAGCAACGGCACCTACCTCGTCGTGGAAGATTCCACCGGGGTCCACCGGTTGTCCCCGGACGGCGCGTATCTGGGCAAGTACGCCTCGCTCCCGGACGGCGGGGCCTATTTCAGCATCGACGTGGAAGCAGATGGCCAGCACTTCTGGGCGACCAACGTCGTGGGCGGCAAGCAAGTCATTCAGAAGGTGAACGTCGCCTCGGGGGCACTGGTGGCCACCATCAACACGGGGGTGAGTGGCCTCGTCACTGGTGTCGTCAACGTCACCAAGACTGTGGCCCGGCTGCTCCGGATCTTCTGACCGTGGCGACCCTCTCCATCCCCGGTCTGAGCGTGACGCTCGACTGTTATCCGTGGGGCTATCAGGACGGCCGCCAGTTCGGGGTCCGCAACGAGGGCACCACAGACTACGGCGTGCTGCACCGGGAAGTCACTGGGACCATCCAGCGCAAGATGACGGTTCGCTTCGCGCAGGCCAGCGCGCCGATGGAGCAGCTCCGCAGGCTCGCTATCCGGGCCGGGCGCGAGGCCCTGCCGGTCACCTTCACCGATCACGAGGGCATGAGCTTCACCGTGGACTGGCCGGAGGGGCACGACTTCACGCAGGCGCTGGAGAACCGGCGGGAAGTCGAGCTGCTCCTGCTGGAGCAGAGCCCGGGGATCTGACGTGGCGATCAACTTCGCGCCCGGCTTTCTGACCCGTGGCGGGTCGTTTCTCGATCCCGCGCTGTCATGGACGATTGCTCTGTGGGCCCGGCCGCACACCTCGACGCCGCCGGGGGGCAGCTTCCGGCAGTACTACAACTTTGGCGGCGGTGGGAGCTACATCTATCTCGGGTCAAACTATGCCAGCAACGACCTGATCCTTGAAGTCAGCGACGGCACGAATTACTACGACAGTGCTATCGCCAGCCTGTCGCTCGGCGCGTGGGCGTCTATCACCGCCACCTACGATGCCTCGACGCACCTGCTGACGCTGTACAAGAACAACACCGTCGTCGGAACACTGACGCACGACCTGTCGGCGTTTCCGGCGTTCGTCGCGACGGAGCGGGTGAGCACGTGGGGTGACCATGAGACCGCGTACATCCGCCTCTGGCAGGCGGCGCTCAGTCCGGCTGAGATCACCGCTGAGGCCAACGCTCCGTTGGCCCGGCGCACCGCGAACCTGCTGGCGGACACACCGCTCTTCACCGCCTCGGATGCCGCCGACTACAGCGGCCATGGCAACCATTGGACGCCGAGCGGGACGCTCAGCACGGCTGCGACCAGCCCGCTGCCGACTACAATCACGCGCGTCCAGACCTCTGGGGAGCAGCACGGGGCGAACCAGACCGTCTTGGTCTTGCCACTGCCTACGGCTCCGGTCCTTGGCAACAGTCTTGTCATCCTCCTGACCAACTACCGGTCGAGTCCGAACTTCCCGTCGTGGACCTGTGTCGATCCCTACGGGAACACCTACCGCCACGCGGGCGGCACCGCGCTCGGGAGCATCGGGGCTTCTATCTGGTATTGCCCGGTGATTACCGCGACGGGGCCGGGGTTCACCGTGACCCTCACGGCCACGGGCAACTGTTACTGGGTGGGGTCGGTCATCGAGCTGGCCGCGAGCCATGGCCTTGCTCTTGACCAGATCGCCCTGCTCACCGGGCCGTCAGGGCCTTCCCCCGGTGCGACTCTCCCGCCGCTGGCCGGGCCCGATGCCGTGCTGGCAGCGGTTATGACCAGCGGCGCGACCCAAGCGTCTATGGTCGTGGCGGCCGCGTCTCCGGCGTGGGTCGAAGAGCACGAAGAGCTGAGCTTCAGCGTGTACGTGCCGGGCGAAGGCGTCACTCGCCTGTTGGGCCCGGCGACCAGCACGACGCCGAGTGTTGGTTGGACCGTGCCCACGAGTAACAGTTGGGCCGTCGTCCTCGCCGCGTTCAAACCCGGTGGCACCGTAGACACACAGCGGGCCGACACCGTCACCGTGACCGACCGGGTCTTCGCCGGATTCCTGCCGCCCGTCGTTCTGCAGGCCGACGCCCTCGTGGTCACCGAGGCCGTCACCGCCCAACGGACCCGACCGGCAACCGTCCTCACGCAGCCGAACTGGGCGGCCGGGTTTGTTTTCGGAGCGGGGTCCGGTGTGTTTACGCCGATGGGCTGGAGCAACCTTCAGATCGTCGGCGAAGCCGACTGTCCGTTCCGCATGGATCAGGGCGGGACCGTCCGGCGGCTGGCCGTCCTGCAGAACGTGGCCCCCGGGAGTGGGGCCTCGCGGACGTTTACCTTCCGTAAGAACGGCGTGGACCAAGCCGTGGTCGTCACGCTGGGGCCGACCGACACCTACCAGACCGACGAGACGCACAGCTTCACCGTCGCCGCCGGGGACATCGTAGTGATCCGGGTGAGCGGCACCGGCAGCCCGCCGAACACGAACTTCTCGGTGGTCTGGGACTTCGAGCCGACCGCCAACATCGCGCACTACGCCATTGGCGGCAGTGTCAGCAACGTCTCGTTTAACGGGCCGCTCTTCATGAGCCCGTTCAGCGGTGGCACATGGACGGCCGCTGGACCCACGCAGGGTGACACCCTTGTGGGAGTCGCGGGCGTGGTGACGCAGTACCGCATCGCCTTGACCAGCGGGCCGGGCGTCGGGCGGACACGGACGTTCGTCTGGGTGAAGAACAGCATCGTGCAGGACGGGACCGGGGGCACCGTCAACACGACCATCGTCTTCACAGGGACCACCACGCTTGGCGCGCTCGTCTGTGCCCTCCCGGTGGCCGAAGGGGATCTGGTGCACGTCCGGATGGTCACCACGGGCAGCCCGGCGAGCAGCTACGTGATCGGGGCGCATTCCTTTGCGCCCTCTGCGCCGCATGAGATTCCGCTGGCGGGCGCGTGCACCGCCAACAGCCCGATCTCCAACGCGACCTCGTACGCGCCCGGCATCGGGGACACCACCTTCAATACCGTGGAACTCCAAGCGGGGCTCCCAGCCCCGCTGACCAACCTGACCCTCCGGCGGCTGCGCGTCCGGATGGAGGTGGCGACCACTCAAGCCCTGCACAATTACACCCTCCGGCGCAATCTGGCCGCGACCCCACAGACGGTGGCGGTGCTGCCGAGCGCGACCAGCGCAGGCCCCTCCGCTGGGGCCGACGTGCCGTACGTCTTCGGAGACGTGCTGACGCTGCAGGCGGTGGTGGGCGGTATCAGTTCGAGTGTGCGCCCGCACTGGGCGGTGGCGGCCGAGTCGCTCATCGCGGGGGCGATGTCCGTGTCGGTCGCGGACACCGTCGCCGCGACCGACAGTATCGACCGTAAAGTCCGGCCCACCATCATGGCCGTGGTCCGGATCGAGGGCCTCAGTCTCGCCGACGATCTGGAGGTCCGGCAGCAGTCCGCCCACCTGCTCACCGCCATCGTACGGGACACCGTCAGGGTGCGGGAAGACACGGCCAGTCCGGGCTGGGCGCGCGGGCTCACGCGCGTGCAGGTGACCCCGCGCGTGCAGACCACCTTCAGCACCACGGTCTCGGTCACCTTCGCCAAGCCGCCGTCGGTCGGCAACGCCATCGTGCTGATGGTGGGCGGCTACGGCTCGGCGGTCGCCGACGCGGGCACTGGGTCAGATACCCGGGGCAACCCGTATCTGCCGGGCCCGGCGGCGTCCAACACCGCCAGTGGCAACTTTGCGCGGATCTTCTACGCCCCGGCGATCCGGGCCTCTGGGACGCCGTTCACCGTCACGGCGACCTTTGGCACGTCGAATCCGCGCTGGGCGATAGCCATCGAGGTCCAGTCCAACGGCTGGGGCCTCGTGCTGGATCAGCTCGCCGCGAACGATCTCCAAGCGATCTCCCCGCCCACGCCGGTGCTGACCGGGGCCACCCCACCCCTGACGGCGGCGGACGCCTTTCTGGCGGCCCTGTTCAGCGTGGGAGGCACGACCTTCCAGTACAACGTCGTCACTCCAGCGACTCCGGTCTGGCGGCAGGAGACCGAAGGGCTCGTCACCGACGGCGCGGGCGAAGCGAATACGCGCATCGTGAGCGAGGCGCTCGGGACGACGCCGTCGTGTCAATGGCACATCGGGACGACCAGTGTGTGGCCCGCAGCGGTCCTCGCCGCCTTCAAGACCGGCAGCGCGCTGATCATGCTGACGGGCACCGTCATCAGCGTCCGCCTCGCCGAGACGGTGACCGCGCGCGATGTCCCGCTGCCGCTGCGGCGGCCGGTGCCGATGAACATCACGGTGGCGGAGTTTGTCACCACGCGCGAGGTGCGTGAACAGCCGCTGCCACCGTCGCAGACGCCGCAGGTGCTCACCGCGCAGGGCATCCGGGTGTTCGACCCGCAGGGCGGTCCGGGCGCGCGGACCGACATCGGCTACGACGGCCCATGGCCGAGCGGCGAGTTCACCGCCTGCTTCTGGGCGCAGGGGTGGGGCGACTGGCTGCTCGAAGACGGTTGGTACATCCGCATCGAGGGCGTGGACTATCCGTACGGGCTGATGCTCCGGTGCTGGAGTGGCGGTGAGAACCTGCAGATGCCGATTGACGACCGGTGGCATCACGTCACCGTGATCAGCCGGACCACCGGGGTCACGCTCGCGGTAGACCGCTCGCAGATCACCATTCCGCTGCCGACGCTGCCGCCGTATGACTATGAAGGGTTCAGCGGCACCGCTGGGTCGCAGCCCGCCGGGAACATGGCACTGGCCTACTACCGGATGTGGGACGCGGTCCTCACCCCGGCAGAACTCCAGCAGGAGCGCGTGGCACGGCGGGCGGTGCGGACCGCGAATCTCTGGCGGGACACCCCGTTCGAGGACGGCAGCTTGCTGGACGTGTCCGGGCACGTCCGGGACTGGTACGGCAACGTCGCCGTGCCGAATGACATTGTCTACGGCGAGCCGTTGCCGTGGGTCGCCGAAGGGGTCACGGTCTGGGACGCGGCGGCGGCTATCGGGCTGGCCCCAAACGACCGCTTCGCCGTCGATCTGGTCCGGACGACCGACGGGGTCCGTATCCACTCGCCGCGTTCACGCGCGGTACAGGACGTGGTCGGTATCAGCGAGGTGCTCGCGGTCGCCCCGTTCGACCCGCGCACGGCCAAGCAGGTCCGGTGGTACACGACGAAGGTCGAGCCGACCTACTATCCGGCGGCGCTGCGTGGGAGCTGGGGCGTAGTGGGTTCCATGACCAGCGGCGGCGGGGGAGCGGCGTTGAAGCTCGTGAACACGCCCATGCCGCCGTACGACCAGTTCTGGGTCTACAACCAGTACGGCGTCAATACCACCGCAGGCGCAGCCGGAAGTACGACCTACTGCATGTCGCATATTAGTGAGCCGCTTCCAGCACAGGTCATCAGCGGGTTCATCAATCTCTGCCATTATCTCAAGGCCGAAAAGGGCTTCACGTTGCCCAACGGGTCGCCCGGTGTCGGCTTCCGGTTGTACATCTACGTCACCGTCGGCGAGACCGATAGCGTACGCGGCGTGCTGCTGGACTACGTCTCCCCGGTCAACGGGAACCTGTGGCCCAGTGCCAGCCGGTGGTGGCAGCTCGACGCGGACGCGCTGCTCACGCCCGTCGCGCTCCAGACCGGGGACCGGGTCGTCATCGAGTGGGGGTTCATCGCACGGGCGGCGTATGTCAGCGATACCTCGCAGATTTGTTACTTTGTGACCACGCAGGACCGCCGGAACGATGGCGTCCCGAAGCCTATTGGAACCCCGGTGTCTGCGGGTGACGCGCCGTTGGCCTACGGCTACAGCGGCTATATCGACTTCAAAAGCGGGATCTTCGTCAACCCGATCATTGCCCGTCCGTACGAGACGATCTCCACGATTCACGGTGTATTCCGTAGCGGGCCGGGGCCGCTCAACCGACTGGTATTCGAGGCCCGGACCGTCAGTGACAGTGCGCTCAGGAATTTCGCGCTCCCGACCGGCCACAGCGGCACCGACGCATTCACCGTGACCGATAGTGTCACAGGCTACCTGCAGCAGACGCGCTCGGTACACGTCAGCGACCCGGTGACCGTCACGTCCGAGGCCACCCTGTCGGACATCGGTGCGCCCCCTCCGATCCCCGCGCTCTCCGTGGGTGTCTTCGAGCGCGTGCGGGTCGCGGAGGACCGGCTGCGAAGTGTGACCTCGTCAAAGGCCGTGGTGAAGGTCTACGACTACGTGACGACCATCGACGCGAAGACGCTGGCGATCTACGGCACGGTCTGGGACGGCAGCGGCACACCGCCGGAGCCGACCACGGAGACTAGCGGCGACTACTGGATTGTAGGGATCTGATGGCTATTTTTCCGCCCGGCGTCGTGATGATGGCGGCCCCTTCGCAGGTGCATTCACTGGGCGCGGAGGTCAGCCTGAATTGCCCGGTCGTCTCCAGTGACTACCCCACGAGCTGTCTGACCGACGGCAAAACCGACCGGCCGATGCGCGCCTCGTGGGAAACCATGTCGCTCACCCTCGACCTGTCGGGCCCGCGCACGCCGAACCTGCTCGGCATTCTCGGGCACAACATCGACCATGGCCGGGTCATCGGCGTCACCAACGAGGCGGGGCTGGCACGCGGCTTCGGTGGCCGCGACCCGAACTGCTGGATCGACCTGCGCGGCTTCCCGACTACGGCTCGGTACTGGACGATTTTTGTGAACAGCAACAGCGTCCCGGTCTCTATCTGTGAGGTAGTGATCGCGACCGCGACGGTGTTTCAGCATGGGCTCTGGACCGGCGGGGTGACCGAGAAGCTCTCGTATCCGGGCTACCGCGACCTGACCGAGTACCTGAAGACCTACATCTCCGTGTCCGGGGCGCTGGTGCGCTCGGCGGACACCTCGGTGCAGGTAGACGAGGCCGACCGGCTTGCGCTCGCCGCCATCTCCGACGAGGTCATGGCGACCCCGGGCCCGGGGCAGCGCGTGCTCGTGGTCCCCAACAGCCTCATCAACGACCTCTGGTTCTGCGAGTGGCCGGTGTTAGAAGAGGCCACCTACGAGAATCACGTGCTCCGCACGCAGGGCCTGCCGCTCTACGAACCGCCTGCCAGTCTCGTCAACGGCCGCTAACCGGAAGGAACCCTTCATGAATTGGATCGAACAGGTACTCGGCGTTTCACCGGACGGCGGCAGCGGGGCACTGGAGGGGCTGATCCTTGCCGTGGTCCTTGGCCTCGTCGCGGTCTGGACCCGCTGGAAGTCAGCCCATGAGCTTTCGCACAGAGATTGAGAAGCTCGCCCGGACGCGGCGGGCCTACCTTCGTTTTGCCCGGAAGGAAAACAAGACCGACCGGTCATGGGCAGGCCCGGAAGACCGCCGCTACGGGAAGGTGGCGGACGCGCAGGGCGTCCAAGTCGTCGGGGGAGATCGGGACGGGCTGGTGCCCATCGTGGGGACGATCTCGCGCTTCGGCACCATTCAGCGGAGCCTCGCCACGTTTCTCACCTCGCTGGAGATCCCCAATGTCTCCGTGGAACTGTTCGACCCGACCCGCGAGTGGCGCGCACTCGGCGGCGGCCTGAACGATCAGCTCACCTACCGGGCGGTGAGCTTCTGGCTGCGAGTGCTGGACGATCTGCGCGCCCCGATAGACGAGCGGATCGCGGTCGCGCACATTCGCAAGGTGGCGTACCCCTCTGGCGGCAAAGTCACCCTCGACTGTCAGGTCGCCAGCGGCTCGTTTCTCGGGGCGAAGGTGCCGCGCCGCTTCATCACCACCGAGGACTTCCCGCTCGCGCCGCCGGAGACACAGGGCCTGCCGGTCCCCATCATCTACGGGCGGCGGTCGAACACCGTCTCGCCCTTCACCATCCCGGACCCGGACGCCCCGCCGGGGGCGGCAGAGGGACTCCCGGGCACCGGCCCCACGGACGACCCGGTCACGTTGCCGCCGTTCACCGGCTCCGAGACCATCTACTGCTCGGACCTATGGGTAGATGACTTCGAGAGCGGGCTGGACGGCTACAGCGCGGGGACCGCAGGCTTCACGCTGGCCCCCGGCGCGGGCGCGGACGGGTCCGCCGCCGTCCGCCCGGTGGTCCCCGGCGCGGAGCTGACCAAGACGCTCACGCCGCCCCGCCGCGCGTTCTGCGTCGAGTGGTCGAGCGACCACGATGTCGTGCCGACCGGCAATGCGACGGTGGAGGCGGGCGTCAACATTTACCGCATGGGCGGCCGCGACATCTCGATTGTCACCCCGTGGGCCGGGGAGCTGGCCTACCTGACCGCCGTGCTGACGCCGGGGACGCGGCAGACCTTCCGGCTGGAAGGGGCCTTTGCTACCAAGAACCTGACCGTCACGCTGACCAGCGGAGTGAACGCCACCGAGACCACGCTGCACGTGAGCCCCACCGACGCGGCGCGGCTGCGGGCCGGGATGCACCTGCAGCTCGGGGGCGAGATCGTCCGTATCCTGTCAGTCAGTCCCACGGTGCCCGGGGCGTTCAACGTCATCCGCGCGCAGTTCCGCACCATTGCCAACAGCGTCCCGGCGGGCACGGTCCTCCAGACCCATGATGTCAACGGCTACCTGAAGTTCCTCATCAACGGTGCGAGCGTGTTCACCCGGATGGACACCGATGTCGTCCGTTCCGCGTCGGACACCGGCGAATGGACCACGGTGGTCTGGTCCCCCAACGGCGACGGCGACAACCTGAAGATCGGCTCGGGCCTGCTCTACACGCCGCCTGCCCCGTACGTCCCGCCGACGTACACCGCGCCGGTCGGCGGTAGCTCGGCGAACCCGGCCCCGACGCCGGAGTGCCAGCCCGGCCACGAGGGCGGCTCGCCGTCAGGGGCGGCCGTCCGCGCTCTGCTGGTGGGCACCTACAACCTCGGCTCGACCGGCGACGTGCCTGCAGGTGCGCCCGGGGCCCCGGTGCCCCCCAGCAACCCCTGCGGGCGTCCGCCCTACGGGACCACGGCGGCACTGGCGGACGATCTGACGCAGGCCAAGGAGGCAGGCACGCTCATGGCCGACTGGCCGCTGTGTATTGGCTTCGCCCACACACAGGAGCTGATCGACCTTGAGGGGGACATCCCGACCGATGATGCCGGGCTGGCCGCGATCATCGGCTGGAGCACGCTGAACTGTCTGGTGTATGGCGACTGCGGCGGCGGGAGCGGCGGCTCGACTTCGACCCCCGGAGCTGGAGGTGCGAGCAACGTCTACGTGTTGTCTGGGCACGCCTGCAAGAAAGTCACGACGGTCTACGTGCTCAAGCCGGTGGTCGTGCAGAACTTCAGCGAGGACGGCGACGAGTCTCCCACGCGCAGCGATCCGGTGCAGGTCCAGATGGTCGAGGGGGTGGACTACCGGCAGGGGTGGATGGACATCAACGGCCATCGCTACCACCTGCTCGCTTTCAATCAGGCGCAGACCAGCGAGACCTGCGAGTACTTCGAGGTGACGGCCAACGTCGAGGGGATCGAGACCAACGGTGACGGCAGCGGCACGCTCATCGAGAACGCCGACGAGATCGTGGAGCACGTCATGCTCAACTGGATTCTCAACAGCTACCAGAAGGGCCCATGGTTCACCGACGTGCCCTACGCCAAGGGCGTCTGGGACGCGGACAGCGTGGACCGGGTCAAGGCCGTCGCGGCCCGGCGCGTCCCCGGCGGCTACAAGGGCATGGGCACGCTCGACGTGGTCATCGAGGCGCGCGAGTGGCTGCGCGAGCTGCTCATCTCCTACGACTTGGAGCTGTTCTTCAACAACAACATCGGCGACAGCGGCGCATGGTCCCTGAGCCGCTTCGACCCGCAGACCGCGCTCGACCTCATCCCGCACTGGGACGCGGGCGTCGATCCGATCCTCAAGGACTCCTTCTCCAGCGAAATAGCCATCGACCAGATGGTCAACACGCTCCCGTTCTTCGCGGGGCCGACCACGCAGAAGCTGGACACCAAGGGCACCTCCGCGCCCAAGGTCGAGGGGGGCGGCTGGGTGCTGAGCGGGCAGTTCGAGAGCCCGTCCTCCATCGAGCGCTACGGCATCGCCAAGTCCGACCCGATCTACCTGAAGTGGACCGACGATCCGGCCACGGTCGGCAACGTGATGTCGCGCTACCTGAGTTATCTGGAGTATCCGCCGATCCCGGCGAGCTTCCGTATGGGCCTCAAGGCGCTCGGGGGCCCGCTGGGATCCCTTGTCCGCATCACGCACCCGGACGGGCCGGGCTCGACGGGCATCTGGCCGGGCGGGACGGCGGACGGCTGGATCGAGCGCATCTGCAAGGTGGTCCGCAGTGACATCGACATGGACCGGCTCGTGGCGCAGGTCACGGTCAACGACGTGGACCGGCTGATGTATCCGGCGACGACCATCGGGGTGAGCGGCGAGACGCTGGTCTTCTCCATCAACGGGCAGGGGCCGCTGAGCTACTTCACCTACACCGGGCAGCCGCTGCCCGGGCCCGCCTGTGACCCGGCGGGCTCGCGCGGCGCGACGTGGGGCGGGATGTTTCAGGGCGACAACGGCGTCATGGCCTTCGCCGGGATGAACGTCTCCGGTGGCTCGGACTGCTTCGCGCTCTACAACCCGAGCTTCGCGCGCACCTTCGGGTCCGGGACCGAACCGACCCATGGGCTCGGCTATCTCTACAGCGGGACGACGTTCTGGACGCACCAGCCGGTCGGCGGCGTGCACTGGCTGCGGCAGATCACCAGCGCCGGGGTGGTCACCAGCAAGGGGCCGCTGCCCGCGCCACCGGGTGAGCCCTTCTACCAGAACGTCGCGGTCTCCCCGGACGGGGCCATCGCCTACTACGGCTTCTGGGGCCCGACCATCAAGCGGTGGAATCTCACCAGCAACAGCGCGATGTCGGATCTGGTCACCCTGCCGGGCCACATGCTCCTGACGATGTTCTGTCTCAGGGACGGCTCGCTGGTGGTGGCGTGGAACGAACCCAGCCATCAGGACAAAATCATCCGCTACAGCCCGAGCGGCACCGTGCTGGGCACCCGGCCCGCGCCGGGTGGGCTGGCCTACATCGCGGCGGGCCTCACCGACGCCAGCATCTGGGCGGCCGGGTACACCACGGCCTTCCAGTTGACGGTCGCCGAGATTCAGGTGAGCACGGGCGCGATTCTCCGGACGTTCCAGCTTCCGCTCACCACGGCCAATTTCGCCGGGCCGTTCATGGTGCTCAAGACGCTGCTGCCGGTGCCTCCGCCGCCATGAGCGGGCCGCCATGGTGGGTCTGGCAGCCGTCCCTGCTGGCCTTCGTGTTGTACAACCGGTGGCTCGTCGCGTCGGCGGTGGTGGCGTTCATGCTGGGGTGCCGGGTGGGGGCGACCACCGAACGGGAATGGCACGGGTGAGGCACCTGCACCTCTGGCTGCCCGTGCTGTTTCTCGATGACACAGCGGTCGCGTGGGCCTGCAGGGACTGCAGACTGATGCTGCAGATCGAACACCGGCGGGTCTACTTCGGGTGGCAGCGATGAGAGCCGAGCTGTATCCGAGCCCCAACCACGGGCCCCGGCGCAAGCCGATCAGCGCGGTCGTGATTCACTACACGGGCTCGCTGGCGATGGAGGGCGTGCTGCGGCACTTCGCGCAGCGCGAGTCCGGGCAGTCGGCGCACTATGTCGTGGGACGGGACGGCCGCCTCGTGCAGATGGTCGAGGAGTCCGAGGCGGCGTGGCACGCCGGTCGCAGCGCGATGTTCCCGCGCGAGAAGCCGCCCCGCGAATCCAACGTGAACGACTTCTCCATTGGTGTCGAGCTGGTGGGCACGGCGGACTCAGGGTTCACCGACCGCCAGTTAGCCGCGCTGTATGCCCTGCTCGAACGGCTGGTGGCGACGTACCGGATTGCCCCCGAGCGCGTCGTGGGTCATGCCCACGTCGCGCCCGGGCGCAAGATCGACCCGGACGGATTCGACCGGCAGCTTAACTGGGGGAAGGTTCGGGAAGTGTGTCGGGTGGCGCTACAGGCGTCAGCTCGACAGGTGCCGTAGCCGCTGCCCGCTTGGCCTTCCGGCGCTTCGCCCAAATCTTCGTCATCCGCTTGCTCGCTTCGAGGCGCGCGGCCGCTGACATCGGCTTGCGATTCCGGCTGGACGACTCCGACACCACCCTTGCCGGGGGGCCGCCGGGGGCCGACAGGAACGCCATCAGCTCTTCGCGCTCCTCGTCAATCTTCAGGCGCTGGGCGTCCAGCTCCTTCAGTCGCTCCTGCGCGCCGTAGGTCGCCAGTTCCTTCATCTTGTCGTTGGTCATACGCACCTTCACGGTGTCGGCGTTGAGGAAGAACATCGGGTCGCCATCCACCTCGCCGTCCGGTGGCTGGAGACCGCCGTGCCAGTTCCGCACGGCGGCTTCGACGTAGTCGAGCGCGGCCTCGGGGGTCACGCCGTCAGGGCGCGGGAACGATACGAGCAGGTGTACTGACGGCGTCTCTCTCATGGTCCGATCCTATCCAGTAGCCACGCCCCGAGCGTGGTCCCGGTGGCCACCGTCAGTGCGTAGTAGATCCCCATGCGGGGGACTCCATGGTAGTCGATACGCTGCCCGATGTTATGCCACCAGAGCTGATTGAGCAGATACGCTGCCACAAACGCCGCCGGGTAGTTCTTGATCGCCAGCGCCATGGTCACGGCCCCGCCCATGATCGCCTGCAGGAACACCCACCCGATGAACTCGATCACGCCGCTTTCGCCTTCTTCGGCTTGCGCGTGAACTCGATGCGCGCATGGGTAATCTTGGTCAGCAGCGTACGCGGCTCACGGTCCCAATCCACCCAGACCAGCGGGTTGAGCGCGCGGGCTTCCATGGCGGTCATCAGCACATAAAGGCAGGTGACGCCCACACCGCGAATCGCCATCAGCTCAGTGAAGAGGAGCGAGCGGTAGGCATCCTTGACGCTCGTCACGTCGAGGTCGCGCAGCACCTTGGTCAGCTTCGCGGCCGCGACGAAGTTCCCGCAGTGCAACTCATCGATCAGGGCCTGCCGGGTCCAGCTATCGCGGCCGATCTGCAGGACCACCTTCTCCTGATGGTCGAGCAGCGCCTTCCCGAGGACTTCCTGTGAACGGAAACTGGTCTTCGCCACTATTTGCCTTTCGCACGCGCCACCTTCGGGCGTGCCTGTTTCTTCGCGTAGAACAAGGACCAGTGGCACCACGTCATCACCTTGCCCCACTCTTCAGCGGGCATCCGTTGGATCTCGTGCCAGATGGTGTTTGCGCTCGGGTGGCTGCTGCCTTTCCGGAACGCGGTATGGACGGCTTCAGCGAGCATCGCCATCAGCTCGGATTCCGTCAGAGAGACTTCAGACTTAGCCACCGAGGGATGATGCCACGCTTGGGCTTAGCTAGTCAAGCTCGTTATCGTCGGGTGGCTCGTGGGCCGTCTCGAAGGCTTTGAGGGTCGCGTAGGCCGCGCGGACCGCGTCGAGACTCGGCACCGTTTCCGGCTTCTCGCTGCGATCCTTCTCGCCGTAGTTGTCCGCGCCGTAGGCCAGCGTGCTCATCGGGTGGCCCCAGACCGCCGCGATGTCAGTCAGCCGGTCACGGTACCACTTCGTGTCCGGGTCGCCTGTGCGTTCTGCGACCGCGAGCACCTTGGCCTCGTCCAGCGTCTCCGCCATGACCACGTAGCGCCACACGATAGACGGCTTGCGTTTGTCGGTTTCTTTCATCTTGACGGAGATTCGGAACATCATCATCAGGGGCTGCCTCCTTTCAGGCAGCGATGCGGTGGGTCCAGAGGACTGTCGGCTTGGCGGGGAGGACCGCTTTGGCGGGTCCGCGCTTCACCAGCCGGGGCTTCGCGGGGCTCGCGGCGAGCGCGCCCGTGCTGGGGATGTTGAGGGCTTCGATGCGCGCCCAGTTTGTCGTCACCACCCGTGGTCCCATTGGTCCTGTCATCCGCTTACCTCCATGTGTATGATACCGCAGGTGGGCTCAGTTGTCAACATGCTACGCTTGGCTGTATAACCCACCATGCCCACTGGACCCGGCAAGTACACGGAGGCGTGTGAGCAGGCCCGGCTCGCCACCAAGGCGGACGGCGTGCTCCTGATCGTCTTCGGCGGCTCGGCCGGGGACGGCTTCGAGTGTCAGGCCCCGGCGGAGATCGCCGCCCGGCTCCCGGCCATCCTCGAAGAGACAGCCCGACTCATCCGGCAGGAGTTCGCGCGGGCCCAGCACCCGGAGCGCAACTGATGGACCTGACCGCCATTGACACGTACCTCGCGCGGGCGCGCGAGCAGAACGACTGCACCATGCGGCCCTGCGGGCTGGTGACCCGGGAGTTCCTGCCCCTGCCTGCTCACCATGTCGGCGTGGCGCACCTGATGCTCCGGCCCCGGATGGTGCTGGCGGATCCCACCGGGTGCGGCAAGACGCCCCAGACGCTGGTGGCGTATGGCTACCTGAAGGAGAAGCAGCCCAGCTTCCGGCTGCTGGTCATCACCGGGAAAAGCTCGCAGTTCCAGTGGCGCGACTCGGTGTATCGCTTCCTCGCGGGTGTCAACGCCAGCGTCATCGGCTACACCGACAGCAAGACCAAGCTCACCCCCGCCGCCCGCGCCGCCCGCTACGCCGACCTGCAGCACTGTCACGTGCTCATCACGACCTACGCTATGCTGGCCAAGGACGAAGCCCACATTCTCCCGCCCCTGAAGGACTTCGCGGTCGTGTACGACGAGGTCCACCACGTGGACAACCGGAAGCAGCAGACGCT